TGATATATATGCGCTACGATGTAAAAAAAATAAAATATGGGAATTGGATTTACAGTATGATTGTTGGGATATGATCAATCATACAACCAAATTAGGATTTAATAGAGGTTTATCTACATTAATACACGTAGGGAATTTTCAAAAAGTAATACCAACAAAAGAACAATTAATAAGTGTAGATTCTGCGTTTGGAGGTATGGGAATTTATAAAATGTCGATAATAAAAAATTGTTATTATAATGGAATGATGGGAGAATGTTCGTGTAAAGAATATTTAAATCAAGAATATCATTTTAGAATGGGTAAATGTTCGCAGACTACTTGTGAACATGTTTCATTTCATAAGCAGATAAGGGAAAATAATAATGGAAGAATATTTATTTGTCCATCATTGCTTGTATATGCAGAACCACAGCATATTGTGAAAAAGAATTAATAATTATTAATAAAATCAACCCAATATTTGAGCATTAATTTTTGTCTACTATTTTTAATTTTTTGTTCAGCTAATTTTTCTAGTAATTCTGGCGAAATAGAATCCCACGAATTTAATATAATAACAGGCATATCTTTGTAAATTAAATTAAGCGATGAAGATCGAACAACGGGAAGACAACCCAAACACATAGCTTCATAAGTTCTATGGCAATCCAATCCGTTGCCGTGTGGTGAAATAATATATTTATAACCACTACATAATTTCCATGTAGTATTTCTATTCAGTCTTTCATTTAAGAATATATTAAATTTTTTACCCTTTAAAGCATCATTCGCCAGGTATCTATCCTTTCCGTGACGATTAAACATTTGAAATTGATAAAAAGAGAACGATTTATTAATGCGTTCATAAAATGAATGAGAAGATTTATATATTTGATCTATTTTATTATCTTGCTGAACTGCCGTTTGCTTTGGTCCCCACCAATGAATATTTTTCTGTAGAGTATGATAATCCAATCCCAATGGTATTGGTATAATTTTATTATATAGTTTATGATAATCATAATTTTGCGTAAACCAATATGTAATTGATTTACTGTTTATAAAAAAACGTTCTATATAATTAATTCGATGAAAATTACTTATTTCACACGGAGCTCCTTTTACACACGCACCCGTTATTAACTTAATTGAAATGTTTTTTCGTTCTAATATTGGTAAAATCAATTTAGTAAAATGATGTAACACCGATGTTATAACATATACTTTATCACCCTGTTTAATATCGTAATAATATAGAGGATTAAAAGTCATTGTATCCGATTTTATAGTTGGTGGAAAAACATCACAATTTTGTGCAATACCACGCGAAGAAACATATTTACAATGTTTTTCTATTTCATTCATTAAATATATTAATTATTTAATTTTATATATTTAACCTAATTTAATATATTACCGCTATTATCAATTTCTGTCCAATTCAAATCTTTAATATAATTATATTGTGTTTCAAGACTTATGTTTCGTACGATAGTTCTATCAAAATGTGGCATCCAACTATCAATCGGATTTAATTTTGGTAATAATAATGGGTCATTTAAATTTTCTAAAATATCATTTTGTACATAAAATGCGTTTAACCCATGAACAACTCCTACTAATGAATAACCTTTTTTTTTCATAATATTAGTAGTGCCTAACAACGAACCACCACAATACATTCCTGAATTATGTTCATTATGTCTTATAAATGTTGGTTTATATTTCACGGTAACTGAGCGATATGGTCCAATAGAACTACAAAATTCTACACAAATAACTCTTGGCTTTACACATGTAATTGTATCAAGTATATGACAGTCATTTCCATCAATATCAATAGATAAAAAATCTATTTCGCCTCTACAATGTCTACCTATTAAACCATTTATATTTTGTTTAGTAATAAAAGCATTCAAAAATTGTATATTTTTTTTAGTTACTCTTTTATATAATTCTTTTGATTGTAAACAAGTATTTTTATTTCCATCTATAAACAAACCATCAAAATCGTGATTAACAATCAAATTAATTGAATTGTTTTCATTTATACCAAAACCAAATTCAACAAATTTTTTTGTTTTAGTTTTTATTACAAGAAAAATATAATTTATAACACCATCTTCACCATTTTGCGAATATAATTTTTTTTCATATTTATTTATCATAGTATAATGTTTTTTTTCAGGTATTTTATACATATAATAAAATATTCGGTTATTATTTAAATATTAAAAAGTTAATTATATTAAATGGCATATAAAATTGGCATATTAATACCAACAACAACAACAGGGCGAAATTGGAAAGATGTAAAAGAAACATATTTGTATAATATTTTTATGAAATCATTTATGAACACGTATAATAAAGAATATAATTATACAATATATTTAGGTATAGATGATAGTGATAGGTTATTTTCAAAAGAAAATGAAAAATCCGTTATCAAAAAGTTCGAAAATATAATGCCCACTGTTTCCATTGAATTTGTTAGCATGAATGGAATTGAAAAGGGATGGGTAACTAAAATGTGGAACCGATTATTTAAAAAAGCATATGATGATAATTGTGATTATTTTTATCAATGTGGTGATGATATTACATTTCTTAATATAGATTGGACCAAACAATCTATAAGTAATTTACGAAATCATAATAACGTTGGGCTAACTGGTCCATTGGATTATGGTAGAATAAGAGCAAATCCTAGGTCGTGTTTGCCAGGAGGAGAACGTTTCATTCAAACACAGACATTTGTTTCTAGGAAGCATATGGAGACATTTGGATTTTTTTTTCCACCAGAAATCAAAAATTGGTTTTGTGATGATTGGATTACAAAAGTTTATTATCCAGATTTTTTTTATCCAATGAGAAATAAATTCATTATTAATCAAGGAGGGAATCCAAGATATAACCCATCGGGATCATTGTATCCAAATGATCCCGTGAAAAAATTATGCGAAGAATTGATAAATAAACATAAATTACTTCTTACCAAATAAACCACCCATGCTTCTAAAATGTCGTGTGGCCTTTGAATATACACGACTAGGTTTTCCAAAATTAACAGGCGGAACGCCATTTATCATTTTTTTAGGCGGCGCGTTCATGCTTTCAAATGTAGATACATTAATCATAAATACATTTTCTTTTTCATCTTTTACATCATATTTAATTTTTGATAATGTTTTTAATCCATCTAAACCAGTATCATTCCAAAAAGCATTCCATGTTTCTTTTTGTGCGTATAATTTTTTTTCACCGTGATATAATAAAACAATAGACCGGTCTTTATACGGATAAAATTGCGAATAATCTATTGTACCTTTACTTTTCACCCATCTTTGTTTTAAAGCATTATCTTCGTATCCCCAACCCCATATATTTGGAAAACCATTAATTTTTTCAAAATCATTACCTTTTATAGCTATAATACCTCCTAAAGTTTGTTTAAATCCAAAAAAATGTTTTACTTTACCAAATGATGTATTAAAATCGCAAGTGGTTTCATCATAAGGCAGTGTATCAATATCATTGAAAATAAATGTAATTTTTTTGTAATCATCTGGATATTTTTCTTTTGCGTGTAAAAATCCTATATTTTTAGTTGCACCACGATTGAACGGTCTATCATCGGTTTGATGAACAAAAAACATAGCGTATGAATGCTTTTTTAGTATATGTTTATATTGATTTACAAACACAATTTTATGTTGCTCTCTATCACGGTAAGGTATAATAAATATTTTTTTTGGTATTTCACTCATCTTATATATTACGAATATTTTTCTATAATCACTGATGGTATTAATTGTTTTTTTTCATTAATAAGTTTTTTATAACATTTATTAATTGTGACTTCGCTAATAGTGCTGACATTGTATACATCCTTTTTGCTTATATTTAAATGACACGTTTGTGCTATAAAGTATATAATACCAGCGGCAACTGAATGTGGCGTGTTTTCAGGTATTATATTTTTCCGTTCAATTTGCAATGCTACAAATTTTGATAATTTTGTTAATTCTATATTGATATTTAACTTACTACAAAATCGTTCAATAAAATTTATAGGCTTTGATTTTCCTAAAAAGGTTTTTTTATTTTCAGTATCATCTGTTTCTAAATTATTGAGCAGATGTGTTGCATTTTTACAACCTTTAGTACTACTTGATGTGTCTAGTTTAAATATTACAGCAATTTCTTTAGCTGTTCTAGGAAATAAATTTACACGACACGCTATATATATTGAAGCCGCAATTATCCCATCTCTATTTAAACCTCTAAATGTCCTCATTTCAGATATCTTTTTGTGTTGTCGTAAAGCTTCGTTGATGATAATTTTAGGAATGCCCGATTGTGTTGCAAGACTTTTAATTTTTTCAAACTCATCATACAATGCTTTTTCGGTATATGGCATAGATTGCCATTCTGTATATCTTCTTATTTTTTTCATTTCATAACTGGATCTATGTCCACATACTACTTTACATCCATAAGACGATTGTTTCAACAATGGATTTATAGGCATTCCACATCTAGTAGGATCTTTAGAATTATTATCATCGGCACCATAATATCTCCATTCTGGTGATTGATCCAAAACATCTTTATAAATAATACCACATTTTGAATTAGTACATACTGGAAAGTGTTGTTCTGATAATAAAACCGGATATTGACATAAGTCACAAGTAGTTTTAATATTTTTTTCATCGTATACACATTCCATTTTTTCATTAATTTCATCATCAAATTGTTTCCATAAATCAAATTTATTTTTCTTAGATAATCTTTTCTTTATTTTTTTTGTACTGCTATTATTCATTATAATTTACAATATAATAATTATATGTTTTTAATTCAATTTTAATATTTATTTTAATATTTATTTTATTATATAAATTTATATGGGTGCAAATCAAAGTACATCAGCAGGACCAAAAAATTCAAATACTAAAAAAAGCAAAAACAATCCACAAACAACAGTTAGTGTAATGCATAAGGCAGTAGCGTGGTATTTATTTAATTCTAAATTATCTAAATTAGATGATCCAACGTATTGCGAAGATTTAATAATATTAACATCGGATGTTTTAGACAAAGTATTGACATTAAAAGAAGTTACATATTTAGATCAACATATAAAGGGTGATTCAGTTATTGATAAAAAAAATACAGAACGATTAATGTATGGATGGAATTCTGGTAGTGATACTAGAAAAAATATAAATAAAAGAGTTCAAGATTTTAAAGTTTACGATAGTGTCAAAAAAAAAAGAATGTGTAAGGGTATTGCCAAATTTTATGTAAAATTTGGACATTTATTCAATGCAATACACAAATCCATAAATCCACAATGGGTATATTATGATGAAGATGAAACTGGAAAAAAAATAAGAATACAAGTTTCGGATAGTAGTAAAATTCCTAGCAATAAAAGACATAGTAGAAAATTAATAAGAGACTCGTTATGTAGTAATCGAATACATGCATTATATGCTGATATGATAAAAGATACAGTAGATGGTAAAGAAGTTGACGTAGCTAGAATTAAAATGGATATTTGCGATATGAATAAACCAAAAAAAAAATCCAAAGACGAAGTAAAATCAAAAGTTGATTTAGATTTGATAAAAAAACGAATGGGAGAAAGAAGTGAAGGTAGATATGAAAGAAGAGGAAGAAGTAGAGAAAGAATACCAGAAAGAAGTAGAGATAGATATGATGATAGACGAGAAAGAAGTAGAGATAGAAGTGATGATAGACGAGGAAGAAGTAGAGATAGAATACCAGAAAGAAGTAGAGATAGAATACCAGAAAGTAGTAGAGATAGAATACCAGAAAGTAGTAGAGATAGAATACCAGAAAGTAGTAGAGATAGAATACCAGAAAGAAGTAGAGATAGAATACCAGAAAGAAGTGAAGAAAGAAAAGATGATAGAAGAGATAACATGACAAATAGAATAGAAAATCGTGATAGATATAGTGATAAAGGAACCTCGCAAAGTATATCATCATCCGATAAAGTATTATATGCAAGACCATATAAACGAACACAATCAGCTGGTGCGAATATTGTAGCCAATGATGAAAAAAGTTTATTTAATGAAATAGGTATTCCAGAATTAGAACAATTATATTATGATGAATACAATATAGATAATAATAAATACAGTGGTATGACCATTGAATCAAAAAAAAAATACAAAGAAGATTTGGAAGCTTTTTATAAAGCGTTTACAGGTGAAGAAAAATTACCAGAAGGAATCAATAAATTTTCGCATATAAGATTAAAAAGTTATCACAAAGATGCTATTTGTTCTAATTCTGATTTAAGTTGGCAACGAAAATCAACAATCAAATTTGAAAAATCAAAAGCATCCTCAGAATTTGATATATACGCAAAACATTTAGCTACTATGAGTAATAATACTTTTAAATATGAAAACCAATTATTATCTATTTTAAATAAATTATTTTCAAAAGATTCAGCACCTAGTTATACTGAATATGGACATAAGTCCAAAAAAAGAAACAATGTGATTATTAATCCAAATTTAGATGAAAAAAATTTACAAACAATTATAGATGAAACGCGTAAAATTTTAGTTGAAATGTATGTTAATTGTCATAAAGATTTTTTGGAGGGTAAACAAAAATTTGAAGCAGTTTTAAATCGTATAGGTATAAATACACAACTAGCTAGATTGAAAGAATTAACTGAAGAACAAAAAAAAATGCAAATAGAATTAAGAAAAAATTATACATAAATTATTCATAATATAATCTAATTGTATTATATATTATGAATCAAGCTATTAATAATGATATAAAAAACAATGCAAATAACTTAAAAAATTCAATACAGAGTGAAATAAATAATATAGGTCAAACATCTGTGGAAATGGGGCGAAATATTCGTGATACAGCTAGAGATACCGCATTAAAAGCGGAACAAGTATCAAGAAGAATATGGTCTCAAGCAGAAGGTATGGCAAATGATGCTAGAATAAAAACACAAAATAGAGTAAATGATTTACAAGACCAAGCTAGATATAAAGCAAATGAATTTCAAGAACAAGCTATAACAAAAGGCAACGAAATACGACAACAAGCTATTGATACAGCAACGGATTTGAAAGATCAAGCCGAAGTAGCTGTGGGAATAAAAAAAGAAGAAGGTTGGTTTAAAAATCCGTTTTCACTACAGTTTTTCAAAATACCAACGTTAATGAATATAACAAACCGGTTCTCTCCAAAAAATTTGTTTTGCAGTACTTCAACATCTTCACAACCAATCATTAATAATACCATAGATCAATTTGGAGGTGGTAATGGAAAAAAAGCGATAATTGATTTATTGAAATATAATTTAGTAAAACGAGAAAAAATATTAAACATATTATTTGAAGATCTTATGATAATAATCGGAAATGGTAAAAACGTTCCAAAAAAAAAAGAAAAAAAGGTTTTACAATTAATACAAGAAGTAGATTTAATTAAAACAAAAATTAAAAGAGTAAGTCAAATGGTTCCATTGGTAAAAAAAAAATTAAATAGTAAAACAGCTAGAAAATCGCGTAAAAAAAGAAAAAGCAGAAAAAGCAGAAAAAGAAGAAAAAGAAAGACAACCAAACGAAGAAAAAAATAAAATATGACTTATTTTTATATGAATAAAAATAAATCAAGAAGTATTAAAATCAATAATAATCGTACTAAAAAGAAAAGAAAATATACCATAAAAAAAAGACAAACTAGAAAACAAAGTAATGCGTTTATTAAACAACAAACTCGCAATAGCAAATTAAATAAAAAATTATACAATACATTAATGGAACACGTAAATAAACCACCGGAGCCTCCAACTGTAGGTAAGATAATGAATAAATATATTCCTATGATGAAAAAAGCAATGAAAAAAAAAGACTATAAAAAAGCAGCAATGTTCAATTATTTAATATTTGCATCCATGTCAACATATGTTCCTGTAGAACCACAATTTGATAAAGGGTTATTAGTAGAGCAAAATTTAGGACCAATATTATCAAACGTTGATACACACGTTAAATACCATACAGGATATGCTTATCCTAAGAAAAATTATCCTTCCAAATTTACACGAAAAGAAAAAAGAAAATTACTAAAACGCAAAACAAGAAAAAGGAAGACATAGAAATAAAGTATTATTTTTAATATTAAATATTTTCATATTAAAAATGATTAGAATTATATTGTCAGCATTATTTTTATTAAATGCTATATTTTGGGGTATATATCCTGTAAGTGAAGATAGTCCTTTATCAAAAATATTACATTTTTTTGGATATGAATATACTGCACCATTTATATTACATTTAATAATTGGAATATTATTTTATGTTTTAGCAATAGTAGTATGTCAACAAAAAACAATTCAGCATTTGTGGTTTTAATGTCTTGACATTAATTTTGACAAAATATAAATAAATAATACACCGACACCAATATTATAAACAGATGAAAATTGTTTAACAATACTGTTTTTAGATATTAAATTATCATTGATATTGGAAAACCCTTCAACATCTCTTTTATTAACAAATAAACATTTTTTCTTTCTAGAACCTGCTTTTCCAACAAGTTGACAAGATTCAACACATTCAACATTTGGTCCATCCATAAAAGAAGATAATATATCAGTAGGAATCATTGCAACCACATTTTCAGCTATACCGGGTATTAATCCTTTTCTCCCAGGTATAACACTTCCACTTGGTATATTATTTACATATTTCATCATATCAACTTCATCTTCACCATATTTACATGTTTGTCCTGTTTTAATAAAAAAAGAATTGCCTAAAGGCCTATTATATCCTGATTTGTTGGCATTACTTCTACCATCAAAAATAATACCCGCATATGCACCCAATCCCGCAATATTGTCATCTAATTGATCACCATCCGTACCCATACCCATTTCGTCTGCACTTTTTATTTGTTTGTGATATTTATAATTTGGTCCTATTATTCCCGGTTTATCGTAAGACATATATATAATTATAAGATATAATTATCAAAAAAAAATAAAAAAATATTATAATGAATATTTCAAATGAATTAACAATGTCCAATGAATGTCGTATATGTTTTGAACCACAAACTATAGACAATATTTTTATATATCCGTGTGCTTGCAATGGAACAAGTAAATATGTTCATATAAAATGTTTAAAAAAATGGAGGGATACTACCACAAATTTGATTGCTAAAAAAAGATGTATGGAATGTCATGTTTTCTATAAAATAGTAAAAGAATATCCAATTGAAAAACATATGTGTAAATGTAATAATTATACTTATCCTATTATAATTATATTTGGGGGATTAATTTTAATCATTTCTTATGTTACTTTTTTATTTGAACTAATATTCAATAATTATTATTATTCTACATTAATTATAACATTTACGAATAAACAGAATGATGAATATAACACATTATTAATAAATAATCCTATAACAGCAATAACTTATTATTCTTCTATAACACAATTTAATATAAATGCTTGTTTATCTATTTTTTACTTTTATAATTTATACTTTAACATTTACCGTAAAAAACATTATATTAAAAAAACATTATTGTATACATTATTTAATAATATATGGATGTTTTATCCACAAATAATTTATTACTATACTTCAAATGATTTTCAATCGTTCATTAATTATGCAACTCTTGGAAATGTATTGACTATTTTTTGGTGGTTATTATTTTATTATAAAGAAAGAAGGATAATAAATAACATGAATCGCAAACTCAACAATCAAATTATAAAAAATTATGAATTGAATGATATTATCTAAATTATTATATATAATGATTATCTCTAATAAAATGAACAAGTATATTATTATTTTTTTAATTATGACGATATTTTTTATGTGTATTATTAATACAAAAATAAAAGAAAATTATAATAATATTAATGGCAAAGTGATACGTGGAAGTGGTATAGCTACTAAGATGGTAGATTATCCTACAGCGAATATGAAAAATAATATTGGATTAGATTGTGGTGTATATTCAGGGGTTAGTAATTATGGTAAATGTACTATAATTTCATTAAATAAAACAGAAGATCTGGAAGTGCATATACATAATTTTAAAAAAAATATTTATAATAAATTATTAAAAATTAAAAATATAAAAAAAATACCAACAGAAACTTCGGGGGCTATAGATTTAATAAACAATGGATGTAATGGTAATACAAATAATATGTTGGAATATGATAAGGTTAAAAATTTATTAACGGATACAAATATTAATAAATTATTTTCAGATATAAACATTAATTAGCTCATTTCTTTCATTTTAGCATTTGCTTTTTCATCCGATTTTTTACTTGTAGCATTAATACTTTTTTCATTTGTTATAGTTCTAGTTTTATTTTCACCAACATCCTTTTTTAATACTTTCAATACATTATCTACATTCGTAATAACTTTATCTAAAGATTTAATTTTAGCGGAATTTATATTAACGACTTCATCTCTATTTTTTTCACATGAAAGACCTTCTACCAAATTCAATTTTTTGAATATATTATGAATAAATAATGTAATAAGTAATAGAATTAAAAAATACACCAACATATATATTTATATTCTATTTTATTTTAACTAAATTGTTCATCTAATGCATCATTTGCTTTTTTATTATTCGTTGAAAGTGTTATATTTTCTTGAACTATTTTAAACATTTCGTCATAAGCTTTTTTAACAATTGATGTTTTTTTATTTAATTGTTTAATTTTCTCTTTATTATCTAAAATTTTAACACATAAGTCTGGTTTTTTAGCTTCACACGAATCTTCTATTTTTTTAAGACCCTCACGGATTTTAGTAAAGTATAAATCATACAAAATAATAGATCCTGCTATTATTAAGCCAATTAATATATATTTCTTCATTATATAAATAATAATATTTATTTTCTATTTGTAATATAAATGCTAAATTTAAAATCTCGAAAAGTAAAAAACAGAGGAAATAATAATAATGGGTTGGTAGTAACGCAAAAAGGCAGCTACTCCAATATTAATGTGAGGCAAAATACAATTCTTAAAGATAGAAATAATTGTGTAAGATTACCAGATGGAAGTTTATGTAAAGTAGGTTCGGCAGGTATATTGCCATTACAGGGATGGAGAAAAAATTTAAATAATTGTGGTACGGAAACTATTGTAGTTTATAAAGATAATCATTCAAAAGGTGTTTCTAAATCAACATGTTATAGTAAACGTATTCGTTCGGGTATGCAAGAAAAGAAAGTATATGATTCTAAATTAAAAAAATATGTTAAAAAGAAAAAAATCTCTAGTTATTCGGAGTATTTAAAAAAAAGATGTAGAAATTATGAGAATGTTGATTTTAAATATTACAATGATAATTTTTATACACCACCCAATCCAAATTTGGATCAAGTAGTTAACGCCGAAGATATTTCCGTATATGAATATAATCGAATTTTAAGAAGTCAAATATTTCATGATGATTTTCTGAACCAAAGCTCAAACGCAGATATAGTAAGTAATTATACAACATTCGTCTCTGGTAAAGATAATATAGGTTATGCTTTAAAAGGAGGATTGATGACATCAAATTATCGCCAATCAAGTTATTTTACGACACCACAAGTTAAGAGTGTTAGTTTTTGGGTTAAAGATTTCAATACAGATGGTGTAGCAAATAATGATGGTTGGGATATATTGTTTGATGGTAGAACATCAACATCTAGCGACGGTCCTTTATTGCGTTGTAATCAAAGAGGTAAATTAGAAATATTTAATGGTTCTATTGTAAAATTATATTTGGATGGAATTGAACAAACATTGACAAATTATGGTTCAAATAATTTTGATATTGGAACAGGTGGTTTAGAAACTAACGAATTAATTGGTTGGCATCATATTTATTTTGAATCGGCAGTTGATTTTAAAGGTTTATCTATGTTGTCCGATTATGCAGATTCTGACGCAAAATATAGTTCTCAAGCAACTATAGATGAAGTTAGATTATTTGGTAAACATTTACCACAATTGGATATAACATTATTATATGAACAACCACAACTAAGTTATTCTATTCCTAAATCTATTGCACCGATGTATAATAACAAAACCATATTATTTCAAAATCAAATAATGACGTTACCAAATTCGTTAGAAAATTTTACTATTCGGGTGTATGTAACATTTAAACCTAATTTTTGGTCGTATAATGGCGCTATTAAAAATTTTGGTATTTTTACGTTAGCTAGTGAAACATTTAATAGATTTGATTCAAACTTAAGTAACAACCCTGGTTATATAAATCTTTTTATTGATCCAGTTACAAGCTATGGTGGAGGACACACGACGAATAATTTAAAAATGTATTGGGGTAGTGCAGGATCTACTAGTGGACATTCTATTACTGGTAGTTATGCTTCTGGAAACAATGAAGATTCAAATAGAGTAAATGAATTTCATGATTTTAGCAATTTGATTGACCAACGAAATGAACAATTTTTATTTGAATTATCTTACGATAGTTATTATGATTCGTATGGAACATTTACTTGTACTAGAATGTCTGATGGAGAATATTTTGAATATTCACCAACAAATAAAGCATTCCAAACATATACAGAGGTTGAACCAGTAAGTCCAACCACAAGAGATATAACACACGTTCGTGTTGGAACTTGTTATGGTGATGGAGGGGTCGTATTGGACAATGATGATTACTTTACGGTTGATGATGCTTATATTTATGATGGAGAAACGTTAGCTGTTCCTGGACCACAAATTCCATCAAACACATTTCGAGGTAATTGTAACGAATGTAAAGAACCAGTAATACATAAAAGAAATAATAAAAATTTCTATAAACAGGGTGCTGTAAGTAGTGGTTCAAGATTAGACAAGTTAAAATTTGATACGATTATGGATTCACAGAAAAATACATCTGACCCCAATTGTCCTTGTGCTGAAAGTAAATATTTTGCTGGGAAACCTAGATTTACGGGACATGTTAGTGGATTACCCTGTAAAAGTTTTCCTAATAGAATTAATGGAATACGACATTGTGCAGTTCCTAGAAGTGAACCAACTGGTCCCGAATTAGAAATATATTTGAATGGTATGACGGTTAATTTAATTAATAATCAGGGAACAATTGCTAATGAAAGAAATGATTTTGGAAATATAGTAGATGGAAACAATACAACATTTAGTTATTTAACTACAGCAGGAACAGGAGCAAATCATTTACCTTTATCTATAAATATTACACCTAGTTCGCCATTATCAGGAAATTTCTTAACTGGATTTGTTATTTCTTCTGAAATAAGCAGTTTTGGTAATATAGACCTGGAATTTATTAAACTAGCCAATGGTGTAACTCCTCAATCGATGGAATTGATTGATGTGGAAAATGATTCTGGTATTATTAAATCAATTGGTGTTAGCAATGTTCATAATCCAGCTACGTGGCATATTAAAAATCATACACCTAGTAATACAATAACAATTAGAATAAAACCAATGATGATGCATCAAAATAGTAAAATAAAAATAAGATTTCAAGTAAATAGCGGAACAGGTTCACAATTATGGCCAATTAAAGAAATTAAGGCATTAGTAAGAAATTAAACATTTATAGTTTTTTCTATATATACTATAAATGTCTACAAATACTATTGTAGTTACAGTTCAAGGAAGTGGAAATGGTAAATTTTATATGGATGGTAATGAAGGAGTATTAGCATTAAAATATGGTGATACATATATTTTTGATGTTGGTGATTCCACAAATACTAACAAACCATTATTTTTTAGTTTAATACAAGATGGTATTCATAATAGCGGTTCAAATTATAATTTTTCGAATTTTTCTAGAAGTGGAAACGTCGGGCAATCTGGTTCAACCATCCAACTCACTGTGGATATAAATACACCAACAAATTTATTTTTTTATTCAACAAACTATGATGGTATGGGTAATGGTGTATTGGTTAATAATAATGGAACTATACCACCATATAGAATAAATATGAGTTTTTTTAATCAATCTAATTCTCGTTTTGGGTCAATGAATTTTATAAAAGTAGATAATAATAATTATAAAAGAACATCCGGAAAAAAAAGATTAGATTGTTCAGTTCCAGGTTGTAATGGATTGATACATAAAATTTATAAAGATCCATTATCAATTCATGCCAATAAAGATACTTGTTATAATCCAACAATTAAACAGAGGGAAAACAAGGGAATTTATACTGAACCAGTTCATGGAAATCAAGCATATTTAAAACATAGATGTAGAACATTTAAACAACGAGAATTTAATTTTGCCCTAGAAAATAAAGATTATGATAAAAAAATATATCAAGCAAATTGCGTATGTAATACAAAAGTAACTTATAATAAAAGCAATAGAAAATTTAGTAACCAGGGTGCAGTAAGCAATAGGTCTAGAATAAATAGATTAAAATATAATACGAGAGTTATAACAAATCAAAAAATTGAAAATAAAAATGATAGATTTAAATAAGATTATTAAATAACGAAAACAATGTATAAACCTTTAAAATCATTCAAAGGAAAAACAAATAAAATTAAAGATGATATAAAACTTGCATACGACGATTTGGATTGTGGTTCCTGTGAACCACATAGTGATAATCATTTGAGATTAAGAAAAATGTTCAATAATACGAATGTATCGTTGGTTCAAGGTTCCATAGATTATCATAGATTTATTCCGATTTGTCATAAAGATGACCGTGTTAAGTTAAAAAAATATTTTGAAAAGTTAAAATGCGGATTTTATGAAAGAAATAAAACAACAAAAACGTACGATTTTTACGAATGGACATTATTCGAAACCCTGAAGGTAGAATTCAAAAAAAAAAAAATTGTATATTTAATGTTTGATGCGTTGAATTATGGAATAGAAGAAGAAAACAAAAAAAAGGATTATGAACATCATAGTTTAGTTGTAATTTTTATCCCATTAAAAAAAGGATACCATGCTTATTTGATAAATTCTCACGGCGTAGATACAAAAGATTATACAACATATGAAAGATTTACAAGTATTTACAAACGTCAAAAAACTATTAATTATGATTTTCATAACAATATAGATGTTGTTATGATGAAAGATTTTATAGATTTCTTTAAACTTTCAACAAAAATAAAAATTCGATATAATAAAACGGAAAATCATAATTATCACGGTGCTAATTTACAACACGGAGATAATTATGGAGTGTGTTGTTTGTTTCCAACTATAATTTGGTATTATTTCAATTTATATTATAAAAAGACTGTGAAATTGGGTCAAATGAAATTTGATACATCCATTAATATGTTGAAAAAAAATCAATTGATACCTTTTATACATTTGATATTTACAGATTTCGATAGTAAATATGAAACTAAATTATTAACAATAATGACAAACACAAATTGTCCAAAAAAAGTGGATAGGATGGTTGAAAAATTAAATTATAGATTTACTAAAAAAATTCTCAATATGACGGTAGCATTTCTATCACAAAAATATTTCAAATGTTAAATATTAACTTTTTTTAAATAAATTAGTATATTGATTATAATTATTATAGGGTATATTATTTTTAACACACCATTGGATACATTTATTAATGTTATTATTTTTATATTGTAATATCTTATCCGATTTTTTGTTTTCTATTAATTTAATTGTATTTGTTATTGTTTCTATTTGTTGATTTCCAAAAATAGCATTGATTTCTTCAATTTGATTAATATATATATGTTGTAATGGTATATTCAAAATAGATTTGATATTATATTTCTTAAAATCGATATTATACAATACTTTTATAATAGATATTAACTTTTGCTTTATAAAATCTATATTTGAAAATCGAAAATGTTTACATACTATATATTTTTCAGAGTTAGCAAATCGTGATGTATTTGGTTTTATAATATATACTTTTTTGTATAAACAATTCAATAAATAAATAAATTCAACCGATGATTTCAAAAATATATCATACATTTTCAAAACAAAAGAACCATTTTGTTTTTGCATTAATATGGCATAAATAATTTCTGTTAAGATCAAACGACTCGCTTGATTTTCTTGTGTATTGAAGTTTTCAGAAAAATCAAAACCACCATCCGCGGTTATAAAATCCATTTTATGTCCATATTTTTCAATACAATATATTAAATTTTCAGGACAAAATAAGTTTCCAGTTTTATCCAAACCATATTCAAGTATTATATTTTTATTTTTTTCCAATAAATTATTACATTTTTTCCACGATGGTATATTATTATTATTATTATCAATTAATGTCATACCATAATATTTATCCCGTGTATTTTTTCTCAAATAAGTCATGGCTTCGACAAATCCCCCAGGACCTTCTGCCAAATGAAATGACTTTATATTTTTATGTGCAAAATCTATTTCTAAATTAAATGTATTATATATCTCAATTAATTTAAAAAAAGCTCTCGATATAGGTTTATATTTACTTATACAATATTTTAGGTTCGTTAATGGTGTATGTATATATTCATATGGGTTTGTAATTCTTTTCATACTATCCCAATCATTATTATAATCTTTTATATTACTTTTACATTGTACCAAATAATGTGATAAACTTTTACTTAAAAATTTTTCATTTTTTTTATTTATTAATTCTATTTTAATATGCGATTCATTTAACCAGATGTCTATGGGTAACAATGAAAAATATGTCATTTAAATATAATAAGTATATATTAAATTATATTTAAACGAATTTTTTTATTGTTTTATCACTAATGGTTTCTTTTTCTTTTGGTTTTTTCTAGAAATTTTAATTTTCCTACCTAATTTTTTTATTTTTTTCTTTGATGATTTTTTTATAATTTCTTTTATTTGAGTATTGAAGACACTTTCTGTATCGACATCGCGAATTTTTTTGAATATAAAATAATTATTCAGGAATGATATTTGTTTTTCATTCAAATTTAATTTGTCAGCTTTACCATAATAATTTCTTGTTGATTTATGTTTGTTAGTTTCTTTCAACATATTGTCATGTAAATCTTCAAATGAACCAATTGATTTATTAAATCCCAATTTGTTAGATTCTTCGGCATTTAAAGGTGCAAACCCATAATGTTCTAATAAGCTATTGAAATATTCAAAATTAACTAAATATTCAGGAAACACTTTGTTAATAGATTCTTGGTATACATCTATTTGTAATCCTACACAATTTGCGTCATCTTTAAAACCATCCTTCAAATTATCATATTGTTTTGTTATTTCCCATAATTTTTTCTCACCATCCATAATATTTATACTTTCGCCTTTTGATAATGACTCCAATTCATTATATACTTTTTCACCATTATAGGTTGTTCCGATAAAATGTCCACCAACTTTACAACATTCACTTACATTTCTAACAAAATTATTAAGTGTGTTTCGATCTTTAAAGAAATAATGTATTGAAAATTGATTGGATACAATATCAAATCCTTCTTCAGCTATACCATATTTTTTATATACGCCAAATCCTATTTCTTTTTCATCTTTTGGGCCATTTCCAAATATAGCTTTCATTATTTTTTCACTTCTTTCTCCACCAATAGCAGCTTCACCACTGCGAATATTTTTTGATGAGTCACCAGCTAAAAATATAGCACCGGGCATCATTCTAGTTCTCTTCTTATCATTTAAATAACGAGCACAAGCACCGTTAATTCTATTTTCAATATTATCTTTTGAATAATCAATTCCAAATACAAAATTTAATCGTGATTTTATCCATTTTGATAAATCACCACCTTTACCAACACTCATATCTATTAATATATCACCTTTTTTTGAAACACTTTGTATTAATTTACGTTTGACATATTTATTGTGAAAATCTCTTAGTGATTCTAGATAACGAACATCTCTTTTACCTGATTTATTATAATAAACATTATCATCAATTAATTCATCTGGTATGTCTTCCCCTGTTTCCAACATATGTTGGGTTATGGGATTATGTATAGATTCCCAAACACCCTGTGCGGTTGTATAATTATTTCCATAATTCTTTTTGCCAGCTTTATATTGTGCTGTTTTATCATGACGAACTCGAATAGGAATCCATTGCCATCCTCTTTCTCCATCTTTATCAAAGCGAAATTCTACAATTGTTTCATCTTCAAAATTTTCTTCTTTATTTTCTGTCAATAAATAATCAATATTATTATTTTTTTCAATCTTTATGTTTGTTTGATAAACCGGATAATTAGGTTCAGGATTTGTAGGATGAAATGGAACAGGTTTATAATTATTTCGATTATCATAACTGTATTCGGGTATATTATCTTGTATAATGTCTTCAAAAGGATTAATATATCCGTGGTATCTTTCATCAAAACCAACGCGACAAATTAATGTTTTATACCTATAATGATCAAATCCTTCTGTTAAATTCGTTCCTTCGTTGAATTTATTCCCTATAAAATCTCTACCATTTTCATCTTTCTTAGTTGTTATTAGGAAATCAACAGTATTGAATTCGGGTGGTTTCCATTTATATGAAGACATCCAAGTTGTTTTTTTAGGTGGTATTCTCCCACCATTTGACAATCCCAAAGTCTCTATACCAACACTTTTATTTGTCGGATGAAATATTAAACCATCCGTTTCATATTCAATTAGATCGTCGTTTATTTCTTGAAATAAAGTCTTGCAACCGTCGAATATATTTTTTCCACCATAAAATTCTTTTATATTTATTTGTAATGTTTCATTAGAATTTGTAATAGATTCAAAATTAAGTTCTTTTGTCAGACCATTCAATTCATTATATCTAAAAATTGTTTTGTCCATTTTTTTATTTGTATATACCAAATTATTACTATTAACAAATGGATATTCTCTCAAATCATTACCACCTTTGAAATATATATCAAAAGCTGCAAATAAATTTATATAGTTTTTCTCTTTATTGTGTAAAATATGTTCACCATCAATAATAGTTCCTGCTAATTTTACATTTGAACAAACCAACCCGGTAAATTGAACATTCATATTCATATCAATAAAATAAATTTTTTTGCTTTTTGTAATAAATATTAATTTTCTCATACCATCAGCCTTTTCAGTTACCAAATAATTGTTATGAATCGAATTATTCATAATCTGTTCTTTTTCTTTAATAATATTATTCATAGTTAATGATATAGAACTGGGACCAACAAAATCACTAGAATTTATGAGTAAATTATTATATTTATCCCTAACATTTTTTAAATTTTTTTCACCACGAGTAACGTTTAAATATTCAATTAAAACATTCTCTTTTTCATCAACGGATATAGGATAATTTGTTTCTTGTAATCCAGATAAAACCATCTTAACACCATTGAACACGTCTTTTAAATATTTTCCAACATGGTCAGTCAACATTGTTTTGTTTAAAACCGTTTTTACTGGTTTTATTTCTAACTCGATTTCATATGTTTCTCGGTTGTTAAATACATTTGATTTCTCAATATTATATTGTGGTATCATTCCAAATTTTCCTTCTACTCTCCCATAAGTAGATGAACGAATTATGCTTAAATCAAATATAAATGGATATTTTGGATTTCGAAACGAAAATCGTTTTAATAATCTAAAATTTTTTTTATTATTTTTCCAATCGTCTATTAATTTTTGTACAAGTTCATATTCAGGTTTCAATACTTTTTCTACTTTATAATTGACACGAAATTCAAAACTTTTAAAATCCACCGGTGCCAGAACTCCTTGTGCGTATTTCTTTCTTGTTTTTGTTACAAAATTAACACCACCTTTTTGCAAAACACTTTTCAAATCATTGCTTTCACAATAATGTTGTATATTTGGTAAATTCCAAATTTCAACACGGACATTTGATTGGACATACTTACCTAAATTTTCATTCAAATAAAAAGATTGAATATTCAAATGATAATCTCCATCATCTGATTGAGCTTTCCAATCCAATGATCTTAATTTTCTTATAACATTATTAAATTGAATTTTGGTAATTTTATTTTTATAATTTGTTCCAAAACGTATCTCTAATTCATCTGGATTATATTGTTGGTTTATTTCATTGGTTAGATATATTTCTATATATTTTTCTAATTGTTTTCTTGGAGTTAATTGTTTTGACGACATATATGTATTAATCATATTATTTTATATTGTTTCAATTTAAAATTATAATTTTTTAGTTATCTCTTCATATAATTGTTTTTTTGTTTTCTTTTTTGTATGTGATTTCATAATATTTATATCCAACTTATTAGCAATATCTATTAATTGCTGTAGCTTATAACTTGATATACTTGCCAATGGTTTTTCTATATTCTCAACATTCCATAATGAATTGCGATATTCTGATGTTTTTTTATACATTTCCTGGTGATTATTGAACAATTCTAATTTATATTCATTATTTATTTTATGAACAATTAAATCTTTCACATAGGAAGGAGATAAAGAAGTATATATTTTACAACCGTCGATATAATATAAATTGATGTTCAAAATATGAGTTAAACATTCTAACGTAGTTACTGAAAAACAATTACTAAACGTTATATCATTTTCTAAATTTTTCAATTTCCATTTTTTATTACTTTTTACATTGGCTTTATTATTTCGTAATAAGTCTACATAATTAAATTTTTCTTCTTGTTCTACCGTATAATAATTACTTGTTATTTGTTCATATGCGCCCATTCCTTTTTCTATGATATAAATAAACCATAATAGTTTGTTTTTATATGGAACATTAAAAAAATCATCATATTGGTTTAATGGTTCTTCTTTATGTATGGCTATCTTTTCTTCATGTTTTCTTTTTTCAAAATTAGTATTATGTATTAATTTTGAAATATTATTATTATTAAATTCAAACTGCGTGATTGACTTGAACATTAATATTACTTGTTGTTTTTTCTTTATTATCTTTAAAGAATTTATTCTGTAATGTCTTTTTCATTGTTTCAACATTTTGTAAATTTGTTTCTTGGCATTTTGTGTAATTAATATAATCATTAATTTTTTCAATAATATCAGGTTTTAAATTGTTCATATTAATAAAAATACCATTTTTATTCTCACTATATGAAATTTTATTTTCTTGCATTATCTCTAAAATTTTAATATGATGATCTTTGCTCATATTTTCAATTTGTTTTTTCAAATCTTTCATTTTATTCATTATGGAATTATAATACTTAAATATTTAAGTTATTATCGTATATTGTTATTTTTCACGGGTTTCATATGTTTTTATTCTTTCTTTTAAATAAAATCCAAAAAATATACAACCCGCACCACCCGATATATATCTCCATAATGGTTGGTTTGAACAATTTCTTAAGCATACTACTTCAGACGAACCCCAAATTGCACCAGTTCCTCCTAGAACATCCCATACAAATTTTTTCCCACTATCTAGGATAAAATCATTATCCATTTATCTTAAATAATATTTTATTTTAAAATAGTTATTTAATAATATTAAAAAATATAATTATTTATTTATTGTTTTTTTACAATACGCACTCTTTGTTTCTTTTCTTTTTTAATATTATATTTTGGCACTAATTCAGCAATAATAGATATATATTTATCGTTTAATTCATATCGGGTTCCTATAACACGAATAATAATTTCATCGTTTATTTTTATATTACTAAATTCAGGTTTTTTATAATTATGATCGCGTGCAATGAAGACAATAACAGGACTATGTTCTTCTGTGCCATATGTTGCTCTTATACCAGCCTTTGTAACATTTTTAACATTACATTTAATTGTTATACCTTCTACTGGTTTACATATCATTGCTTGTAAAATTACATCAAATATTACATTATTATTTTCAATAATTCCGGATGAATAAGATAAAATATTGATAGATTGTTTTTTGATATAACCTTCATTTACACATTTACCTTCTAAACTATTTATTAATTTAGTAACAAGAATTTCTTTAAGATTGCTACCTATGCAATTAAATGGTATCGCAATTTTTCTAGTTATTATATTTTTTGAAAATATACCATAATGTTTTGTATGTTTTTTTTCAGTAGACGGGTTTAAAGAATTTGCCATTATATATAGACTATAATAAATTCTTAATATTTTTTCAATTTATTTTATATATTATTTACAACTTTTTCAATATTATAATATAACCATTTCTTTTCATCTTTATTATTTTCTTCAAAATAATGTAATAATAATTCATTTTCTACGCACAAATGTTTTGATGTTAATCGTATTGGAATAACTTCTTTCTTTTTTCCTTTTTCTCCAACTTGTAATAAAAATTTCTCTTCATTTTCTTTATCTGGTATATCTTTTAATTTCGTATCATATATAGTGTCAATTTTGGAATCGGTATGATTATATTTATTTATATCTTTTTTTATTATTGACGATAATGTGGGAACTCTTGTCATAAAATTTTGCAATTCAATATCCGCGTGTAATTGTTTAAATAATTCATTGTTCAAGTTTATCATTGCTTTTTTTTGAAATTCACCAGTACCACACACAGCACCTGTTCTCTTTTTTTCATCATTGATATTTTTAATTTTAAAAAATGTTTTGCCTTTATTTATATCAAAAACACCTATTCTTGTATGTGGAGTTTTTGTATCAATATACATACCTTTGACTAAATCTTTTTTATTACTAGGTAAACGATCCCATTTATTTCCAGTTAATCTATAATATTTTATTTTATCGTCTAATAATCCTATTATATTATTATGGATAAATTTTTTAAAATATTCTTTGGAATATCTTTCATAATTATAATCGCTATTTTTATCACTATATACATGTTTTAACAATAACAATTTATCATCATGATTTAAACCTTCCAATATATGATACAACGCATATCTATATAAATTATCTTTTGGTATTCCATTAAGTTGGTATAATATTTTAATCATCCATGCTGCTATTTTACTGTTATCTTGTTTATCTGTGGATTGTAATTTTTTAGGATTTTGGATTTTATCCATTTCAATTTCTAATTTCTTTAATATTTCTGTTATTTTGTTTGTTTTACTTATAGATTTTTCTTTTATATTTTCTGGCAATGGATATACTATTTTTTTATTTTTTTCATCAATCAAATGTTTATTATCATATATTTGTGTATAATCATTGATTTCAATTGGTTGGAAAAAATAATAATTATCTATATTTTTTATTTTACCAATTCTATCATACATATCAACTAAGTATTCGTTTTCGTTTTTTATCAACTGATCCAACGCATAGTATATTTGATCTTCTGGATATTGTTTAATTTGTTGAATTCTAGCTATAAGCTCTTTATCACTATACATATATTCCTCTTTAAACAGTAATCGTATTCGCTGGATTATTTTATCTATATTTAAAACCATATAATAATTATTATATGTATCACTATTTAATGATGCTTTTTCGTTTAATGATACTTTTTCGGGTTTAGGTTTACATTCTATTTCACATTTATCAAATTCACAAACTGGTGTATTATCTTTATGACCCAATACATAATCAATTGAATTATATTTATTTGATGATAACTTTGATGACAACTGTTGAACTACTTCTGTGTTTAAATCCTTCTCCGTTAATTTAGTTTGATTAGAATTTAAAAAACAATCTACTGCGTTTTCTTTTAAAATTTTACTTACGGCGGCGATAGATTTTACCTTCTTCTCTGCCAAACGATACATATATAAATCTACAGATTCATACTCAGAATCATCGCCTGTATCTTTATCTTTCAACAACACTGTTCCATGCATATATATTTCAACATTTCTTTCTTCAAAAGGTAATAAACAATGACTCTGATTACGCACTGCTCTCCCAATAATTTGTTCAATTCTATAAATATTGAACCATGGATCTAGTATATGTACTTGACGAATATTTTGAAAATCTAATCCTTCAGATGCAGCTTTACTTACTATAATTACTTTAATTTTTTCACCATTAATATTATCAGGACTGTTGAATGCGTTTATTTCTTCCAATCTATTTGGACTTAAGTTATTATCACCGGTTATCATAGCGTATTTCAAATTAAGTTTATTTCCTTTCGTATAATCATTATTTGGTTTATTTTTAAATAAGGAATTTCCACCATAACGAGAAAATCCCAATTCTTCCAATGCCAATGCCATTGGAATACTAGAGCCATAAATATACCGACTATATATTAATATTTTTCCTTTGGATTCCAAATCTTTTTCGTCATTTATAATTTTTTTTTTTATAATTTTTTTGATAATAAAATTAATTTTATGACTGTATATTTCTATTTTATCTGGTGAAAATATAGCACCGAATTCTCTTGTGAGATTTTTATATTCAAACGTTCCTATTAAAATATCTTTCTTAAACATCATATTTCGTTTCAAACCACCATTTCCATATAATTTTGTGATAATATTATAATTTTTACCCGTTCCATCTTTAACAAATTCGGTGTGTGGATATGAAAAGTTTAACGACTGAATAAGACCTTCTAAATATGTATATTGTATACCAGTTTTTTGGTCTTCTTTTTTTGTGAAACCACTTTTTTTTTCTTTTAGATATTTAATTATAAAATTGTAAATTTTATTTTGATATGGTGTAATAGGTATCATCATTATATCTAAATATTTAATTCGATCTATAGTATCAATACGACCTTCATTTGCTTGTTTTTCGGGATATTTCCATTTGTCACGACCAAGTTTTATAAGTTTTAATAATGATCGTGGTTCTCCCATTTCTTTTGGATAAATTCTATAAGGAAATGTAAAAACATTTTCACCCCGAACATAAGAAATATAACCTCTACATTTTTGTTTTAATAACTCTATTCCTGTCTCTCCAGTCGGGTCCACTAATAAGTTATCAGATTTATCAAAAATTTCATTTTCACTTATTGGAAATCTATTATCATTTAAATTCATTAGGTTCAATAACCATACAATTTCTCTTGCGTTATCGAACATTGGTGTTGCTGATAATAATAATAATTTAAGATTGCTAGCATACACAACTAATTTTTGTAAATTCTCTCCAGATTTTTTGAATGTTTTTTGCTCTACGTTTCTAATATTATGTACTTCATCAATTACCAACATTCTATTTGAAAATTCATTTCGGATAGCTTTTTTTCCACCATCATTCTTGTGTTTATTTTTTTCTAATATTTTATTAATATAGTTGGAAAATTCAGTATACCCTATAAATTTATAATTCTGTTTTATTATTCGATTTATTTGTTTTATCACATCACTTTTTGGAACACCCTTCATGTTCATTGGATTAATTTCTTTCAAAAATTTGTTACCTGTACAAGATTTAATATTCCATAATCCATTAATTTCTTTTAATTTTTTTTCGTTGAACAATTGCAATTTAAAATTAGTTTGGACATTTGGCGAAGCAACAATCATTATTTCTTTATCTGTATTCATCTGTTTATTATATTCTCTCATTTCTTCGCATACTGAAATAGCACTACAAGTTTTCCCGGTCCCTACACCATGATATAATAATAAACTATTATACGGTGTTTGAAATGATAAAAAATTACGGACAAACATTTGATGTGGTGCCAATTCAAATTCTTTGTCTTTACATAATTTATCTGTAATCTCTTGAAATTTCTCTTGTTTCTTTATATCAGGTATTTCTTCCATTTTAGTTTCATTAAATTCTCTTTTCTGGAAAATTTTTTGATTAAAATATTTATCATTCAAATGTGGATATAATGAATTATCTGTTTTTGAGAAGCTCTCTTCATTTGCTCTCTCCATATCTTTTAATTCTTGTAAACAACTTATTAATAATTTACCTTCTTCATCAAAATCGATAGATTCGGCAATATTAATTATACTGTTAATGTGTTTTTTATTGTTTAAAAAGTTTTTACATTTTGGTGTAGATATTTTAATTGTTTTATCATGTTTTTTACTTTTTGTTTTTTTTATATTGGACATACTTACTATATTAAGATATTAATCTATATTTATGTAAAATTTTATCTATTTTAGTTATTATTGTTTTCTTTTCCAAATTATAATGTCTTATATTTTCTAAACATTCATCTAAATCCAGCCATTTTAATTGACTAACCTCACTTTCTTGAATTTTATTAGTATTATCATTTATATCATCATTAAATACAGCTAAATAATATTTATGTTTATATGATTTGTAATTTGAACCAAAAAATATTTCTTCTAATGGACTAATATTTTTAACAATATCAATTTGATGTCTATTATAACCAGTCTCTTCAATAAATTCTCTAACCGCACAATGCATATCTTTTTCATTGATATTTCTTCTACCTTTTGGAAATCCCCATTCGGGACACAACCAATTTGTTGTAGATTTTTCAATTAGTTTTTCTAAATTAACAATTTTTGAATTAATATAAATTCCCTCTATAATTTGGCTAAATTTATCACGTGAATTTCTTTCTTCATTTTTATATTGTGGACTTCCAGGAAATCCACCCCATAAATTTCTCCATAATGTATCAAAACTATTCGTTAACAATTCGTTTTTTTCCATGATTGTCATTTCATTAATCAAATTTAATATATACTTAGTATTGTATAACGGGTATTTACCTCTTAAAAAATCAACATAACCTAACGAATGTTTGCGACATATCAACAAATATTTGAAACTATTTATTTTATTTTCCATTTTCTTTACTGCTATTATGCCTATACTTATAATGGGTTTATTGCAATTGTGATAATTGTGTCCGTTCTTTCCACAATTAATACAATGTTTATTGTTATAATTAGATTTCAACATATATATGTTTAAATAGAGATGTTTTTATATCATTTCGTATATAATGGGTTTAAATCCAAAAATATGGTTGAAGAATTTGTTTTTTGTTTTAGAAACAATGGCAATTCAATATCCTTCTAATCCAAACAGTGTCGCTAAGAAAAAATATTATGATTTCATACAAAATTTACCGGTTTTTTTTCCAGACGATCCTATGGGTGATAACATGTTAAAATTATTAGATAAATATCCAGTAACACCATATCTTTCTTCGAGAATGTCTTTTATGAAATGGGTTCATTTTGTTAAAACACATATAAAAAGACAAATGAAAGAACCAATTGATAATTTCTATGAACATTTAGAAAAATATTACGAACATTATAAACCACCCGAAATTATAAATCAAGAAAATATAAAAAAAAAATCTAGATACATTCAATTTGGTTTATTTGTGTCTATTTTAATAGGAATTTTTTATATATATAAAAAATGAATTCGTGTTATAAACCTAAAAAACAATTTTTTGAAATGAATATTCAAGAATTACAACAATATGTCAATCATTGTAAAAAAATCGATATAAAAAAAACAAGAAAAAATCGTGCCAAGAAAAGTAGGTCAAAAAGACTAAGAAAAACCAAAAAAAGAACTAAAAAATTTACTAGAAGGAAAAAAAAAACTTAACCAATTATATATGAAATTATTTTTATTTATATTTGGTATTACAGCATTTTTAATGGTAAATACTTATTATGATGGAAAATATACAAGCTTATTGAGTATTAATAAAAAATATACTCAAATGGCAATGTATGGTTTTGTTGGATTATCATTGTATATTTTTATGAAAAGACATCCTGGAGAATCTCAACATATGTTTATGCACGCTAGTGATTTAGTTAAATATATGCCAATAGAAAAAAATACAAGTGATTTGTTGGGCCCGTTATTTGATTTAACAAATTTACAAGCTAAATTAAGTTCACATTTACCAAGTCAAAGACATCAATTTAATACGCCACAAATGAAAAGAATGTTGAATTCGGGAAAAAATACACATTCTCGTTCTGTTAGTGAAACAAAAAAAAAATATGTAGCATCCGAACAAAAATGGAAATGTGGTTATTGTAGTAGTATGTTAGATGCGACATTTGAAGTAGATCATAAGATTGATTTGCAATATGGTGGAACGAATCATGTTAGCAATTTAGTTGCAAGTTGTGTAACTTGTCATAAAAAGAAAACAATGATGAATAAAATAAACGAATAAAATAATATAATTTTAATATAATAGAGATAATGGATTATATTAAAATTATAACAGCTTTATATGGACTAATTACAGTCATTATCGTAATGTATTTGTTAATAAAATTATATAGTGTTAGGCTTCATCTATTTGATTATATTTCTGGATTCTTCAAATTTTTAAGCAATATATTTTTTGATACAAAAAAAGCTACAGTAGAAGGACCGTTTAAGATGATATTTATAACGTTATCTGCCGTAATACTTTTCGGGATTGCTTTTTTAATACGATATAATTTATTTGAAAATTTATACGTATTTTATGGTTTGGTTTTTAGTCTTTTATTTTTATTTATATCATCTTATTTATTGTTTGATACTGAAATAGATGGATATAATAAAGGTTTGGGCATATCGTCTGGTGAATATCCGAAACGAAAAAAAGAAGGTAATGAATGGGAATCTATAAATTTGTTTGCGAAATTTAAATGGCTTTTTAGTGCCATATTTTCTATAATTGTTGATAATGGAATAAGATTGGCGATATTCATTGGAGTTTTTATTGCTTTAATGTATTTATCTTTTACATCAAATATATTGATAAAAAGTTTTAGTAATTCAGTAAACATATTAATAGGTTTAGGAATGTTAATGTTATTTTACATAGCTACAAAAAATAGTGTTATTGTTCGTATTTTATTAGATAAAGATGGTATTGGTGCCTTCTTTTATCATTTAATTTTCGCCATACCGTGTTTGATTATGGAGTTGGGTGATTATATCAAAGAAGATTTTAAAAAAACACCAATGTATTTCTTTTTTATACTTTTAGGATTATCAATGATTTCAATTGGTTATTTAGTTATACCAATTATAGTTAAGCTATATTATACAAAAAATAATAGTAATAATAATGATAAAAATAATTTAGAAGCACAGCGAAATGAGTTGAATAGACAAAAAGACGAATATTTAGTAATTATTAATCGTTTAAAATCTGAAGTCAACGTCAATTGGGACTTTATAATTAATAATAGTTTACATACTAAAAATGATGATAAAAAATCTAAATTAAATGAATATTTATTGGATCTAAATTTTTCAGATGATACTGAAAAAAATAGTAAGAACCCAAAAGCTAAATTAGGTATAAAAATAATAACATTGACTGAAGCAATTGATATTATACAAGAAAATGTGCCAAAAATTTTAGCAAACGAATTTAATATAGATAACATAAATCAAAAAATAAAAGATATTGATTCGTCATTGAAAATGCTTAAAAAAAACAATAATGATAATGCGGTTATACTGCAAAAAATGCCAGTATATTTAAAAAGTAAGCGTGTATTGGCAAGTGCTAGTAAATTAAATAAGATAAATAATTTACAACATCCATACAATTATGCCATATCATTTTGGACATTTATTCATCCTCAACCACCTAGTTATAATTTAGCAGTTAATAAATTCACAACAATTTTAGATCATTCGAATGTTCCACGTATTATATATAGAATGAAAGATAATACACTTAAGATAATAACATTGAACATGGGTAATTGTGATAAACAATATGGAACTTGTCCAAATAAACAACAAGAAGAAGTAAAAGAAATATATAAAACGAATAAGTTGCCATTACAGCGTTGGAATCATATTGTATTGAATTATAGTTCAGGAACTTTAGATGTTTTTATTAATAAAAAATTAGTAGCTTCAAAAGTAAATGTTGCCCCATCATATCTCGATACAATACCTAAAATTACAGTTGGCGAAGACAATGGTATAAGTGGTGGAATATGTAATGTTATTTACTATCAAGATGAATTATCTATGGCAAAAATAGAGTTGATTTATGATGCTTTAAAAGATAAAAGTCCGCCGGTTGTTTAGATAATTTCTATATGTATATTATATTATGGATTTCAAAAAAATCTTAATGGGTGTAGCAATTGTCATTGTTATATATTTAATATTTACGTATATTTTTACTGATAGCACAAAAACAGATTTATTAGTAATGCATGACGCATCAGTAAGAAAAGTTATTGATAGTGAAGATTTAACAGGTGGTAATTCAGCTAATTATTCTTATTCTTTTTGGTTATATATTAATACATGGAATTATGGTTATGGCAATGAAAAAGTTATTTTTAGACGAACTAAAATTGGAGATGAAGAAACAAATTTAATTGAAGCTACTTTAGACACAACAAATAATAATTTGAAAATTAAAATGGCTTATAGCGATGGTGGTGATAAACCAAATAACAAAACACACGACTGTATAGTAAGTAATATTCCTTTACAAAAATGGACAAATATTATTGCGACATTAAATAATAAGGCTATTGATATTTATTTAGATGGTAAATTAATTAAAACATGCATGTTACCAGGAGTTCAAACTCCAAAACCCGGACAAAATTTGATTGTTGCTGATAAAAGTAGCAGCACTGTAGAAGGCACAGGGTTTAGCGGTTTTATAGCCAAACTTAGGTTTTATTCTAGAACAGTTAATCCTAGAGAAGCTTATGAAATCTATAAAGAAGGTCATGGTTCTGGATGGTTGGCTAATTTATTAAGTCAATATCAAATAAAATTTGCTTTCTTGAAAAATAGTAAAGAAATTAATTCTGTATCTATCTAATTTATTTAGCATTCTAATTATATTTATTATATATATATAGAATGAATATGAATCCCGGTATATCTGGCGCAAGTATGATGAATAGGGTAACTCAACCTTTTGGAAGTCCATCATTTGTTGATGGAAGTAAAGAATTTGTTTCTTCCAATAGCATGGTTGCAAAAGTTGCTTTCTTATTATTGATTGTATTATTATTTGTTTACCTATTAAGAGTTGGTAGTGTTCTTATATCTTGGTTTTTACAACCATCCGGAAGTCCTTATTTGGTATCAGGTATGAAAAACGCAAAATCGTTTAGACGTATAACACAAGACCCAGCGAAAAAAGGTTCTATTACCGTATTACGTAGTAAAAATGAATACGATGGTTTAGAATTTACTTACTCAACATGGATGTATATTGATGATTTAGACTATAATAAAGGAAAATTAAAGCATGTTTTTTACAAAGGTAGTGAAAATTTAACAGAAAGAAAACCTATGCCTAATTGTGCACCAGGTTTGTTTTTAAAAGATACAAATGGAACAAAACCTGAATTATTATTATTGATGAATTCATTTAAAACACTTCATGAAGAAATATCGGTCAAAGAAATCCCATTAAATAAATGGTTCAATGTTATTATTCGTATGGAAGGTTTAGCATTAGATATTTATGTAAATGGAACTGTTGCTGCAAGAAAAGTATTTGATCAGGTTCCAAAACAAAATTATGGAGATGTTTTTGTAAATGCTCAGGGTGGTTATAGTGGTATGCAATCTTCATTAAGATATTTCAATAAAGCGTTGACAAGTATGGAGATTATAGATATTGTAAAAGATGGACCAAGTTTGAAAATGGATGGTGATTTGCGTAATTTCCCACCATACTTCTCTATGCGTTGGTATACTTCAAACGCCGAACAAGCGATATAATTAAAATAATTTAAATTAAAACATGATTTAAATTATTGTCTTAAATTTGGATTAATACAGATTTCTTTTGTAGGAAATATATTGCCAGACATACAAGTATCACTTTCCTTTACTTTAATACACGATCTGAAACTTCTATCCGAACCAACATAGCACCACCCTCCCTTTGAATTTTTATTTTGTATAGAGCTACCAATACCATCATCTGGGGAAGGACGGTTGGGTCTTCTTGAACCTGGCGATGAATGCATTTTATTAGATAATTTTGATTCAGAATAATCAATTGTATCATTCACAACATTTGCACCGCGATTAACTGTACCAGCAGTAAGATCAACTCCTAATTTAGCACCAGATGCTGCTGTATTTGTTATATTTTTAGTAATATTTCCTGTATTTTTAATACCCGTTCTTACTCCCTGATTTAATATATCCGTTCCAATTTTAGAATTGCTCAATATACTCTTTGTTCCAGATGTTATTAAATCTGTAGTTTTTTTCAAAATATTTCCAAATATATCAGTTCCTTTTGCTAAATAATTAAAAATATTAAACCCTAAAATAGCTAAAATAACAAATGCCGCTATGATTTTGAAAACACTTAAACTAGTAAAGGATGAAACTGTGTCGGGTTTTCTAAATATAGAGGATGGATTTGAAGGCAAGGATACACTTGGCACAGTACTTTTAAGTGAATTTATAGTCGATGAACCCATAGATCCTACTTTATTTATACTATTTTCTAATCCTGAAGAAACAGTATTTATTGAATTTTGTGTATTATTTATTACAGACTGCATATACAAAATATAAATATTTAAATTATTAAATATTGAAATATTATATATGGTAAAAAATAAAACTCGTAAAAAAAGAAAAATAAAAACTATAAAAAGTAAAATGCGAACACTAAAAAGTTATAGTCCCACTATAAATAAACAATTTAAAAGCTTAAAATCTAATATAAAATTACAACAATTAACTACAAATTGTCAAAAAAAAAAACAAATTTATATTCGTGATAAAGAAAAATGTTTCGATTGGAATGACAATATGGTTAAACAATTTTATTCTAAAAATTTACAAGCGAAAAATATTAATGAAAAAAAAATTTTAGCACCTAAACAATATCAATCCAATTGCTGGTTTAATACTTTCTTTATGGTTTTTTTTATTAGTGATAAAGGGCGTAAATTTACGAGACATTTTCGTGAAACTATGATTACAGGAAAACGAATGGATGGTAGCAAATTAGACAGTAATGTTTTATGGCCATTTTTTGAATTAAACACTATGATTCATAGTAGTTTAGAAGGTCATTATGGTGGTATTATGAATACGAATAACTCAATAATGAATTTATATAAAATATTAATTCAACATTTTAATAATTTACCATTTCATTTAAAGAAAAAATATTATTTACAACATTTGAAGCCAAAAAAAGTAAATGATGCCGGAAACCCATTGTCCATATATGAATACTTGATGATATATTTGGGGAAAAATCCCATACAACTAACCCATATAAATGTAGGTGTGATAAATAACAAGAAAAAAGTGTTTAAGATTTTAAAAAATGAACCACATATTCCACATATTATTAGCGTTGAGCGGTTTGGAGATGATAAAATAGATTTGAAAAATGAATATAAGTTTGGAAACTATAAATATAAATTAGATAGTGTAGTGTTAAGAGATATATCCAAAGAGCATTTTTCGGCATATTTAACTGTAAATAAAAAGGAATTTAGATTTGATGGTGAAAGTTTCAAACGGTTGAACAAATTTAAATGGAAGAAAAATATAAATAACGCAAATAAGACCTGGCAAAATACAGATGAATGGGATACTCCATTTAATTTTACAAAGGGTTATGGTATCTATTTTTATTATCGCACATAATTTATTAATAGTATTTAAATACATTTATAGTGATGTATTTAAATGTGTAAGTGTGAAAAAAAAAGATGGTTTTTGCCTATTGTATTAATTGTATTTTTAATTTTAATTGAAGAAGTGAGAGATTTTATATATTTACCAATTATTGTTTTTATAAGTTTTAGCATTTTATTCTGGAATTATCCATGGTTAGTTTATCGAACAGTTTCAAAACCATTTTATTATGAAGATTTGTTTATTGATGAAAGTAAATTACCTAATTATGAGATATCAGATAAAATTAAAAAGAAATTTGAATATGTATTGATTTATATTTTAATAATTACAAATTCATTATTAGTTAGTGCGTTGTCAGATTATTGGTTATATAGATTGAATCATTTGACGAATTATTTTCAGATAGCTGGTGTAACCGGAGGCATTATTAAAATATTTCAAATCATTAATAATCTAATTTGTAGATTATTGCTTAAAATAATGAAGCGGTGCGTCAATGATGAGAAAGAAAAGGAAGAGAAATTGGAAGAATTAAGAAGAGAAAAAGAAATTGAACTGAAGAATATTTTTTGGACAAATACATTGGATATAAAAAAACGACCACGTGCAAATACAGAATAATATTTATATAATATATATGTCAAGTTTAGTCACTGCTAATAGGACAAAACCATCTGCAAATCAAGTTTTAAAACATATTAATAATAAGTTGAAAAAATTAAAAGAACTTACAAAAAAACATGCTACCAATCGAGAAATTCAAAAAAAAGCTAGAGAGCAAGAAAAAAAATTAAGAGAAGAAGAGCGAGAAATAAAACGACAAGATAGATTATATAATGCAGCAAAAGCAAAAGAAGAAAGAGAGTTAAAAAAACTGGAACGACAGATGTTGAGAGAGTTTCAACGAAACCAAAGAAAAACACGAAAAGTAATGCAAACCGCCGAAGAAAAAAATAAAGCAATTACAAAGTTGTTATCCAAACCTGGTGAAGGATTTGATGATGAAGCATTATTAAAAGAATTAGAAGCAATGATGAAAAAAGATGGTCAACGATCAAAAACAAGACGACGAAGAAAAACAAAAAAGCAGCGTAAGAAGAAAAGAAAAAAGACACGAAGAAAGAAGAAAAGAAAAGGTAGAAAAACCAGACGTAAATAAATTAAAACATCATATAAAATATATAATTACTTTATATGATATTCATTCCAAATGAACTGTTTTTTATAGTATATCAATTTGTTGGTCCAAAATCATTGTATTTAAATAAAGAGTATTACCATTTTTTACAGGATAAAAAAAAGCCTTATTTAGAAAACCCTATACGTTTACATTATACAATTGTCCAATGGTATTATAATAATAATAATGGAAATAGACATATTATAAATACATCTAGAAGAAAACGAAGACCAACAATGAAAATGATACCGCGGTTACATATAGATGTTTCAGGTAATTATGGTATACATGTTGGAGAAAATAATGAGATTACAATAGAAGAAAAATTATCAAATATTATTATACCACCACAATATCGATATAATAGAGCTAGTGTCTATATAAATACTACAACAGTTTTATCAGAAATACATAGTTTATATTCGGAAAATATAAATTATCTAAAAGATTATTCTAAAATTTGGAATATTTTTACATAGAATTAGCGGTTGCTGCTGAGGTTGTTGCCGCGGCATCATTTCTAGTAAAAACTTTAAAGCATTCATAGATTTTTGCGGATTCATCAATAGCAAAAACTCCTCTTCGTTGTGCTAGGTTCAAAAATTGAACCATTACATTCAAAGCGGTATTTTCATTTGTTACTGGAACATCAACTAATTTAACTTGTTGTTCTTGTGGTGCGGGTTGGCTTGCTTGTGCGGTGGTATTATCCACTGGCATTTCGGTCATTTTGACATTTTCTACTTCTGACATTATATTTTTAATACAATAAATCTTTTTAAATTATAATTTGATTAATTATTATTTCTTGGAACCATGCCCATTAAACTATCCAATTTATTTAGTTTGGATATAGTTTTCTCCAGGTTTCCTCCATTAAATGAATTCTTAAATAGATAGTTTGTTCCAGAACCAATTTCATGTTTTTTAATTTGCTTGTATATTTGATTGATGTTTTTCTTTATTTTTTCTATTAATGGCTCATTGTTAATGATTTTAATATTTAAATTATAATAATCCGTTATTAATGATGTAGCAAAATATATTAAAAATCTTCGTTTTCTTTTAGATGTTGTAGTAAATCTCGAACAAAAAATATTCAACAACGATTTATTAATTTTTAATACGCTATTATGTTTTCTAGTAGAAGCATGTAAAATACAATCCCATATCATCCAAACAATATCTTTTTGATTATTTGTATTTACTGGTATTGTAGGTCGTCGTTCGCAAATAATATTTATTTTTTTTTCTTTTTGACATTTTTTTTCATATTCTAAAATCCATTCTATCCAATAAATAGCATCCATAAAACTTTCTGATTTTGCAGACATATGATAACACAATTCATTTAACGCTATAAATAATTCTTTTGGATCTTCTTTCATAAAAATACTGTTACAATAATTTAATGTATCGGCTTTTAGTCGTGTTTGCATTTCAACAATCTTAAAGTCTTTATCCGTTACTTTTGATTGAACCAACCCTTGTTTTTTATTAGATAAAGCCAAAACACAAATTATTTCACAAAATAATTGACGGGTTTCCATATTATTTCTCATTTTAAGTTCATTATTTATATAACCGTTTTGTACTAATTCTTTAAATTTGTTATATCTTATTTCAATATAAAGTGGTAATTTTGGATTTCCTAAATGTATATATTTACTAGTTATCAATAATATTGTTTCCCATAAATCCATAAAATGACCACTACAAACCAATTCTGCACACCAATGACAAGCTTCTTCAATTTTATTGTTTCTTATACTTTTTATTAATTCTTTTTTAACGTCCGATTTTTTGTATTTAGAAAATGTAATATTTTTGAAATCCTTTTGAGTTCTTTTATCATCAATTTTAAATTTATCCATTTAATATAAAAATTATAAATAAAAAATAAAAATAATACATATATGAAATTGTTTAAAAAACTTATGAAAACTTATAAAAAATCCACATTTTGGTTTAAATTTATTACATTTTTAATAGGTTTGTTAATATTAACAATATTAATTAATAAATTTACTCCTATCAACGAGGGGTTTTCGCAAAAACAAAAGTTCCTTTTAAAAACCAACGATGATTTATATGATGATTTTACGGCAGAAATATACGATGATTTATTATTTGATTCAAGAAAAATAGATTTCCAAATAAAAGAAATTAAAAGGAATACAAAATTAAATAAAAAATCGTTAGTTTTAGACATTGGGTCTGGAACCGGTCATCATGTAAGAGTATTAAATAATGATAATATTAAAACAATTGGTTTAGACAAATCAAAATCTATGGTTGAATTTTCAAAATCGAAATATCCAAAAATGAAATTTATTCATGGGAGTGCTTTAACATCTTCATTGTTTGATATGGGAACATTTAGTCATATAACATCATTTACCTTTACGCCATATTATATAAAAGATAAATTAACATTTTTCAGGAATTGTTATGACTGGTTAAAACCAGGAGGATATTTAATAGTACATTTAGTAGATAGAGAACGATTTGATCCTATTATAAATGCGGCAGACCCTCTTCATATGGTATCGCCTCAAAAACACGCCAAAAAACGTATAACCAGTAGTATAGTAAAATTTAAAGATTTTCAATATAAAGCCAAATTTAAATTGGAAAGTGATAAAAACATTGCTACATTTGAAGAAAAATTTATAGATGATGGAACGGGAAATGTTAGGAAGCATGTTCACACATTATATATGCCAAAACAAAATCATATTTTAGCTTTAGCAAAAAATATAGGTTTCAAACTTAAGGGTTCCATAGATATGGTAATGGCACAATATGAATATCAATACTTATATATTTTGGAAAAACCGAGATAATTTTATAAAATAATGTATTAATGATTAAATATATTATTTTGTTATTGCTATCTATTTATTCTCTATATTATATTGCTTTTCGACTAATTATACCATTTTGGTCAAGACAACCTGTATTTCATTTGCATAATTTATTATATTGGATTAATCCGCCAGGAATAATAGAAAAAGATTTGAACATAGATCATAAATATTATGATTCCACAATTGAATTTTTAGAAATCAATCAATTATCAGATAAAACAATAAATGATTTTCATACATTTATTAATGATGAATATTTACCTGGACAATTTGAATCATATAAACCAACAAAAAAAGCAATAACATCTACATTGTTAAATCATAATGATAAATCATATATTTCACTTAAATATAGTTTTGATATTGAAAATAATAAATTTGTGAATAAAAAAATTATTGCATCAATGACAACAATACCAATAATGTGTCATATTAATAATGAAAAATTCAAAGTATTATTTACAGACTTTATGTGTGTGAATAAAAAATTTAGAAAAAAAAATATCGCTGCTAATATAATTTATACACACAATTACAACAGTAGGCTTAAAAATCACGGTAATATAGGAATGTTTAAAGGTGAAGGTAAAGTAACGCTTATAACACCAATCACAATTTATAATACATACTTATACGATTTGTCTAGTTGGCCAAAAAAACAGAAATTTATTGCAAATAATATTAAATTAATATTAATAGATGATACTAACTTTTCTTTATTGTTTCATTATTTAGTGCATATTAAATCACAATTTGAATGTTATTTTCAAATAAATATAGCAAACTTAAGAGGATTGATAAAAGAAGAAATTATTTATATAACCATGGTTTTAGCGGATGATAAACCGTATGGTTGTATGATGTTTAGAAATTCGTTTACCACGTATGATAATAAAAAAAGTTTAGAATGCTATGGTTCATATTTCGATACTGTAACAGATGAAGCAATACGATATTTGTTTTATAATTCATTATTAATGATAAAAAACAAATTGGATTTTAATTTTATTTGGATAGAAAATATTTCACATAACAATAAAATTTTGAATGTTATTTTTAAACATCATACTCCTAAAGCTACAACAACAATTAGCTATTATTTTTATAATTATGCCAATAGACCTTTTTTATCAAAATCGGTACTATTACTAAATTAGCGAGTATATTTTCCTGCTCTTGCGAATGAATCGACAACAAAAATTACAAAAACGCCTAAAAACAAATATAAAATTAATTCTTCTGTTGTATTTCCATTTTTTATATCTTTTTGTTCTTCAAGCATATGAATCATATAATTTAATTTTTCTAAAAGAACATCTTTGCTGCCATGTAAATTTGGTGAATTATTGGCTTGTGTAAAATATGGTATAAATTGTTTATAATATTCATTGGTTACAGCATTATTTGTTAAATTGTCATATGCTTCTGGTTGGACATTATTATCTTCTTCTTCTTTTTCTTCTTCTACTTTTTTAATTTGATTTTGTTGGGTTAATTCTGGATTAGGTGGAGGATTAAAATCTGCTAAATTTGATTCATCTGAATTATCCAATCCTTCCATAGAATTTAGGAATGTTTCTACTTTTTCATTTTTTATTTTATTATTGTATCGTCTTTTACGTGTGAAATTATTTTTACTTCCTATTTTTTTATTTTTTTTTTCATTCCAATCTATTTCTGAAAAATTTAATGCCATACTTATAAAAAATGTAGATTATAATTTATTATGTATAACTGAAAAATATATATTTCCTAATCTATATATAAATGAATTATATTGGTGAATTTGCATTATTAGCAATACTAATTGTTGTTTTTTATCAACGAAATAATTTTTTAACATCACAGCTAAGACATAACCGGACAACATTTTTATTAATTGTTATAGGATTAATGTTGTTTTTGGGTAGCTATCATAAATATAATATGTGCTATATTTTAGCTTTCATTGTTGTAGTATTATATTCAAATACAATTGAAGGTATGAATAAAAATATAACAAAAATGGCGGAACAAGCTGCAACAAACCACGAAGTATATCCGGAAATGGGACAAGAATTTAAAAACGAAGCCGCTCCGGGTCAAGTATTAAATCAAACTGAGGAAGATTTCAAAAAAGAACGAAAATTAAAAAAAGATTTAGCAGAAGAATTTTCAAATTTAAATCCGATGAAATTATCGAATATGAATATGGTTGATAATGATAGAACAATGAAATTAAATGCTTTAAAAAATAGTGAAGTAGCCAAGTCTAATCCGAATGAAGTAACTAATGGAGTTGTAAATGATGTTAAAGATGTTTTGGACCGTGTAAAACGATTGGAACTTTTACAAGAAGAAGCTGAAGCAGAAGAATTTGAAGATGAAGAAGAAGAAGAATTTTAAAATAATATAATCTTAAATTTATATATGAAGATTTTATTATTCACATCAATTGTATTTATTATTATAGCAATTAATTTAATTATAAGTTGTCCTACAAAAGAAGGGTTTATGAAAAACAAATATGAAAAGAAAACATTAAAAGAAGTGGAAGATGCTATGGTCCATAATCTACCACCACATTCAAAAGATGATCCAGAAATGAGAGAAAAAATAAAAAAAATAGTACAAAACGCGGATAAAGACAATGATGGTTATATAAACAGAGATGAAACAAAATATCTTCGCGATGAAAATGATGTTAACTCAAAAAAATCTACAGAGAAACCTTCTTTTATTTTAAAAAAAAAAGATTATGATGACGATGGTAACCCTTCGCAGAACTTTTTAAGAACATTTCAAAGACAAAAAATAGAATCTGATGGTGAATTTTCATTAAAAAGTCTTATGCCTGAAATTCCAAATAGCAAAGAAGTAAATAAAATTAATGCAGAAAGCGATGCTAAAAAAGCAGAACAAGATGCAATGAAAAAAGAAACCGAACGTCAGACAGAAAGAGAAGTAAATAGACGTGAAAAGCAAGCAAAAAATTTTTGTATAAGTAGTATACCAAAAACATTATGGCAATGGATTACTGAACCATTTAGAGAAATTTATTATTTTCTAGTAAAAAAATTAGGTATGAAATGGATTGGTAAATGTATTGATGCCAAAACATTTATATTTGGAAAAATATGGTCAATTATAAAAGCAATTTTTAATGGAATGTTTGGAGTATTATGGGATATAGCTATGTTTCCATGTAAAAAAATTGGATTGGATAAAGCATATAGACCATTATGGCGAGCAAAAGTGAATGTTTATAATAGTATAAAAAAACCTATTGTTGATTTATTAACTTGGAAAAAATTAAAAATATTACGTGCTTTTAATTTCATTTGTTAAAATTATATTTTCTATAATTATATTAAATATGATTACTAAAGTACATGAAATGTTTAAAGGTATTAACAATAGTAAATTATTTGCAGGATTAGTTATGATTATGTTAAATATAGGATCAAAATATATTACGATAGAATTAAGTAAATCACAAGAACAATATTTAAGAAATTCTATAGGGAGACAATTGCTTATATTTGCAATTTCATGGATGGGAACAAGAGATATAATAACCGCGTTAATTATCACTGGAATTTTTCATATATTAACAATGCATTTATTTCATGAACAGAGTCCTTATTGTATTATCCCAGCAAAAATGCGGACATATGAAGATATATTAGATTTAGATGGAGATGGTGTAGTTTCAGAAGAAGAATTAAAAAAGGCCAAAGAATTATTGGGTAAAGCATCGGCCCAAGCTAGATCGAGAAATCAATTAAAAGCTGTAGGTTATTTTAAAGAAAAAATATGAATATAATATATAACTGATGTTGAAAACCATAATCAATTCTGTAGACATTTATTATATTTTATTGGTGATTTTATGTGTATTATTTATTGTCTTGTACGGTAATTATCGTTGTAAAAAAAAAGACAAAATAAATGATAGTTTGCTGTTTTTAGATGGAAAACCGATGTTTGTAATTAATGATTTTAAATTGGGTAGATGGCATATTACACATATGTTGTTTTTTGCCCTTTTAGGATATTTGTATCCCAAATCATTTTATCTTTCCATGTTTGGTGGTATATGTTGGGAAATAGTAGAATTCTCATTGGGTTATTTTAAACCTGATTGGTTTTATAATAATTGGTGCAACGGGGTGACTAGTAGTAATGAATGGTGGTATTATCAATATAGTGATATATTTGCTAATTTAATAGGATTTTTAATTGGTATGAATTTATCAAAAATTATGTAAATACATATAAATGTGTTTTAAAAAATCATATAAAATACACCCTATAAATTTTAAAACACCAAAAAAAGACTTCAAAACAAATGAGTGTATAATATGTTTAGAAAAAATCACATATGGTAGAGCCGTGTTAAATTGTGGTCATCATTTTCATTCAACATGCGTTTTGAAATGGTTTGAAAGAAATCTAACGTGTCCAATGTGCAATCAACAATTTGTATGGGAATGGGTTGGTAAAAAAAAGTAAATATCATTATTTTAATTTCTATATTAATTATAATAATGAGTAAAATAACATATTGTGAAAAACATAAGGCAGGAATGGAAAAATCAAAAGAACGAATGAGACAATTAATAAAAGAAGCACAAGAAAATGGAAGCGATATTTTTATAAGTGCTTATAATACATTTAAACCATATCATTTGAAAGACCATTCTAAAATAGATATGAAAAAAATAAACAATAGAAAACTGAAAGAAATATTAAAACATATGATACAAATATCCAGGATTCAATTATCTAGACCTACTCCAGATATGGTACACTTGGAGAAATTAGACCATGAAGTTAAAATTGCGAATGAAATCATAAACCATATACAAGAAGATATAATTAATGCCCAAAATAAAGGACAACAACACGACGCATATGATCAAGAAGTGAAAGTTCAACAAGAAAGTATAAAAGATTTTCAGAAACAAATAAACGAATTAAATAATAAAATTAAAATAAAAAAAGAAAAGGGAAATCTTCCCAGATCATTGGGGCAATCGAAGGATAATAAACAAGCTTTTCCACATTTTGATACTGCGGTTGATATGTTGTTTTCAAACATTACTGGTAAAAAAGGAAAAATGGATGATATATTAAAAAATGTTGAACGTTTAAAAATTCAAGATTTGAATAGACGATTAAACAATACAATAAAAGAAGATTACTCAGATGAATTGGGTCATTTAGAAATTTGGGGGAAAAATGATAAATATGGTAAAAAATATGATAAAGACTTTTTCCCCGAAAAACAAATTGACGGTACATTTTTTCCACTCAAAAAAGGTAAACATCAAAATTATGGTTATATACCAACTCCTGAAGATTTAAAAAAGGATGCCGTAAATTTGTTTAAAACACACGTTCATCGTGGATCCGGAAAACGTATGGAAAAAAGTAAAAAAAAAATATATGAAAAAAGTAAAAAAAAAAAATATAAAAAAAGAAAAACAAAAAAACGAAACCGAAAAAAAAGAACTAAAAAAAAGTATTAATCATTTTTGGCCTTATTTTCTATAACATCTTCTAATTCTTTCAATCTTGAGTTTAATTTCTTCATTTCTTCCAATATTGCCGCTTTTTCTTCATGTTCGAGTTCTTTTTCATGAGCATCTATTTGATAATACCAATTATAAGCACCAGTTATACTATTGTATCCAATTTTTACAACATTATAACCTAAATCTACCGCCTCATATAATACAAAACCTAAAACCATTTTATATTATATAAACAAATTATTTACAATGATAAATTAACAACATTTTTTGCCGAAGCACTACGTTTACTTCTTTTTGGCAATGATAAATCACTTTTTAATTCTTTTACGTCGTCTAAACTTATAGTTGATTTATTGTCTTTTATATTCATATTTACTCGTTTTGTTTTTAATCCAGATAAGATTTCTCCAATATCACTTGGTCCCTTCATTTCTTGACGTTTTGATTTTTGTTTGTTTGATTTACCGATAGTTGCAAACGTGCTATCCATATTCGTTGCATCATTGAATGTTGGTCTGCCACGACTAAATCCTACATCTGGACGACTTGATGGAGGACCTATTGGCGGCGTTGGAGGTCGTCTTCTCATTTGTGGTGTTGGTCCAGGAGGGGCTCCTCTAGGTGGTTGAACCCGTGGTTCATTATAGCTATTATTCATTGCACCATTTACAAAATTACCAAATCCGGGATTATTCTTGCTCATACTACTGACTGCTGCATTGGTAAATTGTTGCATCAAATCAGGATTTTGTTTCATAATGTCATCCATACCCGGCATTGCGGATTTAAACATTGTATTTGTCATATGTAACATAACCGCACTACCTCCTAGCATAAATAATAATTTAATTTCTGGTGCCATTTTAGCTTTTGATGAATATTTTTCATGTAATTCCCCAAATACATCATCATATTCTTCTAAGTTTTCATTTACTGCTTCTGCCCAACCATCTAATTTCAAGTCAAATGGATCAAATTTAGAATTCAAAAATTCTAAACCAGAAACGGCAGCCATTAACATTTTGCCCTGAAATTTACTACTGTTCTTTTTTTCAACCTCATTTTTAATCATTTCATATTCACCTGTCATTTCATCCAGAGAAGATTCCATACCATATTTTTTTGTTAATCGAAACCCTTTTTTTTCCAATGCTTCTAATTTTCTAAGAGTCTTTAATTTTTCTCTTAATTCATCTTCTTTTTTCATAGTTTTTGGTTGAATATTCATATTTGGATTTACAGGTATTTCTGTAAATTTTTTGAAGCCATCTGTATCTGTATTATTATCTTTACTCATTTCCTTACCTAACATAGGTTTATTAACATTGTTAGTTTCTTCTTTTTTAACTTTATTTTCATATAACATTTTATTAAATGAAACTGGTTTTGCTTCATTTAGATTAAGTTTAATATTATTAGTATCATTATTTGAATTTGATAGATTATTTAAATCTAAGTTGTTAATTTCATTTAATTTAATATCAGAAGTAGGTGACCCAGGTTTTGAAACTTTTTTATTATTCATAAATAAATCAATTCCTGAACCAAAATTTACATGTTTACTACTTCCTCCAGGAGTTTTTGGCGAATCAATTACTTTTAATCGAGGTGAGCTAGAGACATCATCAATATTAATTTTAATAGTTTCCATTACTTATGTTTTATTAAGAACTTTTAATTTTAAGTAAGACGCATTAAATATATTATTTTGCTAAAATATTATTAAAATACCATAATCCTTGTAAATATGAATCTGCTAAATCATCTTTTTTTTTATGTTTGTTAAAATAATCCAACCATTTATTAATTCTTACATTATCTATCAACTTTTCTCTTGTAATTTCAATACCCTTTTTTTTTCTTTCCTTATATGTGGTTTTTTTTGTTTCTAAATGATCTTTTAATTTATTTGATGGTGATATTTCTTCGATTTTATTAACATTACTATGAATAAAATATTGCATTATCATTCCTTGTAATGTTTTCATTCTCAACGCTAATGGTCCAATTTGATTTTCAACTAAAACATAATCAAAATGAATAGTTTTAAATTGTTCATCAAACATTTCTTTCATACATCTACCATACGAAACTAAATTCATTGATCTTGTATTTATAGTTTTTACAAAATGTAAATAATTTTCATCTAAATATTTATTAATCAATTCGATACAATTATCCTTCTTTTCTTTTTTTTTGTATTTTATATTCATTTCATCACATAAAAGTTTAACATCAAATACTTTTAATTTTTTTATAGCTTTTCTTTGTAAATTTTTGGTGGGTATTTTATAATTTGTTTTTTTGGCATGTATTTTACAATAATAGTTATCATCCCGATAATATTTACTTGAATTTTTACACGGTTTATTATTTTTCATTTTACCACAACAATGTATGTTATCATCTTTACATAAATTAATAACTCCCCACTGTGAAATAAAATACTCTTTATTATGAATAACAAAATGACAATATGCTAAATGCTTCATACCAACGTCGATTGATAATAAGTTCATATACTTATTTTATATTAATAATCTTATATATTTTTGTAAAATATATAAATTAAGCACGTAATTTTAATAATTCTTCTTGCGTAAGAATAGGTGATACCAATTGACTTTGTAGATCTTTTCTTGTTAAATATACATTTTTAAGATCAGAGCTTTCATAACCATAAGGAGAAGTTGAATCCGAACAAGATTGATAAATATATTTATTATTTGTCGGTTTTTTATTATAATGTAAATTTTTAGCAAAACAACATTGATCGCTGCTATTAACAGCGTTTGTTTTCATGATATTTTCAGCATTTTGCGTTAAATACTGTCTATATTGATAATTATCATTAATGCCTGCCGATTGTTTAATCATTGTATTTCTTACACAAGCAGGATCTCTGGATGTAAATAGTCTACCATCACTCATTAATGCTGGATAATCAAAATGGATATTATTAGAACCTGAATAACACGTACCCCAACTCATTTATATAATTATCATATAAAAATTTATTCTGCTTTTTCTATTAATTCAATTAATTTTGGTTTTGTTAAACTTTTATATCTTTTTAAATTTCTTTCTTTTGCCAGGTCTTTCAATTCTTGAACTGTCAACTTATCCAATGATTTTTTTTCTTTTTCTTCATTATCTTCAATATCACTGCTAATATCATCTAAACTATCATTTTCTAAACTATCATTTTCTAAACTATCATTATCTTGTTGTTGCTCATTTGATTTTTGAATTAACAATTCAGAAATGTTCAGATTTTGTGGTGGTTCTATAGTAACAGTTTCATCACTAGCGTTTCTTAAACTATTTGTTTCTAAATTAATCGGTTCAATATTTACCTCTTCAACTACATCATTTGTATTATCAATTAGGGTTAATGTTTTTTTATCTTCATCATCTTCATCACTATCATCACCATCACTATCATCACCATCACTATCGCCACTATCGTCATCATCGCTATCGCCACTATCATCTTCTGAAATTTCAACTAAATCATTTGCTGTTTCTAAAACTTCTTCCATTTTCATAAATTCTCCCATATTTTCTTTTGTTTCGTGTGCACTATATTCCATATTATGATTGTTAATTGCTTTTTGTTGTTCTTGTATAATTTCAAAAACTGCATTTACTTTATTCTCAACCTTGTTTACTTTTGAATTAAAATAAAAAAATAATCCAATGGAAAATACTAACGTAATTCCTAAATTAATAGCCAATTCTCTGGATATCATATTAATTAATTAAATTATAATAATACTTCTAAACAAACGAACTATAATTTCTTTAATATTTTTTCACTTTTTTTTAAGATACTTTTTGGATAATTCAAATCTTGTAATACACAAATAGCACCTTTAATTTTGGATATTCCGGGTATTACTTTATATGAATATGTTGGTTTATTTTTTTTAATACTTGTTTCCATATTTTCATTTGAAATGTTTTTATTTTTATCTAACAATTTACATAATTTCACAAAATGCGTTGTCAGCATAAAATTAATATTTTTCTTTTTTGATATATAATCCAGATAACCGTAACCACTGCTTATGGCTTCATATGGATTTGTTCCTGAAAATAATTCATCGAATATGCAAAAATGTCTCGCCTGGGCATTTTCATCTATATTTGTTAAAATATTTTTACATCTTCTTGCTTCTGCTTGAAATAAACTATCTCTGGCGGATGTATCTGGTATATTTATATAACAATGAATATAATCATAAGGAGAAATTGTTGCAGATGTATAATAACCAAATCCCATTTGCTGTGAAAACAAAATATTTATGATAGTGGATTTCAATAATGTTGTTTTTCCGGCAGCGTTTGGACCTGTTATGATTTTATTTTTTGATAATTTTATATCATTTTTGATTATTTTCCCTTCAATCGCTGGATGATATAGTCCATTGAATTCAACCTCATAACCATAATTACACTGATTTATTTTTTTACTGTTAATATTTTCTCTTAAACCACATAAATTATCAATATATCCATTAAATCCTAAACTATAATTCAATATGTTATTTAATTCACCATTATTATAGATGGTGTAATATTCTTTCATTATGCTACCCATATCAAATAATCTTTTTCTAAAGGAACCTGTTAATTCTAACAAATCCAAACCTTTATTAAATTTATAAAGTTTATCTCTGTACATGTCCAATTCCAATGAAAATTTCTTGTAAGATGGTAAATTTTTTATTTTAAATAAAACCAAATCAATATTTTTCAATGTTATGTCTCCATATTCTTTTATGGTATGAATGTTTTCCGTAATTAAATATATATTCTTATAAAATCTATAACAATTGATAACATTTTGATAAATATTGTAAAAATAAATCCATACCATAAACAATAAATAAACCTTTTTATACATCGGAACACTTGTGAAATTAAATAATGCTTGTCCAATAATATGATTTTGAAATTGCTTTGTTAATACTTTTTTGTACATCTCCATATTGAGAGGGACTCTCATTAATTTTAAAAGAATAAATGGAAATACAATAGCAAACAACGGACTAAATAAATTCCATACCGGAGATGTTATATGATAAAGAGATGTTATAGATAAATAAAACTTGGATTGATTTAGCCAGGATAATTTATCCCAACCCATATAATTGTATTTTTCAATAAAATTATTATCTTCTTTTATTTTTCCCCAAACCATTGTCATTTTATCAACATTTTCTTTATTTATTGATATATCATGTATGTTTTTGTATAATTTTTGTGTATCGTTTAAAAAATGTGTATCTGTTGTATAGGTTTCGCACCATTTATCAATACATTGTTCTCCTATGTTTGTTTGTGGATTTAAAATATGTTGATATATTGATTTTTTTGATGGATCTATGTTTTTTGTTAATTCCAAATCATCTTTTAAATTGGGGAAAATTTTTCTTGCTTTTTCATTGTATTCAATTGGCAATTTAAATAATTTATATACCTGTTGTGTGGGTTTTTCTTTTTCAATCTCCATTAAGAGAAAAAAAGAAAATAAGATTGGTTATACGACGAATTAATATCCTAAATGACTTGTATAATTACTTGGCATTTCTTTAATTACCGTTTTATAATGTTTTTCAATTCTTTCAATTTTGTTTTGGTCATGTTTTGTTAAAAAATTAATAGCTACTCCTTTTCTACCCCATCTACCTGACCGCCCAATTCGATGTAAATAAGTATGTTCTGATTTTGGAACATCAAAATTAATTACAATACTTACTTGTTGAACATCAATTCCTCTTGCAAATAAATCAGATGTTATTAGAACACGACACCCACCCTTTTTAAAATCTTTAAAATTGTCTTTTCGTTCAACTTGACTCATTTTCCCGTGTATTTTTTTTACAGGAAATTTATCTTCAACCATTGCAGAATATAAATCATCAACTCGTCGGATACTATTACAATAAATAATTGCTTGTGAAACCGCCATAGCTTCAAATAGATCTTTTAATGTTGCGTATTTATGTTCATCTCCATTTAATTTAATATAATATTGAGCTATACCTCGTAAAGTCAACATCTCTGATTTAACTAAAATCTCAGTTGGAGTTCTCATAAATTTTTGAATTAATGGTGTCAATTCATTCGGTAATGTTGCACTAAACAAACCGATTTGAACATTTTGATTAACAAACGAAAAAATCTTATACATTTGGTCTTTAAATCCTGTATCTAGCATTTCATCTGCTTCGTCAACAATAAGCAAACTTATAAATTCAGTATTTAAATATTTACGTTTAATCATATCGTGAACACGTCCGGGTGTTCCTATAGCAATATGTGGTGTGTTTTGTTCTAAATTTTTTTTACTTTCCTCTATATTTGTTCCACCAATCAATAACTGGGTTTGAATTTTTAAATATATACTCAAACTATCTATAACACCCTGAATTTGTCTGGCTAATTCATGTGTAGGTGCCAAAATTAATACTTGTGTTTTTTTAACCGATTGATCGACAATTTGTAAAGCACTTATACTAAAAGCACCCGTTTTTCCGGTTCCAGATTGTGCTTGTGCAATAATATCGCGACGTTTACCATTTTCTCTAATTTTCGTCATTGGTTTAATAACTTTTTTTTGTACAGGACTGGGTTTTTCAAACCCTATGGCATATATGCCACGTAATAAATGCGCGTCCAGATCTATTTCTGGATCGTCCCATTCATTAATTTCAGAATTTAATGCAGTAGAAGACATTGATATTTAATTAAATTAAAATCTGTTTAAGTGTATTTTTATATTAAATTGAAAACAATATAAAAAATAATTAAAATGATAAAGTATGTCTATGATAAAAAAGCAATATACTTATGATTTTTTTGAAAAATTTGCAAACATCGATCACGAACAATATGTTACAAATGATGTAATAAATATTATTAATGAATTAGCAAATAAAGTAGGTGCACCAAATTATAATAAAACTCCCAATTTCCAAAAATCTTATAAAAAGAAGAAACATTTATCAAAGGAAGATTGGGACGCTATACGGAATTACAAACCAACTATTTTGGAGAAAAATATTGAAGGAATTGATGCCGATATTGATAAAATAAGATCATATTTGAATAAAATGACGGACGATAATTACCAAGAACTATATATTCAAATTAAAGACGTTATTAATAATTATATTGATAATAAAGAATCGTTGAATAAAATTGGAAATATTATATTTGAAATGAGCAGTATAAATAGTTTTTGGTCTAAATTGTATGCGAAACTCTATAAATGTCTTATAGAAGATTATGAAATTATGAAAGAAATATGTTATGACAATTTCCATAATTTCATGGAATTGTTTGAAAAAATAGAATATGTCTCTCCAGAACAAGATTACGATAAATTTTGTCAAATTAATAAAACAAATGAAAAAAGAAAAGCTCTGAGTAAATTTTTCATAAATTTAATGAATAATAATATTATTGAAAAGGAAGAAATCATTAGTATAATTATGTTATTAATAGAAGTAACTGACCGTAATTTAGAAATATCTGATAGTAGATATATCATCGAAGAAATATCGGAAAATTTGTATATTTTAATAATTGATGGAAAAAATCATATAGAAACACACGATGAATGGGATAATATTATTGGAAAAATGGAATATTTTTCGTTATTGAACATAAAAGAATATGCCGGTATTTCATCTAAATCTTTATTCAAATATATGGATATTTATGAAGAAATTGAGTAATTAAATATATATAAGAATATGGTTATATATTTAATTAATGAACACACTTAACATGCACATTACCGAAGTAAAAAAACATATGAAACGACGAAATTATGATAAGGATATTGAAGAAATAAATAATGAAATTGAAAAAATTAAGTTGGAAGACTGTGATTTTTCTGATTATGATTCTGCTTATGCTCAAATTTTAGATTATAAAACAAATTATTTGAAAAAAGATTTAATCAAAATCGCCGAATATTATGATATTGATATAAGAAAAAAAACAAAACATATATTGATAGAAGATATATTATCATTTGAAAATAATCCAGAAAATTGTATAATAGTAGAACGACGGCAAACTATGTGGTTTTATTTAAATGAATTAATGGACGATAACTATTTAAGAAAATATATAATATTTGATTAAGATATATGGTTCAATCTAAAATAAATACAGATGTGTCTTACAAAGAAAAAAATGAGATACATAAAAAAGATGACGAAATGGAGGCTTTTTTATATAGTTATCCAATTTTAGGATTTGATTGTACAATTTGCCTGGGTAATATAAATTATGATTATGCTGATAAAAAAATATTATTTATAAGAATATATTCCTGTATAAATGATTCAGTTGATGAACAAATAGGAATATTTGAATTCAAACCATCTGATAATATTGAAGATAATGATGGAGATATTGATTTGGATAAAATAAACGAACCGTTATTGTATCAATTTGTTACCAAAAAATATTTGAAAGCTAGATTTCCTGAAGAATTAGAAGACGATGAAAATGAAATAAATTATGAAAATGAAGAAAAGAGCATTTACGATGATGACGAGATTGATTTAACGGACGATGATGTAGGCGAAGTAGAAGAAGAAGATAATGAAGAACCGGATGAAACGAATGAAATATCGGACAATGATAAAAATGTGTTTGAACAATTGGAAAATGCAAATGAAGAAGTTGAAGAAGGACAAACGTCAAAACAAGATCTCAAAGAAAGAGAATTATATATTAATGAAGTGCATAATACATGGATTGAAAAATTCTTACACAATAACAATTATGATATACAAAATGTAGAATCAAATGGAGATTGTTTATTTGCGGTTATTAGAGAGGGTTTAAAAGGAATTAATAAAGAGGCTACTGTAGAAATGTTAAGAAAAATGTTAGCTGATAATGCGACCGAAGAAAAATTCCAAGAATATAAACAATTTTACACTGAATTTATGAATGAAATTAAAAAACAAACAATTTTAATAAATAATATTAAAAAAGAATATAAATTATTGGGACAGGAAATTAATGTGGAAAAAGATAGAGATACAAAAAGACAATTAGCATTAAAAGGTAAAAAATTAAAAAAGAAATTTGTACAGGAAAAAAATAGTTTAAATATTACAAAAGAATTGTTGGGTGAATATCAATTTATGAAAAATATAAATAATGTTGTTGAATTTAAAAATATTTTACAATCTTGTACATTTTGGGCAGATGCCTGGGCAATTGACTTATTAGAAAAAATAATCAATTTGAAATTAATTATATTTAATTCTGATAATTATACTGTATCGGATCATGATAATGTATTACAATGTCAAATCGCATCGAATGCTATAGAAGAAAATAAGGCAGAGTTTAATCCAAAGTATTATATTTTAGCTGATTATACTGGTAATCATTATAAATTAATTACATACAAAAACAAACGTATATTTACATATAAAGATATACCATATTCAATTAAAAATTTAGTTAAAACAAAATGTATGGAATCCAGAGGTAATACAATATATAATTTCATTCCAGCGTTTAAACATATGTTGGGTGATAAAATGGAAGAAAATATAGTAGAAAAAGATGGTTCTTCTAGTTGTGAAGTTCAAAATGAACCAAAAGAAAAATCATACAATAAAGATATTGTTTTTCAATTTTATAGTAAATCTAGAGATGCTATGCCAGGTAAAGGCGCTGGTGAAAAAATACCAATTGGTCAAGAAAAATCATTTGCTGATTTGAATGAAATTAAAAATTGGAGGAAACAATTGTCGAATTTTTGGGTATCCGAATTTGATGCAGATGGTAAAAAATGGAACAGCGTAGAACATTATTATCAGGGGAGTAAATTCAAAAATTCACATCCGGTTTTTTATAGTAAATTTTCGTTATCACACGAAGATCATGAAGAAGAACCACAATGGATAAAACAATTACCAAAAGAATTATCAAAAGATCCTGCCATTGCACAAAGATTGGGAGGAAAAAGTGGTATATATAAAAAAATAAGATATAGACCAAAAGAAATTAGAATGGATGATGATTTTCTAGTAAATAAATTCAAAATTATGGAAAAGGGACAATACGCGAAATACAGTCAAAATGGAGATTTAAAAAATATGCTTTTGTTAACAAAAGATGCAACATTACAACACTTTATTAGAGGATGTAAGCCGGTAGTATTCCACGACACTATAAAATTAAGAAAACAATTTAATTCAACCTAATTTCTATTATAAAAAATTATAATAAAAATAACTAGTTTATATATATAATGAAATTATCAAAAAAAACTGAAAGTACAATAAAGTTTTTATTAAAAACGAATAAAAATAAAAAATCAAAATTACCAAATATAAATTCAATTATAAAATCATTTCATAAAGAAATAATAATATCAGAAAAACATGTTAAATTAATAATACCTACTATTAAAAAACAAATTAAAACTATTGGAAATATCGGGAAAATATCTACATTAATTCATTTTTCTCCAAAACGAATAAAAGAACAAATAATAAATCAACATAATAAATTGTTATCTTACGAAATAATATTATTAAATAAAAAAATAATTATTAACTGTTTATTGGAAGAAAAAGATTTAAATTATATATACAAATATGAAAATATGATATCAATCATGTTAATATGGTTAAAATTTGTATTTTCTTACACGAAAAACAATACCTTATCTAAACTAACAATAAATATTGCTCTTACTGATTATTTAAAAGAATTACCCACTAATAATTTAAAAATATTAGATGATATGAATTGTAATACTGGTTCTACCTATGCGTGTAAAAAAGATACCGAAATATTTATTTATAGAAAAGAAGAATGGTTCAAAGTATTTATTCATGAAACATTCCATTCATTATGCTTGGATTTTTCTATGATGAACGTTAAAGATTTCAATAAAAAAATTAATACATTATTCCCAATCGATAGCAAATTCAATTTATACGAAGCTTATTCTGAATTTTGGGCAGAAATATTCAATATATTATTTTGTAGTTATTTTACGATTGAACAGAAAAACGATTATAAAGAATTCAAAATGTTTTTCGATTTTTTTTTATACAATGAAAAACTACACAGCTTATTTCAATGTTCAAAAATATTAGATTTTTATAATTTGAAATATGAAAATTTATATAAAAAAGACGAAATAAGTAATTTAGCCAGGAAACAATACAAAGAAAATACAAATGTGTTTGCATATTATTTTATAAAAAGCATATTGTTATTTAATGCAGAAAAATTTATGAAATGGTGTGATAAAAACCAAATTAACATTTTAATATTCTCAAAAAATACAAGACATTTAAATAAGTTTTTTAAATTTATTAAACATCATTACAAAGAAAATGATTTTATAAAGAATATCAATAATTTACAAATTAAACATAATGAGATAATAAATAATGATTTTCTTTCAAATAACTTAAGAATGACCGTTTGTGAATTGGAATTATAATAAATTGATATATAATCATATAATTATTATATATCAAAAATGGGAATCAAACTATTAAATAAATTCTTAAGAAAACAATGTAAGCAAGATATCAAATTAATTCATTTATCTGAATTAAAAAATAAGACAATTGTCATTGATATATCTATATATTTATATAGATTTAAAGGTGAGAATGCTCTGATCGAAAATATATATCAATTGTGTAGTATTTTCAAATTTTACAAAATTGATTGTCTATTCATATTTGATGGAGATAGACCAGAAGAAAAATCGGAAACATTAATTAAGCGTTCGCAACAAAAAAAACAAGTAGAAAAAGAGTGTAAAAAATTAGAAAATACTATTGAAAATGAAATAGATTCTACTAAAAAAAATGAACTGGAAAAAAAATTATTAAAACTAAAGAAGAATTGTGTTAGAATCAATAATGATGACATCGAAGAGGTTAAAAATTTATTAGTATATTATGGTATGAATTACGTAATTGCCGATGGTGAAGCTGATATATTATGTTGTTATATGGTTAAAAATAATTTAGCATACGCTTGTTTAAGCGAAGATACTGATATGTTTGTATACGGATGTACCAGAGTTTTGCGATATTTCAGCATAATTAAACATAACGCAGTCTTATACGATTATGATAATATATTAAATACATTAAAACTACCTAATAAATTATTTCAACAACTGTGTATATTTTCGGGAACAGATTATAACAATAGTAAATACAATATATATTATGCTTATAAAATCTTAAACCGATATATAAATCTAAAATCAAATGAAATGTTTTACGATTGGTTATTAGATAAATATATTGATCAAAATGAATTGGAAAAACTACAACACGTTGAAACGTTATTTCAATTGGATAATACAATGAAGTATAATATAATATCGAATAAAATAAATAGCATTAACTTGCAAGAACTATTATCACGACATAATTTTGTATTTACATAAGTATTTGAATTTCTATAAATAATTAAAAAATTTTTTATTTAATTATTTATTCAATAATACTATTTACATAGAATTAGCAGTTGGACTTTTACCTCCTTTTGCGAAATGTGGACTCATGTATCGCTGAAGATTAAAGTAAGTCAATTCTTCGTCTTTCTTCAACTTCAACAATTTACGCAACTTACTGTCTGGAAGAATATGTCTTCCATTCTTTGGGTCTTGAAGATTATGCTTACGAATATAAGCATTAATTTCACGCGTTACTTCAGTTCTAGCCATTTCAGTTCCCTGATCCTTTCCTAGAAAGTTTGCCAATTCATGACTGATTTGTGTTGGCTTTACAAATCCAGAAGGAGCACGAGTTCCAGCATTCTTACGGCGTTTACGACCATTTTTCATTGCAGCTTTCATTTCACGATCGGTTCTCTTTTGAAGAACACGAACTTCAGATGTTACTTTTGTAAGTTGACTTCTAAGTGCAACAAGTTGAGCAAGAAGTCCTGAGAATTGATCATCCAGAGTTTGAACAACCGGTTCCGCTTTGGGTGCTTCTACGGCTTTAACAGCGGCTGCAGGGGCAGCTTTTGCTAGGGTTTTCTTTGCCTTTGAGGCAGTTTTAGTGGGGGTGGCTTTCGGTGCGCTTTTTTTTGGCATCTTATAATCTATATAAGCGCGTTCGCTTTAAGTTCGTTTTGGTAAATATTATATTATTTATTGTCTGCAAAACAAATAACAAATATAATATTTATGTAATAAATATTTATGAAACTATCATAAAAGAATCATACAACCATGGAAGAGCATTCGCCGCATTATTATTAACCATGGTAAGAGCTCCTAGTATATACAATGCACCTAATTTACAATATTCTTCATTTTTCCCATAAGTTATCAATCTATTTATTAATCTCAACATTTTTTCTTGTATATATTCTATTTTTTTATGACGCAAAATCATAAAATTAATATTATTAAAAGGAGATCCAGATGGTGGAAATATATTTTTTTTTGTTTCCATAGTTATTTGTGCTCTATAATTCCATATATCAATTAATTCTCTTAAAAATGAAAATAGTTTTATTTTACTTAAATTAAGAAACCATGATATATTGGTAATATGTCCAAATTTATCTATTTTTTGAAAAATCTCCAATGTTTTTAGTTCTATCTTTTTTTTATTGGATAAAATATCCAGATCACTTTTGTCTACTTCTATATTGATATCATAATTATAAATATTTCCTATATGAACAATTCGTTTTATTTTATATAACATGTCTTCTGGAAATTGATTTCGATTGTACGGATTTTTAGTTTCTTTATTTAAATAAATTAGATTCCATAAAGAACATATATCAAATCCATATATAAAACCATCTTTATCCTTGTATGTAAATAACTGTTTTTTTGGCAAATTCTTTATTTCTTCAAATAATAAAAAATCGGTTTTATTACAACACAACTTTGTATTTTTATAACCTGGACCTTTGAATTTTTCATATTGACGATATAAATAACCTCTATAATTCTTTTGAATCTTAATACAATAATATGAATATTTTAAAAAATTATATATTCTATACATCAACTCTGATTTATTCCCACTTACTTTTAATTTATATCTTTTACACATTTGCTTTAACTGATTAACATTGTAATTTATACATACAATATTTTTATAATTTTCTGGTTCAACTATTTTAAAATCACAAGATTTTACTTTCTTTCTCTTTTTTTTTATTATTGGTCTTATATCATCATAAACATATTTATGTAAATAGGTTTTTGGACTGAAATTTTTTTTTATTTTAATATTATTCATTAATATATATATATTTATTTATTATTTATATTGTTTAAATACCTTCATTAATGGTATAAGTATTTACAAAATAAACTTAAAAAGTATTGGATTATTAATTTTAATATGAAAAGGATTCTATTCTTATTTTTATCTATTATAAGTGTTTTTTCAATGCCTGATAATTGCAATAAATTATGGACCGAAACATATAATAATCAAGAAACATCCATGTATTTATGTAAACAAAACATAACAATTACAACAACGCCACAACATACTACTACAACAGAAAAACCAACTACAACAACAAGTTCAACGCCAACTGGCGATGATATACCTGCATGGTTGTATGAATTATTACAATCACAGGGATGGGAACCACCTTCCAATATAGCAACTACAACAACACAACCACCCGCAACAACTGTAAAATCCACTACACGGGCACCAACGACGACTCAAACACCAACGACGACCCAAACACCAACGACGACTCAAACACCAACGACGACCCAAACACCAACGACGACTGTAAAATCGACGACCCAACAATCAACTACTATATCACCTACAATATCACCTACACAACCCATAACAAAATCATATGATATAAAAAATAACTCTATAAATATTGCTAAAGATTTAAAAAGTGAATTGAAACAAGAAGAAATAATAAAACGGGATAATATGATAATAATTATATTAGGATTAACATGTGGAACATTGATGGTAATCGTCGGATGTTTATTAATAAAATACAAATGTAAATTAAATAAAAAAGAACCGATATCTCCTGGAAATGTTACGCTAAAAATAGAGGAAAAACCTGATATCGAAAATGGCATTAAACCACAAAAAATGGCAACACTTGAACCTTTTAAAGGTAAAGACCTGGATATTTTGAGAAAACAATCATTCGATAGAAAGAATAAAAAAAATCATATCAACAAAGAAGCAATAAATATATTGAAACCAAAATTACCAAGTCCTCCAAATATACCACCGCCTCAAATAAATAAACAAGAACGAGATCCCCCTAATTTAAACGACGCAAAACATCAATTCAAAAAAGTAGCATCTAGATTAAATAGTAAAAACAGAAATAGTTGGAAAATACCAGAAAAAAATATTTCACATAATAAACATTTACCCCCTATGGCACCCAATGCTAATACTAAAAAACAAATGAATATAAAAGAAATTCCAAAGAATGATAACCTAAATATTCCTACTATGCATGCTGATATCACTATCGACAAGAAAGATAAACACATGGGATTCTTATTAAAAAATTAAGTATTTGATTTTTGTCATTTTGCAAAATTAGAAAAAAATTGATTTAAAAAGAATCAAATTAAATAGAGTATAATTATAATGTCGAAAAATACTACTCAGTGCGTTAAAGCTAAAGAATTTGAATGTGATCAAGTCACATATAGTAAACCTTCTGTAAACAAATATGGTGGTAAAAGTATTAAGCTAGGTCTTAATGGTAGCAATGGTTTGGTTCTCCAATTTCCTCTTATGTTGACGTGGGGCGTCAATGAGTGGCCCAATGAACAAACCGGTCAAGTTAAATATGATTTGTCCCTACAATTTGAACCTCAAAAAAGTGCTTCACAGGCTAAGTTTTTGGCAAATATGAAAGCACTTCAAGAAAAACTTTTGGAAGATGCCTCATTGAATGCTAAGGAATGGTTTGGGAAAAATAAAATGTCTAAGGAAGTCGCTGAAGCTATGACGTGGCCTTTTGTCAAGTGTTATACTCGTGATGATGGTTCGGAATCATTTACTATGAAGCTTAAAATTCCATTTTGGGAAAATAAGTTTATGGTTGAACTATATGATACTGAAGGTAAACCAACCTATTTGATGAAGGGTGGCGATGCTAACAAGGGAAGTCCTGTTAATTTGATTCAAAAGGGTTCTCATATCGTAGGTTTGATGAAATGTACACAAATTAGTTTTGTAGGTGGAAGATGGGGTATTTCATGGTCATTGGTTCAAGCGAAGGTAAGGCCTCCCCAACGATTGTTGGGAAGTGGAACTTGTCACGTTGCAGACGATAGTGATGATGAAGATACATTGGAAACATTGTCACAGAAAGATAAAGAAGCAAATGAATCAGACGATGATGAGGATGTAAGTAAGCCAACATTTGAGGAAGATGAAGACGATGAAGAAGAGGAAGAGGCAGAACCAGAACCAGAGCCAGAGCCAGTAGCTAAGAAAAAGAAGGTTGTTCGTCGTAAGAAGAAGTCGGGTCCTTAAATATTATAATATTATTTGAATAATCATACTATAAAATTTTTTTATATTATGATTTATACATTATTTTTACGCCTTGTTTGTTTTCTTTTTACTTTTTTATTTTTTCTACGTGTTTTCTTCTTTCTTTTTCCTCCTTCTTGAGTTTTTATATATTCTTTACTGTCTATAAATTTTGTAAGTTCTTCTGTCGCTTTGTCTTTTAACTGTTGGTTTTTTCCTCCTGTACTTCTCTTATATATTTCTACAAATTGGTCGATCCAATTTTTTTTATCAACATCATTATTAAAACACACACCATTAATTTTTTTCATCAATTGGGTTATCTTCTGTGATAAAACTTTTACTTCATCATTTCTTAAATTCATTTCAGTTTTAAGTGTTTGTATTAGATCTCTTCTGTTCATAAATGTTCCTTTATCTGTTGAGCATTTTTCTTGTGCTTCTTTCTCTGCTTTTGCTTTTTCTCCTGCTTTTACTTTATCTGCCGCTTCTTTTTGTTCGGCTTCTGCTTTTGCTTTTTTTTCTGCTTCATCTTTTTTTTGTTTTTTTTCTTCTGTATATGATAATCTATCATCATTAAAGAATGACATAAATTGTTTATATATAAAGTCTTTTTTTTGTTGTATCTCTGTTATTTTTTTCAGACGAAACTTTCTCTGGTTCTGTTTGTAGTAATCGTTTACTTTAACACTACTACCAAATTCTTCTTCCATAGAGTCCATCCAATCATTCATTGTATTTTTACTTTCAAAACAATAAAATTTTTGTAATTTTTCTATTATTTCACTCTGCTGAATCTTTTTCAACTGATTAAAAGGGTGATGTATACCATTGCCTGTCAACGTTTCTATTAAATCTCTAGGAGAATCAGTGTGTCCAACCTCCTTGCATGTTTGTTTAACTAATTCTTCGGCTGCTTTTTTTTTTTCTTCTTTTTCTTTATCTGCTTTTTCTTGTTTTAGTATTGCTGCTTCTTTCATGGCCTTCTCATAATTTTGGCCTGGGTGTTTATCTTCCCAACTTTTTTTTACCTCTTCCTTCTTCCTGGCTGCTTCTTCTTTTTCATATTTTATCAGTTCGTTTTTATGTCTTCTATTCATTTGTATTGAGGTTTCGTTTTTTTTCAAAAATGAGGGTAACTTATATTTTTTATTTCTAGTCTTCTGTTGCATTTGTTCCTTTTCATATTTGTGTCTTTCTGGAACAGTCATTTTATTCCAGGTGTCTTTTGCTGCTGCATTTTTTTTTTTTTTTTCAGCCGCTCTTGCAATATCATTTTTATTTCTATCTTGTTTACTTTTAAAAGCTTTCTGAGCATTTTTCAAAGCAGGTTCGTCCTTAAAACATACTTGTCCTAATTTTCCTTCTTGATCAAACATTGGTCTCAACGCCGCTTTTACAACTTGTAGTTTTCTATTACCATCGACCAAGACAGACTTTGTCTTATTTGTTCCGTTTTCGTTTTTTACAGGCTTAGGTGTAAGGCATTCTCTTTTCGTCCATTTTAAATCGCTTTCACGTTTTTCAAAAGCGTCCTTCAAGGCTTTTTCCCGTCTACTCAGTGAGGGCATATCATCGTCTTTTTTCTCTAAAATTATTTTTAAATATTCTGCTGTTTTTCCATTCTCCACCGCAAAATTATTTATTCTTTTGTTTTTTGCGTCTATGTCTGCGTTCTTCTTAGATTTATTTTCCAGATCTCTTTGCTCCATAGCTGATTTTAATTGTTGCTCGCGTAATAAATGCTCTTGATCTTCCTTTTCTTTTCTGTTTGCGTCTTCATGATCTTTTACCATTTGCCATTTTTCACGGGGCATTATATTTTCATCAAGTTTTTCAAAATTTTTAGGATAATTAAAATGACCGGTCTTATGTTTAATGGGTTCACGATATTCCCTAGGTTCATGCCATAGCATTGTTTCTGGGAGTGGGTTACCACCTCTAATATCACCATATTGCCTGGAATATATATCTGTATAAATATGCAATAAAGCCCAAGGAAATTTCGGCAGATTGTCTTTTATAATCATCTCACCCATATTTTTAAACCAACCCTCTATATCAGTTTCAGCAAACGCTAATTGTCTATAGCTGAAATCACTGCTTACAATGAAACTATCCGTTTGATCGCACGGACCCGGGTACCCCACTGGCTCCACCGCTCCTTTTGGGGGAGGATACCAGCACTTGGTTCGATCTCCAGTCCATTGATAAGGTGCTGGACCAGTAGTTGGAATTCTTCCTAGTTGAGTGTTGCTTTGTGGATGTTTTACGTGCAATAACCTTCCTATATGCCCCTTCTTAAAACCACTTTTTCCGTCTTTTGTTTGTAGCCATTTATATGTTCTCAAATATGCATAATAAAAATCTTCACACGCAATATCATTTAATAAAAATATTAATATTGGAATATATTTTGTCGGGGCTGCGTCCCCCTTTCGCGTTAACAAATTCCATCGTCCTTTATCACCATGAACTTTTGGTTCTGTCGTTAATCCAAAATATGCCCTATTCCATTTTTTCCAATTCTCATCCCAGTTTAAACCCCTAAAATTTGGATCATCATTTCCAAATGCTTGATGCCTTCGGTCCGGAACTCCACTAAAAAATTTACGCCTCCAATTTATATGTGTTCCATGTTCAGTTCCATCATCTTTAATGACAATTGGACAAGGATATCTGTCGCCGGCCTCTCCCCAACCACATAAACTCTCACCTTGACTACCAAAATAACTTTCTTCTGAACCGTGATTTACACCATATAAAATATTGTGTATAGCCGAATATTTATCTTTGGTAAAATCTAATTTTACATTTTTTGTTAACCATGATTTAAGGTCATCCATTGTAAAGATTTTTTTGTCTGGTCCTTGTATCTTTTTTTTATTCATAAAATTAATTATTTTCTCTATTGTTACAAAATGTTCCTCCTGAGGAGGATGATATTCGTATTTTTTTGGACTTTCATTTTTTACCGTAATTCTTGTTGCGTCATTATTCCAGGCTACTGGCGTAAAATTCTTTTTCCTTCGTGGTTTAAAAGTATAATTAGCACCCCTTCCAATTTGACCAGCAGTTAAATTAACAGGATATTCTAAGTCCCATTGTTTAAATATTTTTTCTCTCTTTATTTTTGTTATATAATACCATATACTTTCTAATTTAAAAATATCTATATATCTTGAAACTAATGGTACTGCCGCTTCAACTGCCGAAGCAATATTTTCCATTTCAATATCTTTTTTTGATTTCATAGCAATAATTTGGTTAATTTTGTAGTGTTTTTTTGTTTTCATTTCAACAGTTGTTTTATAAATAAATGTGTCTTCATCTATTTCCGACAACATCCTGTTCAGCATTATTATTTTTATCAACTCATTATTAATATCATTTGAATTTGAATTTTTCCAGGATGTTAAAAGACTTTCCGCATTCATATTTTTATTCAATATAATTTTATTTGAAATTCTATTAACTTCTTCGGTTGTTTGTATAGTCCCTATAAATGTCGCATTATTATTTTTTTTAATTAAGGATAAAATAACAATTGTAACTGATTTTAAATTGTTAATTATTTTTTCTAATAAATTTTTCTCGATTGTGTTTGATTTTAATTGTTCAATAAATTCTTCTTTTGTAAGTTTATAAAAATCATTTTGAAAAAATGATAAATTTGAAAAAGGTGGTATATATTTAAATACATAAGGTTGGTACAATTCATGATGCATCATTTTTACAATTGTATTAAAAAATTTATCAAGAAAAATTGCAAGCTTTTCTAACTTAGGACTATCATCTCTAGTATCATTTTCATAAAATAAAAAATTTTTATATGCTAATTCAAGTTGGCCAATATTTACATAAGGTGGTAACGGTGGATTATTTACATAAACCAATTGACCTGATTGTGTATAAGCAGGAGTCGTTGAACTATCGGAACCTAAAGCAAATATAAATGTTTCATTTAAAACTGTTGTCATAACAAATTTAAATTTTTTTAAAAATTCTAATTGCTTCTCATCGGTTGTCATATTCTCATCACTTAATAAACACATAGAACGCAATATTAAACCAAAAGGTCTTTTAAATTCTTTATTAATATTATACCAATCCATTAATGGATTGGTAGCTTTATTATATTCATCAAAATCATCATAAGTATCTCCAAATATACATTCAGTGTTATCTAATTTTTCTCTAATTTTATCTTGCATTGCCAATTTTGATATTTTTTTAATATCATCCACCATTGTTTCAAGACTATTATTTATAACTCTTCCTTCTTTTAATCGAATTCTACATGCTTTTTTAAACGATTCTTCATATGGTTTTGTACAATCAGCCATTTCTAAATTTGAAAATATTGACATACAATAATCGCGTAATGTATTATAAGCACTTCCAACAGTTGATTGATTATATTTATCTTTAAATTTTTTAATACCAACATATTTTACCAATGGGTACTTACCATTACCTGTTACATTTTTAAATTTTATATTTTGATCATCTGTATTTTCATCTGATTTTGGTGTTTTTTTTTGTTCAATATAATTGTCAACATTAGCACCAGCGTAGTAGTAATCTATTGTTTTTTTAAACAAACCGTTCTTTCTAAAATAATATTCCATTTCGGCCCAAGCAATCAATGTCCATTGTGGCGTATTTGTTATATGACGTCTTTCCTTGTTTTGTTGCCATTTCCCGTTAGTTTCATTGAAGGAAAATCCCAATGCTTTCATTTTATCTTGCTTTTCTTCGTCTTCATTTTCATACTCTTTATTTTCTTCCGGTTTAATTTTTATTATTCTGTTTAAATGGCCTACCAATACATTTTTTTTTCCCTCTCCACCATTCACTAACTGAAATATATTTAATTTCCCTCTTCCATCTACAAGATCTTTAACCATTGCTACAACTTTCTTTTTCTGTTCATCTGAAAATGATTGAAATTTAATCAAATCTTCTATATCACTAGGTATACTTTTACGTCCGTCTTCATTCCTTGTTACCAACATTTCCATTAAATTATTAGCAAACCCACTTCTTATATTATTAACATCACCTTTTTCGTTTGATGAACCATCTGGCCAACATATTGGTTCAGTTGTTTCATCTTTGGTTTTAAATTGTCCTACCATTCCATCAGAATGAATATATTTAACCATATTATCAGCACGTTTTTTTTTAAGGTTAGTCCACTCTTCCTGTTGTCCGGGTTTTATAATATTAGAATAATTTTTATTAGCAGCCGTTTTAATTTTCATTCTTACATTGTCTACCGAACCTGCTGTACAGTCAAATTCATTTTCAACGCCAGCTAAATCACAAACATATATCATTCTATTCTTTTTTTCTCTACTTAAACTAGTACCTCCTCCGAAATCCAATTCAAGCGATACTATTACATGACTTCTAGAACTTTGTTTATTATTTGATGTTGGTGCGATCTCTCTACAATTAAAACCATTTAAAATATAATATTTTAAATCAAAATTATCTTGATGACCTCCAGCCGGTTCTTTATGATTATTTTGATTTTTATAATTTTCATAAAGATCATCTTTATTTCCATATTTATATGACCATGAATCGTCATTATTATTTTTTTCAAATACTGGTTTTTTTTCCTTTTCTTTATCATCATTTCTATATTGTGTATCCATAGTATTTCTATCTACTGACATTTCTGTGTCATAATGTTTGTCAAGAACTTCCCCCATAGTAATAAATCTTAACGCACCATTACCTTCAAAATACCCTATATCTGTTTGGTCAGGAATTTTTTCTCTATTTTTATATGTACTTGCACTTCCCGGAAAACATCTTTTTACGTCTATACCAGCGCCAGCTTGCAATCCAACACAAGCCATATCTTGTTCATTTGCGGCGTTACCTTCATATAATTCAATAATACCTACTGTAATTTTTTCTGGTCCTAATTTTTTTAATATTTCTATTAAAATACCATCTTGTTTAAAAACATCCAAATAAATCAATGTACTTGTTTTACCAGAACCTGATTGTCCATAACCAATAAATACAATGGGTTCTTCATTTTCTTTTAATTTAAATTTTAATGTGGGATCTGTTAATCTCGTAGCTATAGCATTGTTTTCAAATTCGGGATTAAAAACACTATCAAACCCATAAAATTTATATTGTTGTGTATATAATTTTCCTCGTACCATTTCGCTATTTTGATTAACTATTAATGGAGTATCATTATATGTTAAAATTAATGGTTTTTTAACAGTTGTATTTTCATCTTGTAAATTCATATTAAAACGATGATGTTTTTTGTCCCTCATAGTAATATGGCTATTATTCCAATCATCCCTCCTTTTTAATAAAGCCAATACACTTTTATATTTATATATTTCATCAACATAAAGTTCATTTAATTTCTTGAAATCTCCTAATATATTTCCACCTTGTTCATCAGTATATAATCTACTCCATATAGCAGAAAATACATTCAAAGATTTCTCTATTTTACTTGCCAATTTTTTAATACACGGTAAAATTTTCGGTGTTAAAAAAGCATTATTTATTATTAAGGATTTATTGGGATCTAATTGTTCATATAAATTCTTATTTTGATCGTTTCCTGTGTCTGTAGAAAGATGATATAACCAAATATATGAATAAACCATTATAGAATTGTGTGCGTTTTTTTTATATTTTTTATCCCTAGCTTCGATTCTTTCAAAACAAGACCACCAGTGTGGTGCTAGCGTTTTATACTTGGATTCATAAAAGATTCTCAATTCATTATAATCGGACTCATCCAAAGTAATAAATAAATGGTCCCATATATCTTTCAAATGCTTGATCACATTTGGACTTATTTGGGATTTCCATTTAAAGTCAGCATCATTACCTTTATTATAAAATTGTGACATTGATATCAAAACCAACATTTTTGAATTAAAATATAATTTCGCACGTTCATAAAATGTAAAAAAAATTTCTCTCCATTTTTTTTCTTCACCGGAACCTAGTGTATCAAAATCTACTTCATGTGTTGAACGTATTAATTCTTCGTGTCTTGCCATCACTTTTATTTTGGTTTGTGTTTCTGTTTCTTTTGCAATTTCTTTATGATTAATATTTACCGTCATTTGATTTAACTCATTTTTGGCATCGGAATTTGGACCAAAATTGTTCTCTGGTTTAACTGCGATTCCGTTTGTTATCTTTTTTTGGTATAGCTCTAATATAATGGGTTGTTCTTTTCGACTCACCAAGGAAGTATGAATATCAGGGCTCATAGACTCCTCGTTGCGTTTATCTTGGATATTATCTATATCATCTATTCTGGTTTGATCATTTTGCTTTGATTCTTCTATTGTTTTTTGTCGTGCTTCCTCTAATCTCTTTTTTCGTTCGCGTTCTTGTTCTTGTTCTTCTATTAGTTTGCGTTTGCGTGCTTCTTCTTCTTCTTGTCGTTTTTTTGCTGCTTCTTCTTCTTCTTGTCGTTTTTTTGCTGCTTCTTCTTCTTCTGCTTTTTTGCGTGCTTCTTCTTCACTGTTATATTGAGATACATTCGTTGCAATTTGCTCATATGTATTTATCGTAACGTTGTTTAAAGCGTTTGAATTTTTAGCTTTTATAGATTCAAAAAATGCCTCTGTTAATTTTTTAGAATTATTTGTAAAATCACCAGTTTTATTTTTCCATTCAGGCCCAAAATATTCATCAATTACCTTACTATTATCTAAAAATGTCTTTGGTAATCTTTCCACTAAAGACGATTCATCAATTAATGTAGTAACATTTTCCTCTGCCATTTTTTTGATGCTAGTTGCTAGAATAGGCAATACATCTGGATTTGTTTGTACAATATTTTCATCAATTCCACCCAATTTAAAAATATTTAATTTATTAGAAGTATATGTAGTCCATATTTCATTTAAAAAATCAACAAGAGATTTACCTTTTTTTTTATTTTGATCTTTTTGTGTAGTATCAATTTCATTAGCATATTGTTTCATTAATTCAACAAGTTTTTTTTTAAAATCATTAATAAGATCATCATATATTTTAGTATCTCCTGTGAGTTCTAGTCCACCTATTTGATATGTAATTCCTCCACCAGTCTTTCCTCCACCAGTCATTAAACCACCTAGAAGTTTAATTAATGCTGCTAGTTTATCATCTTCATCTCCCAATTGTTCACCATCTAAACCACTATCGGAACTTTCTTCAATAATATTCATATTTAATAATTTAAATACGTTATTGAAACCATCGCTAATATTTTGTTGTTGATTCTGAACCGATGTGTCTTGTTGATTAATTATCTCGACATTTTTTTGTAAGTTTTCTAAAATAACTCCATATGTTTCATCTCCTCCGTATTGATTCTTTATCATTTATATATTATATAATCATATTTTTAATAGTTAAATATAATTATAAATCAATTAATGAAATCTATCATTTTATGTTTTTTTATTTCTTCCCGAATTTTTTCGCCTGCTTTAACATGTTCAGTAAAAGCAACAGTTGGCTTATTAAGTGAACTTGCACTCTTATTTTTCAATTTATCTGTTGCTTTTTGTTCTAAAATACAAGCAGATAATTGAAGCAATAATGTCTTTTCTATTGTAATACATTCTTCGGTCCATTTTTTAACATGCGACTTAATTTCGTTTATAAATTCATCACCACAATTATTTTCTAGTTTTGCTTTATATTTTGTTTGTTCAATTTGTTCTTGTATTTTTTTTAAATTTTCAAACTTATTATCAATTATTATATCTTGGAGGCAAGTTTTTATAGTTTCTGATTCGTATTTTTGAGTTTTAATATCGGTTATTATTTCCATCAAAATTTCTAACCACTTATAATATTCATCATATTTAAAAACTAAATCGTCTATATATTCACACGACTCTTGAACTTGAATATCTTGTTTAGTTATAATGGTATTCGTATAATTAATTATAAATTTTTTAAAATAGTCAAAATTAATTTCTGTTTCATTTGTAAATAATTGATTGAACCATTCTTTATGGTCTGTTTTAAGTTTAAATAAATCTTTTAATGTATTATTTTTTATTTGTGATGTTGATGTTGTACTTGTTTGGACCTTTCTAATATACTTATTAATATTATCTTTTATCAAATTTGAATTAATATCATATGGCCCACCATCATTGGCTTGTACTAAAATTATAAATATTTTTTTTATTTGTTCTACTATTTCCGTATCGTTTATATTAATTGGTTTTATAGGAGTTGTTGGTTCTTCACAACGATGTTTTTCTTGGTTCCATATCTTATTATCTTCACAATTCTTTGTTTCTAAATCTTCACGAATAGAAGGTTCATTATATAGTTTATCTTCACACATTTGTGTATTAGCATTCCAACGCATTAATTGATTTGTTTTCTTACATTCGTCATCTTTCAGTTTATATTCATCTGCTGCTGCTGCTAGCCTGGCTTTTTCTGCTTCATCTGCTGCTGCTTTGTCTGCTGCTGCTTTGTCTGCTGCTGCTTTGTCTGCTGCTGCTTCTGCTAGCTTTTTTTCTGCTGCTGCTGCTTCTGCTTCTGCTGCTAGCCTGGCTTTTTCTGCTTGACCCGCATTTGTATTAGAGCTATCTTCTACGCCTGATACAGATGGTTGATTTGATGAATCAGTTTGTGGTACTTTTGAACCCGGCGGTGTTTCTGGTTGTTGTCCGGGCACTGATGGTGCTACTGGTTGCACTGTTGAACCTGGCGGTGTTCCTGGTTGTTGTCCAGGTACTGATGCTACTTGTGGTTGCTCAGTTGCTTGTTGTAGCACGGTTGAACCCGGTGGTGATCCTGGTTGTTGTCCGGGTGCTACTTGTGGTTGCACTGTTGTCGGTGGTTGCACTGTTGCTGCTGCTGCTGCTGGTGCTGGTATTGCCGGATATGGTAATGCTTGATTTGGCATTGGTATATTACCAAAATTAAATACAGGTGAAATATTACTATTATTTTGACTTTCACTAACATTATTATTATTATTAATATTATTGATATTTAATTGTATTTGCTTAATCATGTCTTGCATTTCTTTCATTTGTCTATCTTTATCCGATAATTGCCCCTCTGAATTTGTTTTCAATGTAGATAAATTTGTTTGCATTCCAATAAGAGTATTTTGATGATTTTCAACCGTTTCTTTTCTATTGATAACTTCATTTATTTCTCTTGTTATTTTTTCATTTTCTTCTACTGCTGTTGTGTTACTTCTCTGATCTTTTAAACTATCTATTTTATCCGTCAATATTTTCATTTGATCTTCATTAATATTCATTTGACTTTTAACGTCTTGTTGTTGTTCTTCTATATCTTTGATTTGTTGTTTATCTACTGCTTTTGAACTTTCTACTGCTTGACATTCTACTTTTTTGGCAAGCATTTCTTGTTTTGCTTTTTCTATAATTTCTTGAATTTCTTTTAATGATTCTTTATAAGCTTCTGCATTTATTTTTGTTATTTCTCTTACTTTATCCAATTCATGTTGTCGGTCTCTTTCTTCTTTATCTTGACTCGCTGCTTTTTCATCTGCTTTTTGTTGTTTTTCTTCACATTCAGATTTTACCGTTTGTATTTCTTTTGATATTTTTTCTTGTTGTGCTTTAAATTGATTTTCCCATTCGTTTAATGCAGTTTTTTCAGATATGGAAATATCTTGTCCTTCATGCATTGTTTGGGGCTCTCCACCCTTTTGTGGATTAGTTTTTGATTCTTCTTCTGCTATAGTTTTTTCTTCCATTGTAGTTTTAAATTTTCCCATAGAAGACAATAAATTTTTTGTATTTTCAAAATCTTCCTTGAAAATATTAAGTTCTTCGCCATCGTAATGCTTTTCTATGATAGGTGTAATATCAAAATTTGGTGGTAAATCCGGAAGTTTTATTTTATTTAAATTTTGTGTTAGACTTTTAATTGTATCTCTAGAAAAAATATGTCCGCCTGTTTGTGGTTCTTGTTGTTCTACTTCTTTGTTTAAAACTTTTAATGATTCATTTGGATTTGCAAGTGTTTCTATATCTCGTAAATCATCTAGTTCTTTTTTAAGTTTTTCTCTTTGTTCTGATGATTGTTCTATACCTAGTTCTGAGTGTTCTTCTGCTCCTTCTTTTTCTTCTTCAGATCGGGCTGGTAATGGATGTGCTTTTCCTTCTTCTGCATTTCGTTCTCGTTCTTGTTGTTCTGCTTTTCTGGCTTCTTCTGCTTTTCTGGCTTCTTCTGCTTTGTGTTGTTCCATGTTTTCTTCTGGCATCTCAACCAGATTACATTTTTTCTTTTCTTCAGTAGGCTCCTTATCCTCTCCATCTATAACTTTTTTAAAATCTTCTCCCCAAACAATTTCAAATAACATGGAAAGAAATTCATCTGATTTCAATTTTGCTTTTTTACGATAATCACCATTAGAGAAACCCCAACCCTTTTTTAAGTCTTTAATTGGGGTATTTTCTGTTATCCACGTTTGTCGTGATTGTCTCATTGTTTTGAAGACATTTGTTCTTGCCTTCTCAAAATTACCAGGACCAATATTGGTTCGTTCATCAATATGCGAGGTGTCTGTTTCAGCTTCAACAATTTTTTTACCATACATTATATTAACCATTTTATTCATATCTCGTAAATACGACATAAATGAAAATGTTGATATTTTATAACCATTTTTATCAGTAGTATTTAAATAAAGACAACTCTTAACGTCCTCAATAGTCTTATATGCTCCTTTCTCATCTACATATCCAGGTCTATAATAATTATCAGCATCAGCACTTAATTTTGATTTAGCGGTTGTTTCCTGTCGTTCTTTAAAAATTGGATTGTCACTTTTATATGTATTCACTGCTTTATCCATTATGTCATCAATTTCTTTTATCTCTTTTTTAAATTCATTTGTTTTTTCTTCATTATGACTATTTCTTAAATAATCATCCATATTTGAAAGAAAATTATACATATCATCATAACTTACTTTATCTAAATTTTGAAAATTTGCTAAGCTTATATTTTTATCATCTAAATATCTTTTAAAATTTTCTGCAAATTCTCTCCAAATTTCTCCAAATTTATGCGGACCATATAATAGCTTTTTTACAGTAAGATCTCTACCCAAATATTTCCCTTCACCATCATTAAACTTTAATGTTCTTAAATTCATATAATGTAAAATAATTTTGAATATTAAATTTTTTTTTAACTGTGGTATTCTATTTATTCTATATTGTTTTAATGTTTGAATTGCTTTGAATTTTTTTGCTTTTTCTTCTAGCTTTTTCATTTTTTTTTGTTCTTTGGTCAGTTTAACTGGTGGCTCTTCTGAGCCATCTGTTTTCCTCTTCTTTCCAGTGATCTTATCCTTCAAACCACTTAACTTACCTGTCGTTCCGGTAAGGTATGCAAAAAATTTGACGGCTCTTATTTCATCTTGAAACACTCCATAATATTCCCCCTCAGCCTTTTTATTTTTTTTATCTAATATTTTTTGATATTTAGAAAGTATTTTCACATATTCATCATTTGATGCATATACTTCTTCACGAAATAATTGATAATTTCTTAAAGCATTACATAAATCATTTATTCCATTATACCAATTTTTTTTAACTTGCGTTTTTTCATATGTATAATCTATATTATTACTTATATGATCTTTTATTCGATCATAAAAATCTGTAATATTATATATATTTTTATGTTTATCATCTTTGGTTATCCAATGGCCAAATGAAACCACCGCTATATCACTTAAAACTTGATGACTTTGTATTATTTCATTATTATCCATATCTTATATATTAAACATTTAAAATATTTTAAATGTCAAATTTTAATTTAATTTTCCTCTATTTGATAAAAAATCTACTTGTTCTTTTGTTATACAAGCACAACCTCTACCATTGCTAACATTGCTATTAAAAGCACAACATTCTGGCGTAAATGTATTTCTTCCATAAAAATATAATTCACCTTCTCTTAATGGGACGCTAGGAGAATTGTAACTTTCAAATGGTTCTTCTTTTATTTCCAAATCTTTATTTAAATATGATTTTTTGTTACCTTCTTGTAAATTTTCATCTAAATTAGAACCAACCATGTTTTCCCAAATAATACATTTATAACATAAAGACCCTAATATTATAAATATTAATAATATAAATAATATACTTGAAAGATGTATAGCTTTAAATTCCATTATATACATAATAGTACATTAAAATCAATAATATTTCAAAATATCATTATCTAAAATTTCTTCAATACAACTATTGTAATCTAAAAATCTAACACCGTTAATTATAAATGAGTTTTTATCAGTTATTAAATGATATAAATATTTTTGTTTTTTATGGTGAATGCCTTGTAAATTATATGTTGAAAATTTGCCTAAATCATTATCATCTATATTAATATTGGGACCACAAACATATGTATTATTATTTATTCTATAACTCTTTAAATGGGTTATTTTTTCCCCATCGATAATAACAACTCCTCTAACAATTTCTCCAAATCGCAAAACATCATTTACTTTTATATTTTTAATTTTAACAGATTGCCCATCCAACAATTCAATGGATGTATTACCATGAAATCCTCCATCCAAATATTTATGTATTAGTTCATATTTATGTTCATTAATTAATGAATATTCTTTTAATTTATATAAATCTATTTCTTCAATTTCATCCCAATCGAAAAATTCATAATCTTTCAAATAAATTCTTTTATTGGATGTGTTTAAACAATATATAATTGGTTTTGTATAATTTTCCACGAAAACAGCCTGGGGATGTTCAGATACATCTATCATTTTTTTTTTATACATAATTTTATGAGTTCCCGATACAATAATACCATCAAGATTATACATATTTTGATCCGCACTAGATAATTTCAAAATACCTTCAATTACACTACCATTTTTTAAAATGTCTCCAATATTTAATTTTTTTATAGGTAATATTCCTTTTTGAGTTTCAAATAATGTATTTTCATCGAAACATTTTGGAGGCCCAGGTACTGGGACGGGTGGTATTGCTGCAGTAGTCACTGCTAAAACTTGACCTATAAATGCAGTGGCAATTGCAACAATTACAACCAACGATGTCATTACAGTAGTCCATGATAATCCAATAGCTAATGGTATAGGATTTAAAGGAAATACTGCCCATATTACAAAGAATACCAAAGCTAAAATTGAAAGTGTAACTAAAACAGCAATACATATTGCCATAACAATACTTAAAATAGATGTTAAACTATACAATCCAGCTATTATAACATTGATAATTATCGATAATATACCAACTGATCTATTTAAACTGTCTTGAAATTTCATTAAAACCATGTATATGGGATGAACCAATTTCATTATCATTTTTAAAATATAATCAAGAATTAAAATAACTTGATCAATTAACCATCTCATCATAACCCTCATACCATCTAACGTCGCTTTGATACTATCAAAACTATTGAGAACAATATTTAACGATTTATAAATTGGAGTAAAAAAATATTCAACTATGCTTCCCAAAATATTGCTTACGCAAAACGTAAAATTCATAGCGGTATAATTAAAGATATTTTGTCCCTTTGGACTATTTATAAATCCAGCAAATGGTATAACAGCTGGATGACATCTCATATTAATCCAATCATCTCTTATGGGTTGTAATCTCGTTTTAAAATAAAAATAAACAAATATAACTATGAAAATTACTTTAATTAATAACATCCACAAAACAGATATTCCATATAAATCCCAATAACTTGTTTTATTATATATTTTTTTCATTTTTTCATAAAAAAGTTCGTTTCTAATATTAATATTATCCATAATAATATATATGGATAATATATAAATTAATCTTCCCAATCCCAAAACGTATATTCGCCGATAGGTATTGTATGGTCGTCGGTAACTAAGCAACTCAATACTTCATCAATTTCATCTGTTTTAATTGCTTTTTTATAGTCTTGAACGTCAATATAATTATCTAAATTAGTTTTTTCTAGATTATTTGATGGTAAAATTTTATGTGTTCCAGTTACATATATATAATCATTCAGTTTTTTACTGAAAATTTTATAAAAACAATTTGAAGGATCACCCTTTATTTTTAATGTCGCCAGGACAGTGCTACCATTTTCTAAAACATCTCCTAAATTTATATCTTTCATACATATTTCTTTCCCATTTTTTAAAATTAATTTTGTTTCAGGACGAAAACAAAATGTATTGATAACATCTCCTATTGGACCATTCATAACACTTTCTCCAATCATTGTTGTCGATTTTATTAGATGAAAAACTACCATTATTAAACCAATCATTTTCATCATAGTATCTTTTACTTTAATAATCATATTTTGAAATTCACTCATAATAACACCTAATATGCTGAAAATATTAATACTAAACATAGAACTTGCTTTTTTTATCCAATTAATCAAGCCACGCATTGCTTGTATATCTTCTAAAAATCCACTTCCTAAATAGGATAATATACCAATAACTCCATTGATTGGTTTTAAAAAGAATTCCATTAAACCTCCCTGAATATTCGATAAACAAAATACAAAATTAGAAGCCGCGTCATGACCAAACATACCTGCGAAAGGCATTACACTAGGATTGCATCGGTATTTTGGCCAATTTTCTTTGACTTCTTTCATTTTTGTCATTAAAAATACAAATATAATTATAGATTTAAATAAAATAAAAATAACAACTGTGTTTAAAATATCTTTAAAATCTCCCATAATAGAATATAATGTTATTTAATTTTTTTTAAAAAACATTAATTAAAATCTTTCTTGACAACCACACCCTCCTTTATGTTTTCTTTTTTTTCTTTTTTTTCTTTTCTTTCTTTTCTTTTTTTTACCACCACCACCTTTTTGAATGGTATCAAATTTTCTATTTTCTTTTGTTTGTTCACCTAATTTGGCTGCTTTCACAATATTTTTATTTGCACCAGGTGCTCCTTTATATTGTGGGACAGCAACGCCTTTTCCAGTATCACCTTTTCCAGTATTACCTTCTAAAATACTACCCATTCCAGACATTACTCCTGTTGTAACGGTTTCAAAACCAGTAGCAGTTCCACCATATGCTTCTGCCAACGTTGCCATACCACCTACTTGACCTTTTTTAGTTGCTTTATTTTCTTCAATTTGTTTTTCATTTTCTTCAATTTGTTTTTCATATTCGCCTCCTACTTTACTTGAAAAACTACTTCTATCATTTGTTCCATAAGGATTATCCGAACTCATTCCCTCCATACCATTAGATACATTAGTTGTAACAGTAGATAAATTTGATCCACCATATGCTTCTGCTAATGTAGCCATACCACCTCTTTGTTTTCGTCTTTTTTTTGTATTTCTTCTTCCTTTTTTTCGTCTTTTTTTTGTATTTCTTCTTCGTTTTTTTTTTGTATTTCTTCTTCGCTTTGTTCGTCGTCTTTTTTTACTGCTTTTCCCCATTCGCTGTTTAGTTTTATTTATCCATTTTTTTATAGGTTTGTATGAATCTCCCATATATAAAATATAAATATTTAAATATAAAAGAAAAATATTATTAAAGATTATAAATGGATCCTCAAGAAAGATTAAATCTTCAAAAATTGGTAAAAGAATATGGTGCTGAAGATACTACTAAAAAAATACGCACATTAAAACATAGTAAATTAATTGAAACCGAAATATCTGCGTTTCAATATTTGAAAAATAAATACTCAAGATTATCTAAAAGTAATCCTAAACAATTTGAAAAGATGGCTGTAAACAAATGTAACTTTTTATTCGTTAATTATACAAACATATTCAATCGTTTAATGCGGGATGAATTAGATTTATCTATTCTACAACAATTTTTATTAAAGCTAAGAGAAATTGAAAATGGCACAATTGATCAACATGAAGCGTCTGTTGAAATTGGTGGATTATTGAAAAAATTATATATAGATAGTGCACTTAGAAGAGATAAAAAAACGAAAGGATTTAAAAAAGAAAAAAAGAAAAGCGGTAAAAATATATCGTGGAATGAATTCAAAAAAAGTGGATTGAATAATTAATAAATTGAAATATATTAAATATTAATAATTTTTAATATATAATGACAAAATTAGTTATAGTTGAGTCTCCAGCCAAATGTAGAAAAATAGAATCATATTTGGGCAAAGGTTATAAATGTGTCGCCAGTTTTGGGCATATTCGACAACTGGGTGGACCAAAAGATGGTTTGAAATGTATTGATTTTGATAATAATTTTAAACCATCGTTTGTTTTATTAGGAAATAAAAAAAAATATATCAGCAACTTAACAAATCATATTAAAAAAGCTTCTGAAGTAATTTTAGCAACGGATGATGACCGGGAAGGAGAAGCTATTGCCTGGCATATTTGTAAAGTATTTAAACTTTCAATTGAAAATACAAAACGTATTATATTTCATGAGATAACAAAACAAGCAATACAAAATGCGGTGGCCAATCCAATTCGTTTAGATATGAATAAAGTATACGCACAACAATCCAGACAAATATTGGATAAAATTGTTGGATTTAAATTATCACCGCTATTGTATAATTATATAAGTAAAAAACCAAAACATGGTTTAAGTGCAGGAAGATGTCAAACTCCAGCCTTAAGAATTGTATTTGATAATCAAGCAGAGATTGATAAATCCCCGGGTAAAAAAGTATACGATACAATAGGTATTTTTACAAAAATAAATTTACCGTTTAAATTAAATCATAATCATAATACAGAAGATAAAATAGGAACATTTCTAGAAACTAGTGCAAATCATGATCATATATTTTCATTGTCAAAAGTAAGAGAAGGTGTTGAAAAAAAACAACCATTGCCATTTACAACTTGCACATTACAGCAAAAAGCAAGTAATTATTTCGGTTATTCGCCAAAAAGAACGATGAGATTAGCACAGACATTATATGAGAATGGATATATAACGTATATGAGAACAGATAGTAAAAAATATAGTAAAGAATTTATTGAACTAGCAAAAAAATTTATTATGAGCAATTATGGTAAAAATTATGTTAATAAATCTGTTAACAAATTAGCAAATAACGTAAAAGAATCTAAAACTGAAAAAAAGGCACCATTGGCACAGGAAGCACACGAAGCCATTCGCCCAACAAAAATCGAAACAAAAACAGTAAGTCAGTTGCCTAATCCAGAACAAAAATTATACAAATTAATATGGGAAAATACAATAGAAAGTTGTATGTCGCCAGCTATTTATTCAAGTATAACCGCTAACATATCCGCACCAGAAAAATATAAATACAAGTATAGTGTTGAAATAGTTATATTCTTAGGTTGGCAAATTGTATGTGGTGCGTTAACACACGAACCAAAAATATATAAATTATTGAATGAAATAAAAAAAGGAACCATAATGAAATATAAAAAAATAACAAGTAAATTAACGCTAAAAGAATTAAAAACACATTTTACAGAAGCTAGATTGGTTCAAATGTTAGAAAAAAAAGGTATTGGAAGACCTAGTACATTTTCCAATTTAATATCTAAAATACAAGATAGGGATTATGTTAAAAAACAAGATGTTAATGGTAAGGAGATAAAATGTACTGATTTTGAATTAATAGATAGTGAAATAACAGAAAATGAAACCAAAAGAATATTTGGAAATGAAAAAAATAAATTGGTATTGCAACCACTTGGTAAGTTGGTAATAGAATATTTAATAAAGAATTTTGATAATCTATTCGTATATGATTATACAAAATCAATGGAAGATACATTGGATCTGATATCAAATGGAAAATATGTATGGCATAAATTATGTAAAAATTGCAACAATGAGATAGAATCTTTAACAAAAAATATAGATAAAAGTCATAAAGCGATGTTTCAAATAGACGAACAACATACTTATTTAATTGGAAAATATGGTCCGTGTATAAAAAAAGAAGAAAATGGCAAAACCTCCTTTTTACCTATAAAAAAAAATATAGATTTAGATAAATTGAGACAAGGTGAATATACACTGAAAGATTTAGTTGATACAAATAAATCTTCAAGCAATGGAAGAAAGTTGGGTGAATATAAAGATAATGATGTAATATTAAGAAATGGGAAATTTGGATTATATGTAAATTATAATAATAAAAATTATTCTGTAAAATTATTATCCAAAAACATAGATGAAATAGATTTAAATGATATTATACCGGTTTTAGATGGTAAAAAATCTTTATCAAATCCAAATATATTACACGTATTTGATGATACATTATCAATTAGAAAAGGAAAATTCGGACCATATATATTTTATAAAGCAGAATATATGAAAAAACCAAAATTTATGAATTTTAAAGGAAAAGATTGGAAAAATGATTTTAATAACATGGATGATTTACGGTCATGGATTTCGAGTGAATTTCAAGTTTAAGACAAAACCATTGATTTAGGAACGGTAAACGGTTGTGCTTCTTGACTATCCATTAACATAGAAAATTCTAATGAAAAACTAAAATCTCTACTTCCAAAATCAACTAATAATTGATCATGAAACCGAAATTTAAATCTCAATCTATCGATATGTCTTAAAGCAGGACTATAATAAGAAATTTTTTTTTCTGTATTTGCATCTAAACTACAATTACACGAATCACTTTCAAATAAAATTTTAGCAAAAGCACTCCCTGTTTTTCCACTATAATCGTTCCCATACATTGTAGATGTTTTTTTTGAATGAGGTGTTAATTCATCAATCTTATTTTTCTTATCTAATTCCATATAAATTACTTTATGTCCTATTATATTTATTTGTCTATTAACAGTCGAATCAACATAATAACTAGAAGAGGTTAGCCAATTTGTAGGATGTTCATAATCAAAACTCATATCTGTTTGTGATAATATCGATGAATATTCTTTTTTATCAAATCCTAAATAATATGGCAAGCCCCAAAATTTATCGTTTCTAAATACTCTCACATATCCAGACGATAAAGAATAACTTTCTTCCTGGTTAAATAACAAAGCAAAATTATCTTGTGAATTACCAAACCAAAATGTATTATTTACTGTATTATGTTTGCAAATAAATTTATCATATGTAGAATTTACCGCTTTATTCATTTTTGTATTTATTTCTTTCAACAATTGTTCAACAGTATATTTGCCTTCTTGAATTTCTATAGTATATGTTCCAACCGAACCAGTTAATAATTTAAAAGATAATTTAGTATTTTGATATTTAGTTGAAAAAGAAAATAAATTTCCAGGCATATCCAAATTAACTAGTCTTATCGCTTGAATATTTGTAAATGTTTCTGGTAATTTAATTTCAAATTCATTTGCTTCTTTAAATTTATTTTTATCACGGTCATATGAATGAATCGATATAGTTCTTTTTCCTAATACATACGATTTCATATGTGGGATGACATTAGCAATTCTATTGGCCATTATTTATATTATATATAATTATTTTCTTTATTTTAAAATAACTAATAAATATATATGTCGGATAACAAATTCAAAGCAAGGGATATTATGAGTACAAACATCAACCCAAAAAAAGATATCAATCCTAATTCGATGTTTGATAATATAGATATGAAAAATCAGTTTTTTTTTATTACATGGGCGTTGGTCATAATATCCACAATTTTATTTACAGTATTTAGAAGTTTGAATATTACTGCGAACAATGCAAAAGCTATGCCATTTATTGCGTTATTGTTTGCTATAGTTGGTTTAATGATAATTACATTCTTCGAAGAAGTAAAAATGGGACATAGAAACCAAAGTCTTACAGGTATTTTATCAAATACCTTAATGGGTTGGGTTCCCGGATTATTTATAATAAGTCAAATATTTTTAATATTAAAATTATTAGGATCGCATTATAGTAAAACTAATTTTCAAACCTTATATGGGTTTTTGTCTGGTTTAATGATTATCATACAAATATTTATGTACATATTTTACACATATAATAAGTATATTAATCCATTAAAAAAAACAGGATTAAGAGCTATGAAAGAGAACTTTTTATTATTTTATCCATGGTTTTTAGCTACTTTTATAGGATTTTCTTTAACAGTATGGTTTTATTTTTATACTACGAAAATAGTAACCGATGATGGTGGTAAGTTATTGTAATAATAAAAATCTAAATGTAATACCATATTTATTATCGTTTTCCCAAATACCCGAAATTTTTAATATTAATTTAATATTTTCTTTTCTTTCTGTTTCTATCGTATCAGAATATAATTTTATATATTTGTTTTCAATTTGCTCTTCAATTCTATATGTTGGAATTTTTTTTTTTAAATGAAAATCACCAAATTTTTCCAATATCTCTTTTTCTATATTTTTGATTTTATTAATAATTATATTATTTTGATTATCCAAAAAATAACATTTTATCTTGTTGAAATATTTTTCTATTTTTATATTTGTCAAACTGAAATATATAAATATACCATTTGAATTCATATTTTCATCGCTATAAAAAATCCTATAAAAAAACGCATTTTCCATTATATTATTGATATTTCTTTCAGATACAATAATATTATTCATATCTAATTGGGTTGGATCAACTGTTATATACATATAAATATAACTATTATCTTATATTTAAGTCAATAATTATTATTTAATAATCCTGATTGCTTTATAATCATTAAATTATAAATCATTTTATTACTGAAATCTGGATAGTTTGTAATATTATCTAAAAAATTCTCACACGATTTATTTGCTTCAATATATTTTTCTTCTTTTTTTTTTAAATATTCAATCCAGTATTTGGATAGATTCGGATGAGTATTTTCCAATTCTTTTAATTTATCTATATTTTTTTTATACTGATCGCTCATTAGAACTAATTAATTAAATGCTTTTAAGTATTAAAAAGATAATAACAAATATTAACAATGAAATATCAAGAAACTAAATTTGAAGACTATATAAATAGTTGTAAAAATAGTAATTTACATAAAGAATGTTCAGATACTCTACAATTAGTTAAAAATCCTATTAGTAATCAAAATAATTTAATATTTTATGGACCATCTGGTATTGGTAAATATACACAAGCATTGAATTTCATTAAAGATTTTAGTAAAACGGGATTAAAATATGAAAGAAAAATTAATTTTTCGTTTCAAAACAAGAAAACCTATCTCTTTAAAATAAGTGATATTCATTATGAAGTGGACATGGAATTATTGGGATGTAACGCAAAATTATTATGGAATGATTTTTTTAATCATATAATCGATATTTTATCCGCTTCGCAAGATCATACTGGTATTATTTTATGTAAAAATTTTCATAAAATTCACAGCGAATTATTAGATATATTTTATAGTTATATGCAGACATTATCACATAAAAATATTAATTTGATTTACATTCTAATAACAGAAGATATAGGATTTATTCCTACAAACATTTTGAATAGATGTCAAGTATTACCATTCAAACGACCTACCAAACAATCATATAAAAAAATTACAGGTAAAACATTGAATAAAAATTATGATATTTCAAATATTATAAACATTAAAAATATAAATTCGAATATTCTTCAATTGCAAACACCAAATAAAATCATAGTAAATAAAATTATCAATAATATTACCAATTACAAAGAATTAAAATTTATGAAACTACGAGAACAAATATATGAAATGTTTATTTATCAATTAAATGTAAATTATTGTATTTGGGATATTATAAACCATTTTATTAATAATAAAAAAATAAACAATAACAACATCCACTCTATTTTTAATAGAATGTTCATTTTTTTTAAGTACTATAATAATAATTATAGACCCATTTATCATATAGAGGGATTTTTGTATTACTTATGTACAGTAATCCATGGATTATGACCAAGCTTGTAAAATATTAAATTTAAACATAAAACATACTCAAAGTGAATTAAAAAAGGCATATCATCTGGCAGCTTTAAAAAACCATCCAGATAAAAACAAGGATAAGGAAAATGCTAACTCACAATTTCAAGAAATATCCGAAGCTTATGATTTTTTATTAAACCGTCATAGTGAAAGATACTGTCATGTAAATCATGATATAAGTTACCAAAATTTACTTAGAAAAATTATATCTGAATTTGATGTTTCTTTTGATAATCCTATTTTTATCGAAACAACATTCAAAAGTTTATTAAGTAAAGTATCATTAAAAGTATTTGAAAATATAGATAAGGAAAAATCACAACATTTATTTGATTTTATATTTCAATACAATAGCATTTTCAATTATGACAATGAAACGCTTAAAAAAATACAAGAAATTGTAAAATATAAAATGAGAGAAGATAATGTTGTTATTTTAAATCCAACGTTAGATGATTTACTAGAAGGTAATATTTACAAATTAGAAGTGTTTGGAAAAATATTTTATATTCCTTTATGGCATCAAGAATTATATTATGATATTAGCGGTAGTGATTTAATAGTTAAAATAATGCCACCTGAGTTTGATATTTTAGATGAAATAATAATAAATTCAATCAATATAGATAACAATAATAACTTATTTATTGGCATCGATTATTCAATGGCCCAAATTTTAAAAGATAATAAGTTAGAATTTAATATAGGTGAAAGAATATTTTCGTTTCCAGGTGAAGAGTTAAAAATTATAAAAAAACAAATGAAGGTTTTATATAATGAAGGTATATTCAAAATGAATAATAATAATATTTTTGATCCAAAAGGCAAAAATGATATATATATCGAAATTAATTTATATTGAATCTAAATGAGAACGTCTAGCAATGGGATATAATTGTTCATCAAGTTTATAACGCATTAACGATGCAATGCCTGCCGTGGAAAATACAAAGCAATGCCATAATGAATGATATTTAACATACTCCGCATCATACCAATGTTTAACTGCAATATCATACATAATTATAGCAGAAATGCCGCTAATAAAAAATAAAAAAGATAAAATTTTAAATCGTAACATATATCTCCAAGCGGTACGCCACTTTATAATTATTATCACAAAACTACATATAGATAAATACCAAGTAACAATAATGCTTTGATTCAAATTTTCCCATAAATAAACTATTAATACAATATTTTCGACTGCAAAACTCGTTATATAAAATTGAGGTTCTCTTACACGTAATCCATATAAAACTGTTGTAAAAATTAAACTAGAACACGCGTAACCATCCAGTAAAGCCCAATTATCATAATCATAATCTGTTGTAAAAACGTGTTCTTCGGATAAACTATGATGTGAATGATATAATAATGAAAACGTTACTCCATATATAAATTTTATTAACATAAAAATTGATGGAGTATCTTTACGCATTTTCCAATTCCATAAAAATACTCCCATCGGAAATAATGCTAATCCATGTGTTGTCAATAACCAATGATCCATTAATAAAATAATCTTTTTATCTTTATTTATATTTTATATATGTTTTAACGTATAAAATATATTACTTATATATAAATGCCGTGTAATTGTGGAAAGAATTTATTTGGTAATAACAACAATATTTTAAATGCAAATAAAAAAAAAGAACGAGAAAAATTTATGCAAAAACAAAAAGATGCAACAAAAAATTTAATATTTTCTAAGTCTACTAATAGAAGACCCGCACGTATGAAAATGTGTTTTTGATTTACAAATACATACCAAATGGTATATTATTTTGCTTATTAGTCTTAATTAATATATCCACTGTTTTTATTGTTACTGTAAATGGAAATTCTACTTTTATAGTTTTTTCTTTTTCAAATAAATTTGTTTCTGGTTTCATTAATCTACATAAATTTAATTTTGTATGTATTATCTCCAAACATCTTTTTAAATTTCTAACACCCTTTTCTTCTTCAGTATATTGATTAATAATATGTTCCAAAACAGCATCATCTATCAATATATCTTCTTTATTAAATTTAATTAATTTTTGAATTGCTGGAAGCAAATAGTTTTTAGCAATTGTTATTTTTTCTTTTTTATCGTATCCTTTTGTTTTAATTGTGTACATTCTGTCTTTTAAGATTTTATTAACCTTTTTTTCATCATTATAACTGAATATAAACAATGCTTTACTTAAATCAAAATCTATATTGGCAAAATATTTATCATGAAAACAATTATTTTGAGTAGTATCGGTTAAATGTGTCAATATACCAATAATTTCTTCACCTTTTGGAGTATCGCTTACTTTATCCAGTTCATCAAAATAAAATACTGGATTCATACATTTACTATTAATGATAATGTCCATAATCTTACCCCATATACTTCCTTCATAAGTATATGAGTGTCCTTCCAAAAAACTACTATCTGTTGCGCCACCCAATGCTAAAAACGCAAAAGGTCTATTTAATATTTTACTAATACCCTCTTTAACTAACGTAGTTTTTCCAGTTCCCATTGGTCCTTGAATTGCTATCGCCGAACCCACCGAATCAGGATTACTAATCAATTGCCCCATCATTTGCATAATTTGCATTTTTGCATCATCCAATCCAAATACCGCATCATCCAATATATTTTTTGATTTTTCTAAGAAATCATTACACTTATCAATACCATCATCGATTGTAAGTGGCAATGTAGCATTTTTACAAAACGGTATTCTCATAAAACCATCTACCCATTGTTTTATTTTATAATATTCACCTGAACCGGGATCCATATATTGTAACGTATTTATTTTTCGCAAAGCATTAGCTTTAAACGCTACAGGTATATCGGATTCCAATAAAGCTAACCTATATGGTTTTTCTACATCACTGAATTTTTTTACTTCTCGCAACTGATCCAATATTTTTTCTTGTGTTTCTAATTCCATATTCTTAAAATATTTAAAATCATTCATCACATTCTTTTCTCTTAGCATTTTTCGCAAAGTTCCTATATTTTTTCGTTTTGTTTCTTCATCGTCTTTTTTCTTTTTAATGTCATTATGTTTATCATTTATTTTACACATTTCTTCAAATCTTTCCATCATTTCTTTTTTTCCCTTCGTTTTACGCATATTAAGTAATTCTTTTAATTCATTTAATGTGGTTTGTTCAGTTTCTTCTGGTGTCATTTTTTTTAGATATTTATTTTTAACGTTTGTCATTTCTTTACTTTTGTTTTCTTTAACCCACGCTTTAACATCATATCGATATTGAGGTTTTTTTATCTTTTTTACTTTTACCTTATTTTTTTTAAGTATTTTACCATCTATCCATTTTTTTTTATACAATACTTTAACAGATTCTCCTTTAATAAATTCAGATTCTTCTTTTATTTTTTTTTGTTCTTTTTCAACCGCTTCTTCAAATTCACCATGGTTCTCCTCATCTTCGTAAACTTCATCATCATAAACTTCATATCCGTGACCATACTCATTTCCGTGTTGATCTCCAACTGTAAAAATTATATTAAATTTCATATTTTGTTTTAACATTTCCTTTAATTCTTCATCTGTCAAATCATCCGACAATGGACCTGCAATATCATCATACATTTCTTCATCATCATCAACATAATAATTGGATGCTAAATCGTCTTCAAATTCTTCATCACTTTCTTCCTCGTATTCTTCATCACATTCTTCCTCACATTCTTTCTCACTTTCCCCTTCACTTTCCTCTTCGCTTTCCTCCTCACTTTCTTGTTTTTTTCTCTTCCATTTTTTTCTTGTTTTCATAGAATGTTTTGATTTTTCATTAGTATCCTTCATCTTTTTTGGTATTATTTTTTTATTTTCAAGTATATCCTCTCGTTTATTTTTTCTTTTTTTCTTTTTATCTTTTTTAACAAATTTATCTATTTTTTTTAATTGTTCTTTCTTTTCTTTTACTGTTTTTTTTGGAAATAGTTTACCAATTAATTTATTAATTGAATCGTCTTGTAAATTTTCATTTTCATACTCAGATACATCAGAATATTCATCGGTTTCACTATATGATTGAGCACGTTCATCTGGAATCCATTCAGAATCATCGCTATCACTTGATTCGTTATTTTTATATTTTTTTGAAAATACTTTTTTGTCCTTTTTCTTTCTATTTCTATTTTTGTTTTTGTTTTTAGGAGATTTTTTATGGATTACCATTTTTAATTTATTTTTTTGTTTTTTTTCAGGTTCACTCATTTGTATTATTAAAGAATAAATTTTTTATATGTTTTATCAATTTTAATTTAATTATGGTTAAAATACTTAATTTTTGAATAAATTGATTAAAAAACAATCTAAATATTATGTATCATACTCTTTAATGAATGAAAAAAATGAAAAACCGTCTAAAATAATTGGAATTCAGTTTAGCATATTAAGTCCAGAAGAAATACGTCGTGGATCTGTCGCTGAAATTGTGACAAGAGACACTTATATAAATAATAAACCTGTGATAGGAGGTTTATTTGATCCGCGTATGGGTGTATTGGAACCTGGATTTATATGCCCAACTGATGGTCATAACTATATAAAAACTCCAGGATATTTCGGTCATATTGAAATGGCGCGACCAGTGTTTTATATACAATTTTTAAACACAATCTTGAAAATACTGAGATGTGTATGTTTAAAATGTAGTAAATTATTAATTAATAAAAAAAAACACAAAAATTTGTTAACATTGTCAAATAAAAAACGATGGGATGCAATATTCAAATTATGTAATAAAATTAAACGTTGTGGAGAAGAAACTGATGATGGATGTGGTTGTAAAAAACCAAAGAAAATAACAAAAGAAGGTTTAGCAACAATATACGCTGAGTGGGAAAACACCGATAAAATAGCCAATGAAGATGGGCAAATAGAAGATAAAAAGATTATGAAATTAATTCCTGAATTGGTTATAAAAATATTTCGTAGAATAAATAATGAAGATATACATTTTATGGGATTTAGTCCTATCTGGTCAAGACCAGATTGGATGATATGTCAAGCACTATCTATCCCTCCTCCAGCTGTAAGACCATCTGTTAAACACGACGCACAACAGAGAAGCGAAGACGATATATCACATATTATTGTTAATATTATAAAAGCCAACAAAACACTACAAGAAAAAATAGAAAGCAATGCCCCATCAAAAGTTATCGACGATTGGCATACCGTTCTACAATATTATGTTGCAACCATGATAGATAATAAAATTCCAGGTGTTGCATCTGTTGCACAACGTTCCGGTCGTGCATTAAAATCAATTAAGGAAAGATTGGTAGGTAAACAGGGTAGAGTTCGAGGTAATTTAATGGGAAAAAGAGTTGATTACAGTGCTAGATCCGTTATTGGTCCAGATCCATCTCTATCTATCAAGGAATTGGGCGTTCCTTTGAAAATTGCTAAGAACATTACGGTGAAGGTGTTTGTTAATAAAAGAAACAAAAATTATTTAACAAAATTAGTAATAAATGGTCCTGATAAATGGCCCGGTGCTAATATTTGGGAAAAAAACAATGGAGATAATATTTCATTAAGACAAGTTGACCGTAATTCTATTGATTTACAATACGGTGATATTATTCATCGTCATCTTCAAGATGGCGACCCTATATTATTTAATAGACAACCCACCTTACATAGAATGTCTATGATGTGTCATCTTGTAAAAATTATGCACGTAGGCAGTACATTTAGGATGAATGTTGCAGATACAAAACCATATAATGCTGACTTCGATGGTGATGAAATGAATTTACACGGTCCTCAAGATATAGAGGCCGCTTCTGAGTTAAGAAATTTGGCCATTGTTACAAAACAGATTATCAGTCCTGCTAACAATAAATCTATCATTGGTATATTTCAAGATTCACTGTTAAGCACCTACAGACTGACTAGAAGTAATATCAACTTCTCACAAAGAGATGCTATGAATTTATTAATGGGAGTTCAAAATGTTGATGTAAGTAAAATTCAAAATAAAAATAAGCTAACCAACTTTGATATATTGTCGCAAATTCTTCCACAGATGAGTTGTAAATTAAAGAATGGTGGTTTTTCGGAAACAGATAATAAAAAAAATACAAATAATATTATTGAGATTGTAAATGGTGATATATTAAGAGGACAAATTGATAAAGGGGTATTGGATGGTAATTCAAAGGGATTGATTCAAAGAATATTTAATGATTTTGGTCACGATAGAGCCACGCAATTTATAGATGAATTACAATTTATTGTTACTGAATATATGAAAAAAAGTTCATATAGTGTTGGTATAAGTGATTTAATAGCTAATAATGAAACAAATGAAAAAATTACAAATGCTATTAATAAAAAGAAACAAGATGTAAATAATTTAATCCAACAATTACATTTGGGAGTGTTTGATAATAACACCGGACGAAGTAATGCCGAAGAATTTGAAACTCAAGTGAATTCTTTATTAAATGAAGCTGCATCGGCAGCCGGAAAAATTGGTAGAGAAAGTTTATCTAAAGATAATAAATTTGTTATCATGGTAAAAGCAGGTAGTAAAGGCAAAACACTTAATATTGCGCAAATGATTTCTTGTTTGGGACAACAAAATGTAGATGGAAAACGTATTCCTTATGGGTTTGACAACAGAACATTGCCACATTATACTAAATTTAACGATTCTCCTGAAGCTAGGGGATTTGTCGAATCATCATTTATACAGGGATTAACTCCAGAAGAAATGTTCTTTCATGCGGTTGGTGGTAGAATTGGTCTTATTGATACAGCAGTTAAAACCAGTCAAACTGGTTATATTCAGAGAAGATTAATTAAAGGTTTGGAAGATATTAAAGTAGCTTATGATATGACCGCTAGAAATAATAAAAATAAAATTATCCAATTTAAATATGGATATGATTGTATTGATTCTTGTAAAACAGAAAATCAGACATTGCCACTGACAAAAATGTCAATCGAACAAATATATGCCCATTTTCAAATGCCAACATTAGATAAAAATGATATTTATTCCACCAATTTTACAAAAGATACTATAAAAAGAATAAAAATTCAAAATAATAAATTAAAAGAATCTACTAAAAAAATATTGTCAATTATGCTCGAGTCGCGTGAAAATTTAGTCAAGCACGTATTTAAATATGAAGATAATATTAGAATTCATATACCTGTAAATTTCTATAGAATTATAACAAATGTTCTAAATCAATTACATATACAAAAAGATTCCATTGTTAATATTACACCACAAGAAGTATATGACTTATTAGATCAAACCTATAAATCATTAGAAAAAATGAAATTATTTGCACCTACAAAATTATTCAAAATTGCGTTTTATTATCACTTATCCCCCAAGGATTTGTTATTGGTAAATAAATTCAATAAAAAAGGTGTGATGTTATTACTAGAGACCATTGTTTTACAATATAAAAAATCATTAGTACATCCCGGTGAAATGGTTGGAATGATTAGTGCACAGAGTATAGGTGAACCAACTACGCAAATGACTTTAAATACATTTCATTTTGCTGGTGTAGCTAGTAAAAGTAATGTTACCCGTGGTGTTCCTAGAATTGAGGAAATTTTGTCACTAAGCGCAAATCCCAAGAAACCCGGGGTTACTATTTATTTAAAAGATGAAGATGAAGAATCTGTAGAAAAAGCTCTGGAATTGAAATATAAATTAGAATATACTTGTTTACGTGATATAACTAAAAAAGTATCTATTTGTTTTGACCCTGATAAAATGGCAACACTTATCGATGAAGATAAAGATTTAATGAAAGAATACAATATGTTCGAAAAAATGATTGAAGGAACGGATGGATGTAACATAGAAGATAAAGCTGAAATGTCTAAGTGGATTATTCGATTTGAAATGGATAGAGAATCAATGTTAGAACAAAATATAAACATGGACGATATACATTTTGCTATTAAAAATAGTTACAAATCTACAATACAATGTATTTATTCCGATTTTAATGCATCAAATTTAGTGTTTAGAATAAGAATTGTGGAATCTTTATTTAAAAATAAAAAATCATCATTGGATCAATCCGATGAAATATATATGTTAAGAAATTTACAAGAAAATATATTGAATAATATAATTTTAAAAGGTATTAAAAATATTAACAAAATCAACGCGAGAACTATAAAAAATTGTATGAAGAAAAACAATGGAAATTGGATTCCAAAAGATATATGGGTATTGGATACTGTAGGAACAAATTTATTAGATATTTTAGGGAGAGATGATATTGATTTTTCCAGAACATTCAGTAATGATATTCAAGAAATTTATCGTTTATTAGGGATAGAAGCCGCCAGACAATCGGTATATAATGAATTTGATGAAGCTATCAGTTTTGATGGAACATATATTAATACACATCATTTGGATTTATTATGTGACCGAATGTGCGCAACAAAAAAAATGGTTTCAATATTTAGACACGGGATAAATAATGATGATATTGGTCCAATAGCAAAAGCTAGTTTTGAAGAAACTCCTGAAATGTTTTTGCGAGCCGCGAAACATGGAGAGTTAGATTTAATGACTGGGGTTTCATCCAACATAATGTGTGGACAAGAAGGTTATTTTGGAACAAGCTCATTTCAGTTAATTTTAGATATTGATAAAATGAACGAACTTGGTGATAAATCTTTAGAACAAAAAGAAGACTTTACAAATGATATTTACAAGCATGTTGAAGAAAAATGCTCTATGGAAAATATTAAATTAAATGATACGACTAAATATATAAAATCTGAAGATTTGGGCAACATTGATACTGAATATGACCCCGGGTTTTAAATCTCAAAAAAAAATAATATTTAATATAAAATGATTGTATTATTAAATATTATTGACAACATACTTGAAAAATATGAAGATAAAAAACAGTATAAAATTATTTTTTTTGATGCTGTGAGATTTCATAATCCAATATTTTTTTATTATTTACATATAAGTTTTTTAACCGATTCTGGCGCAGAACATATTTATATACAAGCAAAAAAAACAATGAATTCGCTTAAAAAATTTGCAAGATTATGGAAGATGAAAAAAATGAAAACATACTCTAATAAAGTAAATTTACTTATGGACAAAAATTTATCAGACATTGATAGTTCAAAAAAACTAACCCTGGTACATTCGAATATGATATACACATTTACTTTAATAGACATATTAACATTATGGAAAACCGCACTGACAAATACCGAAGGGTTATTTTCAAAACCTCTGTCACTAAAAAATCCATATACAAATATCGTATTTAAAAAACATAATTTATATAATATTTATTTCAATTTGTTGTATTCTAATTACAATATTCCTATTATTATTCAATTATATTTTAAATATAATTTTAACGTTGATACATTTATCGCGAATAGTTTTCCTTTTTTAAGAGAATACTCTATTGATAACTTTAATATAAATGCAACAATATATGATAAATTTGAACATTTAATTAATATGAATAATGATTACCCAACTGAAATGGCAAATATACAAGTGAGCAATGTTGTTACTTATTCTATAAAAAAAATATATGTATCGCATTTTAAAAATCATTTATATCACTATATCAAACAAAAATATTCTTTTAATCCCATTATAAGAAATAAACATCGTGATATGTTAATCAATAAATTTTTAGATATTATTACTATTATTCGAAAAATCACAGATGATATCAAAGATATGTCTGATGATGCTATTTCAATAAGACAACAAATTGGTAGATATACGCCAGAAAATGTTTTCGAACCCAGTGCTGAAATATTACGTTCCCCAATTCCTTCACCAACTCCTTCAGATATTTCAATCCAATCAACTACTTCAACACCTGCATCACCACAATCAATTCGTAGGATTGATGACTATCGGTTACCCAATTATCATGGTAGACATAAATAATTATATTATATCAATTATAATTATTTATTTTCTTTCATTATTATTTTTTGTCTAAATAATATATTATTAAAATAATCATCCACATTTTTATATGAATTATTTTTAACCATTTCATCAAACTTGATTATATTTTTTTTATTTATTCTACGAAGACCATTATATTTTAATAAACAGTAATTTGGGTTATAAGGTATTGTTTTTCCTGGTTCTATTCTTACATTATTACCTATCAAAACATAATAATAATTTGATGATTTATTAATTACAGTATAAGGGTAACGGACAGATCCGGTTTTCATTTGTATTTTAGACATATGACTACTATTAAAACATATCAATGGTATTTTGTAGTGACTTGCCAAAATCATATAATCATACCATGTTAAATAATAATCATCAATGTCTATACAATCTTTAATAACATTTTCATCTCTTGTTTTCATCAACTCTTTTTTTTTTGAAAATTTCTTTTCAATTTGAATAACCTTGTGTACAATTCTATATGTTATATTATTTTTCATACTTGTCATTTTATTAATTAATATTTCCTTTAATTCATCATCACCTATCTTCTTATTTGTATGTAAGAATATAATATTTTTTATTATTTCAAATGAACATTGTTTTGTGGGTTTATAAAAATCTCTTCTAAATATATTATTATCTTTCTCGCTCAATATTTCATTTGTTATAAAATGTAAATTACCTCCCTTTTTTTGATCATTTTTATTCTGAAAATCAACATTTCTTTTACATGTAGATACATTCCATAATTTGTTGAAATCATCTTCGTTTACTTTTTCTTTATTCTCCACTTTTGCTTTCACTTTTTCTTTATTCTCCACTTTTGCTTTCACTTTTTCTTTATTCTCCACTTTTGCTTTCACTTTTGCTTCCACTTTTTCTTTTGGTACTTGGACGTTTTCTTTTGTTCTCTTAATATAATCCAAATTAAATATGTTATTATTATGATTATCTATAGGATTAACTATATCATATATATTTTTTTGATTGACAAAATCACTATTTTTTTGAAGTTTAATATTGTTGAAATATTCATCACGTAATAACACTCCTAATAATATAATTTCATTATCATGTAAATTATAATTAATTTCTCTATAATTCAAAAATGTTCTAGGATTCAATATAAATTTATTTAGTCTTGGATACCTTATTAATTCATCTGCTAATTTCAAATAATACATTGTATTATTTTTAACTTCTGTAAAAAATAAATTATATTCAGGTAAAAAAATTTGACATTTGTCTGTTTGTGTAGAAAAACTACAAAATTCTTTAGTTTTACCTTTTTTACATTTAGATTCATTTAATCCCAGACATTTAACCATATCTTTTATTTCTATATCGTTATCAAATATTTTTGATTTCGTCCATTTTATTTTTGGATCCATTAATTCGCGTATCACTTCTCTTATATTTTGTATTTTATCTCGATATATCGAATTTTCTTTTATTATTTTTTTTATCTCCTTTTTAAATTTTAAATTTCCATTTTTATTAATTACATTGCGAAATATTCCACGAAACATATTGTAAAAATTACTTTCCAATTTAATTTTATTCGCTATTGATTGTCTCTTCTTATCAAATTTCTTACTAATAATTAACTGATTGTCTAATTTTATAAAATCTTGTGTTTCGTCTTTTTCATTTTTTATTTCGTCTAAGCCATCATCCGCTCCGTCAGTGATACTCTTTTGATGTGTCTTCGGTACCACCTTAACGAATTGATTTGTTTCTGTAATTATACCAATTATAAATCCAGTGACATCTATTACTTTTTTTTTAGGTTTGCATAAAATTTTTTTATTGTGATTCTTAATTTCATTTAATAAATCTATTGTTTTACTATATTCCATCATTGGTATTTCATCAAAATATCCATAATCTAAATCTACTTTTATATTTGAAGGTCTACATGGTAAAAATATTTTATTTGTATTGTTGTCGGATATTACTATACCTATAACTTTTAAATTAAAATTTACTATTTGTTTTTCAACCTTATATATATTTTTATCTCCTTTATCTCTTATATCTCCTATATAATCTAATAAGGTGTCTAGTTTAATATTATTTTGGAAATCACTTGTTGTTGATTTAACAAATGGCTTACATTGTTCCATTGTGAAATTTAAAATATCTTTCAGTCCTGGGGAAATTTGCTTTAAATTATCACTATTAAACGCTTTTATGATTTTATAAAGATTTTTCTTACCTTTCTTCTTATTTAATTTATTAAACCAAAACAATGGCTCGTATATATTATTCATTGAATAAAGTATGACTGATAGTTTTTCAGGATCAAACAATGTATTTGTATAAGCATTTGTTGGACATATTAGTTGAATTTTTCCAGTAACATCATCATTAGGACTATCTAATATAATTAGATTCATTCCATTAGGAAATAAACCTCCTTCTTTACTAGGAAGACATAGAATATCCCATAAATATTTATAATCTATTGTTTCCGAATTATTGTTAATAAAATTTTTATAATTTTCATAAGCAGAAATTGTTTTCCATCTTATATATTTTTTTTTATGTTTAAAATATTTGCTATCTTTTATTTTTTTACTAATTGAAGGTTTTTTATTATCTTTTGTTTCAAATAATTTTATTAAATTACCGTTATGATAAGAAATGAATTTATCTATATCTAAATTATCTAATATATTTTTTTTAAGTTGATTTACGGTAATAACATCTTCTACTATAGTTCTCTCTTTTTTACTGTTTTTACTATGATTTGAAATATCATTATATAAATTTGCAATACATGATAAAAATGTTTGATTTTTTTTCCTTTCTACACCTTTACGTAATAAACAATATGTATTGGATTTCAAACCAGTATCATTTATACTAATATAACATTTATTTACAACATTATACTGTAAAAATTTTGATATTTGTGGTAATAAATATCCCAATTGTTTATTCTGTAAAGGAAATGCGACTGTTAAAGGATTTTCATTTACATTTGAATCATCGGATTCTTCCCCAGGTGAATCATTTGCTTCAATTTTTGCTTCATTATCTTCTTTTTGTCGTCTTTCAAAATACTCATCTTTTATATTATTATTTTTAGGTTTTGCGTCACATTTTTCATATGCTTTTTGTTGTGCACCTTCAGGTTTTTTTTTTGTCTTTCCATTCCTCTGATAACTATTTTTTATAGAAAATCCTCTTTTTGTTTTTTCACCTACAATATTTTCCCAAATTACTTTACCCTTATCCTTACCCTTTTCCACCATGCATTTTTCATTTTTTTTACATTTTGGCATTTTGGAAGACGGTTCATACATATATTTATAACGTTGATCTTTTTTTGCTTTTATTTGTTCTTTATCCCGTCTTTCAACTAAGCTATAGACTTCTTCTTCATCGGCAGCATAACTAGCCTTTTTGAAACAACATGGTAAACACATTTTATCTCCTTTCTTTGTTTGAAAATTTGGAATATATGGTTTGTATACTATTTTACTTAATAAACCTTTCCCATCGGCACCTGGAGCAGTTTCGTTATCCTTTTTTATTTTATCATAATGATTTAATAAATTCATTCTTTCACTATTTATCTCTATAATTCTTTTACCTGGTGGAACCATATCCCCATTATCTTTCATTTTATCTTTTTCCCATGGAATTACAGCGTCCCATCCACCACACGCACCATCGTTTACTTGTTTTACACTTAAACTTCTTTGTCTCCCCTGATTATCATCGTCACGTAAACACCAAAAACGAGGACATATATAATGATTTTTATTTTTATCACTACTACCATATGTAATATGTTCATCATATGATTTAATATTATCTGATATGTCTTTAGCATCAATCCATTTTTTTTCTTCGTCCGTTAATGCTATTGGTTGTTTCATATATTGCGATTGACATGCCTTTGTATATGCTTGAAAATTTTCATCTTGATCGTTATTGCTGAATAATCCAGGGTCTCTAGCTCTTAATCGTTTTATAAAAAAACTTTTTGAACCTTTTAATTTAATATTATTTAAATCTTTATTCAAATCTAGTTTCTCTAACTTTTCTGATTTTCCTTTTGATTTTCCTTTTGATTTTGCTTTTGTCAATGTTCCAACCATATTATCATCATCGTCCTCATCGTTAGATAAATCTAGATTATCCAAATCTTGCGATTTATCGCTTGAACCTTTTTCATTGTTGGAAATCTTTAACGAATTTTCCTCATCATCATCATCGCTTAATCCGCCAAAACCCAGACCATCCAAAAAATCATCATCTGAAGAGTCGTCATCGGATAATTCTAATTTATTATCTTCAATGCTAACGCTAGATCGTTTTGAAAATTCCTTTTCAACTATAGCTATATTATCTTTTTCTTGTTTTATAGATATCTCTTTTATATTATTCATCCGCTCTATTTTTTTTTTATTCACATCATTTATTTCTTGCAAAATTATTTGAAATAATGAACCAATATACATTTTTATGTATTTTATGTATTTGATATTGTTTATTTTATTGACTTTAACTATATTAATATTTTCATATTTATCTTTTATTAACTCAGTTGTTTGAAATATTTCTATAGGAAAGCCCGGATGATCTCTAAAAATCTTTTTATTTTCATATACACCTACTTGAACTTTTATCTCATTTAAAATTGCGGCAATATATCCTTTTGCTTCAATCATCGACAAATTATAATTATCAATTAATAATTTTAAAATATATTCACTATCTTTACCTACTTGCATTTGTTCAATGATAAAACTATTAATCCCATTCATTTTATTATAATATGAAATTTTTTTGTATCTCATAGCAATACTTTTATTACTTGTTAAAAGTGATTGTGATACTTCAAATATATTTGATATTAAATTTATATAGTTCTTCAAATCAATACCCTTTTCATTTTTAATTTTGAATATATAATCAATATTATTTATTTCAATATTAGGGTGGTCAAATGATTCAAATTTATAATATTTATGTCCACTGTCTTGAAAATATGTATATATTGGTTCTAATATCTCTTTGTTTATGGTGTCCTTAATAATTTGTTGTATATCTTCTATATTTTTTCCATTATCAAAATTAATATGAACTTCCATTAAACTATTTTCTAATAATTCACAAAAAATATGTATCAACTTATCCTTTTCTTTTACTTCTACTTTATGACGTATATAAAATCCTAATTTCTTTTTCGTAGCCAATGCTTCACCTATTTTTATAATTTCATTTTTCTTTTTTTTAAAATTATATAAATAAGGTATTTTTTTACCATCGGTTGAAATTTTATTTGTATACAATCTATAAATGTTTTCTCTTCTGTTACCCGGATTATATTTTATCAATGGTACTTTTTCACTTGTCTTTATTAATTTAAATATTGTTTCCAAAGGTATTTTCATTTTCATGTCTTGATGTATGGTAAACATTATTTTTTTTATTCCATTATCATTTGTTTCATTATCATTTGTTTCATTATCATTTGATTTATTATCATTTAGTTCATAAAACAAATCGACTTTTTCATTTTGCTTATCATCATAAAAATTTTTTATTTTATTATCTTTGATCAATTTTTCATTTCTATTTTTTTTAATATCTTGAAATGTTATTTGATTATCTTTTCGCAAATAATCATTATATAAATTGGGAAAATATGATTTAATTATGTCTCTTTCGTTTGTTCTGTGATGAGACAATACATCTTCAGCATATGTTAAATATATAGTATTATCTATAAGAACCCCATATTCAAATAATAATTTATTATTCTCCCCTGAAAATGTATATTCAAAATTATATTTTAATAGATTATCAATGGTAACAAATTTATAAGGGTCAACTGTATTCAATAGCTTCTTTTTAATTATAAATTTAAATCCTAACGGTATGTCAACAACATATTCTCTTTCTTTTAGTTTTGTTTTGAAATCTTCAAATAAATATTCTTCTTCTTCTACTAATTTCATATTACCGTTATCTAAGTTGATAAAATAATTATTTATCTTTTGAGCATCTAAATTTACAGAACCATTTTGTGTTAAATCATTGAAAACTTTTTCAGGTGATAATGTTTCTTTTTTTTTTGAAAATAAATACATCTCATCTATTGGTATTTGTTTTTTTAAAAAATAAAAAATTTTTTGTTTGACTGTCATAACAGTATCATCTGGATGTATGTACGAATTTATATATTCTACTTTACCTTTTTTTTTCAACGCTTCTCGTTCAACCTTTTCCAAATCATTTTCTTTGCCAAAAACATATATTTTTTCTATTTCATCATTTTTCTTATAAAAAATTTTGAATATTTCCAACATATATAAATAAATAATATATAATTAATTATATAATCAAATGAATATAATTGTAGCTATGTGTAAAAATAGGGGAATGGGTTTTAAAAATACTATTCCCTGGCATCTATCTTCTGATTTACAACGATTTAAATATTTAACTACTTCTTTTGAAAATAAAAATAATGTAATTATGGGTAGGAAAACATGGGATAGTTTACCTAACAAATATAAACCTTTGCCTAAAAGAAAAAATATAATTATATCATCTAAAAAAGATATAATCAAACAAGAAAATGTAATAGTTTATAACGATATAAATTTAATTAAAAATCATTATACAGAAATAAATAAAAATACCTGGATTATCGGTGGAACACAAATATACAATTATGCATTGGAAAATGATTTGGTAAATTCAATATTGGTTACGGTTATTGATAACGAATTTGAATGTGATGTTTTTTTCCCAAAAATTCCTAGTAAATTTCAACTTAAGTATGAAAGTCCTTATAAATTAGAAAATAATATTATATATAAATATCAACAATGGGTAAAATAGTTTAATAATCGTAATAAGGATTATCCGTAATATCCATACCACAATATTCCTTTGGTTTTTTTTTATAATCTATTGGTTGATATATTCCTATTTGTTTTGCGTTCTGTAATAAAAATTTAAAATTTCTCCAAAATTCTTGTTTATGTCCTATGCTCTTGGTCATTATATGTGAAATCTCATGTATTCCTACAAATGTCAATGTATTTTCATCTATTAATTTTGTCCCGCGTTTTGTAGTTGTTGTACAAAAAGCTAATTTTTCTCCTTTATTCTCAGAATATGCAGTAAATTGACTTGTAGGCAATGTTTCATTTATTTTTTTTGGATTAAAACCATTCACCAAACGCTTAACATTTTCACGCTTTGGGTATTTTTTTTCCATATGTTTTACCAATTTTTTTAATTTAACAGTTACAGTTGCTAATAAATTTGCAACCAATTCTAATTTTGGCGTTTCACGAACACAATATGTATTTCCATCTACACTGGATTCAATGCATTTCAAATTATAAGCATCTGATTCGGAATAAATTTTTAAACAAAACATAACTACAAATCCAATAAGAATATAACCAAACATATTTTCTTTAAATGAAGACATATATATATAATAAATAATATATCAAATGTTATATTATTTATTTACATTTTACATTTAATTACCAATTTCTAAGTTACGTCTTGAGGTATCGCCAGATATTGTGCTCTGGTTCCATGGTCCTACTGACATTCTAGGATTTTGTGGTTCGCTTCTCAATTGTAAATTAGCATTTCTTAAACTTGTTCCTACTGTATTAATTCCTACGTGATGACCAGCTTTTAACAAACTTACACTTGAAAGATCACCATTGTTAGGATTCAATTTTGAGAATTCAGAACTACCGGCTTTTGGCAATAATTCTTTGGGATCAACAACGCGTTTCTTCGATGCGTTCGCTTGCAATCCATTTTGGCTTGTTCCTAGTCCATTTGCGGAACCCACTCCCCCATTACCTCCTAAAGGATTAGCTGGACGAACACCCATCGATGCAGCTTGAGATTGTGCCGTGTTAGCCATATTATCTGTAACAAGCATTTTTTGACCAGAATAATGATAAAAACCATATACTAATGCCACCGCTGCAACAATCATTAATAATTGATTATTGCTAATCTTTTTAATCAATTTGTTCAAGTTCATTATATAAATAGAATAGGGAAAATATTTTTTAATAAACACATAAAATGCCTAAATCAAATCTTATCTATCTAAAAAATCTTCATCCGATTCGGAATCGGTTGAATCAACTTCATCCAATAAATATATTTTTTTTATTCTTTTGGCTTCTAAATATGCTTTTATCGCAATTGCCTTTGCTTCTTTTGCTTTTTTTTTGGCAGATTTATAAATATTTAAATAAACATCCTCTGGTTTCTTTAAATTCATTATTTCATTTTCAACTGGAATAGTTATGTCTACTTCGCTAATTTGTTCTAAAGGTTTTATATCAACCGGTATTTCTATCGTTTTTTCTAAATCTTTTGATACTTTTTTATTTTTTTTCCACCATTGTTGAATTTTTATAGCCATATTTTGTTGTAAATCCTTTTTTTCTAAATCTTTTTTTTTTCGTTCCAAAAATCTACGAGTTAGTGATTGGATTTTTATTGCATATTTATTTTTGTCTAAATCTTTATTTATATCGGTTTCTTCATCTTTTGCTAAATTATCTTCAGTCTCATTATTTTCTTTTTTTGGTTTATTGTTCAAACTTATCAAACATTTATTAAATAATTTTTTTTCTTTAAAAACCATAACCTGTCTTAATAAAAATTCTAAATGAAATGATTGGTTTGTAAATTTTAAACCTGTTATTTCTATAATATTTATTAATTTATTTTTTGATTGTATATCGTCTAAACTCAGTGTATTTTGTTCTTCATCCCATATCTGTATTTGTTCTTGTCCGGAATTTTTTAATTTTGGTACATAAACACGTAATAATTGATATTTTTGCTTGTATGTTCTAAGAGATGAATTCCAGTTGTATTCTATTTCTTCTCTATCTGGTTCGACGTTAAACCATATATTTCTTTTTTCATAAATCAAATCTCTTATTCTTTCTTCCATATTTTCCACCCAATTAATAAATACGGAATCATCAAATGTTAACTGTAAATCCGTATAAATTTTTTTACCTGTCTTGTGTACACCATTTTTTGTTAAACATTTAGGAGTTTGAAATAATAATTCATCTTCTTCAAACTTTATTTTTGAAAAATATGAACCTCCTTGCAATCCTGAAGGATTTGCTAAAGTGATTTTATCAAATGGAAAACTAATATCCAATTTATAATCCATACTACTCATTTAATTTTTATTATCAAAAAAATATACTAACTAGTCCGCATTTTATTTTTTTTTTATTTACTTTTCATAAATGAGTAACAACATAAAAGAATTTTTATTAAAAGAATGTATTCAAATTTTAGACCGAAAAGATGTTAAAGATGAATTTAAAAAAATTATGAAACCGGTTATTGATATGTTAATGCAAGAAATATATCCATATATTTTTATTTCTATTTTATTGGTTCTAATCAGTTTTTTATTAATTTTAGGGATATTTATTTTATTACTGCGTAGTAAATTAATAATCAATGCGTTAAAAAAAATCTAACCATAATTTATAATGCCTAACCAAAAGGGTGGATTTTTAAAAGCATTAAGCTTGCCAGCATTGACAACGTTTGCCTTATTTAAAGGAACAAAAAAAGGTAAAAGTTTATTTAATATGAAAGGTGGTAAGAGACGTAGAAAGAGCAGAACACGCAAACGTTCCAGAAAGAGCCGTAGCCGTAAACGTGGAAAATCTCGCAAATCACGTAGAAAGAGCCGTAGAAGACGCATGAAAGGCGGTGAAGAAGTCGGTGGTGAAGAAGAAGAAGTCGGTGGTCGTAGACGTCGCCGCAAACGCAAAAGCAGAACCAAACGTAAAAAGAGCCGCAAAAGCAGAAGCCGCAAACGCAAAAGCAGAAGTCGCAAACGCAAAAGCAGAAACCGCAAACGCAAAAGCAGGACCAAACGTAAAAAGAGCCGCAAAAGCAGAAGTCGCAAACGCAAAAGCAGAAGCCGTCGTAGACGCCGTTAAATAATTATTACCTAATTTAATATATTTATGAAAATTATATTAAAATTTATTGATATTATATAATAAATGGAATTCGAGAAGAATATTAAGGAATGGGTGGCTTTAGATAACCAAGAAAAAAAATTAAAAGATCGTGTAAAGGATATACGTAGTACAAAAAATAATATTACTGATAAAATTTTAGTTTATACCGAAGAAAATAATTTAGGACACGCCACTATTGAAATTTCTGATGGGAAATTAAAGTTTCAAAATACTAAAATTACATCACCATTAACATTTAAATTCCTCGAAAAATGTTTGAATGAATGTATTGAAAATAGAGAACAAGTTTCAGCGATCATTAAATTTGTTAAAAATAGTCGTGAGAGCAAATATGAATCCAATATCAAAAGATTATATAACTAAATAATTTAAAGTAGAAAATCTATTTTAAATAATGAATAATTTACAAGAATTACACGCTTCTCTACGAGAAAATATGAAAATAAATAATAAAAATGATTTTCAATATTGGTTGAACAGTTATTATGATGAAAATATAAAAGTTTATGAAAAATGTGATGAAATTTGTAAAAATTTGATTTTAATGTGCAAGCAAAATGGTTATGAAATTAATAATGAAAACCAATTTAAAAACGAAATGGCAAGTTATTTATATTATAACAATGCCATGTGTTAAAAGAAAGAAAGACGACCGCAAATATGACAAAAATGATAAAACTTACGAACAAAAATTTAGAGAAATATACCCACCAGATGTTCTAATTGAAATTGACGGTATACAAAATATTATTGAACAAAATCATTTTCAGGATTTTGAATACAAATTAACGGATAGAATTGATAATTTTTGTGAAAAAACATTCACGTTTCCCAATTTTTATGATGATAATATATCGCAAAAACAAGTTGATATTTTATCTATTGTTTATGACAATTGTGTGAAAAATTATGATTTAGAATATTTTTATTGTAATCCGGATTTAGCTGAACCATTTATTAAAAAGGATATGGAGAAAAATGAAACACAAATAAAACAAAAAATTAAGACAATAAATGTTACAAATAATAAATATGATTGGACTACAAAATCATATAAATAATAAATAATTATATATATAATGGAATCATTCTCAATTCCCGATTTAAAAAATGAATTAGATCAAAATGATTATATATACACAAAAAATAAAAAAGGAGACGTTGAAAGTTTAGGTTTCAATATAAAAAATTTATTTTTACAAAATGATATACCAATTTTAGAAAAACATAATGGTTTGATTACTCCTGCAGGTCTACATCTTTTCATACCTTCTAATGTAGATACTCGTCTAGATAATAATATAAAAGATGAAAATATAACAACAGAAGATAATGTTATTCCAGAAGATATTTATGAACAATTATTGAATTTACACAAAAGAAGTATAACAAAACCATATGTAGTTAAAAAAAAACCTTGTACAAAAAGAAAGAAACTTAAAAAAAAGCACTCGCGAGGCACAAGAAGACGAAAAAAATAAATACAAAAATTTTGTAATAATTTTAATATTGCCCTATTTTTAATACTATATCATCGGGTAATATAGTATTATCAACTATATCATTTAATGTCATAGCATTATTTATCCATGCTCTAGGTATGGATAAAATACCTTCTTGATCCTTTCCATCACGTTCCCACTTTGATACGATTAGTTCATTTGGAAATAACAAATTAAAATTTCCTATAAAATATTTGGTTTTTTTATTAGCTTCTTCACTATAGAAGAACAAGTATCGTTTATTTTGTTTACAATCTATCAACTTCATTTTAATAATATTAATTAAATATTTAATATTATTTACTTCAATTTTTTGAACGTTCGATTTTTTCTCTTTTTTTTATTTTTCATTGATTTCTTTTTTCGTTTTTTTCTCAGTTGTTTATTAAGTGCCTTTTTGAATTCCTTTTTGAATTTCTTTTTGAATTTCTTTTCAACACTATCGCTCAACTTTGAATCATGAACCATTAGATCTACTTGGTCTATATCATATGCTTCATCCATAACTTCTTTATAGGACATCATTTAATTATATTCGACAAATATTCTTTTTTTATGTTTTCAACCTTTTTTTGATTATATATTTTCTTATGACACCTAATATTCCTAAAACTAATTATTCATGTCTTTAATTTTTGTATTTATATCTGACTCCAATTATTATAATTGAATGGAGATACTAATATCTCATCAATACTTTTCTTAAATTTTGATACTTTTGCATCTAACAAACGTTCTTCTTTTGTTAAAGGCATTGCCGTTGCATTATTCATTAAATGTAATTCATCATCACTCGCCTCAGGCTTGGTTCCAAAACAATTGACACCAAATCTTACATTTTCATTTCCTATAAATCCTCCATTTATACCTGGTCTACCACAATTATTTTGATGTCCTTTTATTTTTTGTAATTTTTCCCACGTTTCTTGTTGCGTTGGAAACAATGCCATTTGATTTTCTGACCAACCATAACTACACCATTCCCCACCTTTTTTATATGATTCTTCAACTTGTTTGTAATTTGCCAATTTAGAATCATATGCCTTACACAATGCTTTTGCATCATCGTATGTATATTTATTATCTCCTATATGAAATACTTGTGGTTTCGTTCTTTGTTTTTCGGCAGATTCTTCTTCATCTTCTGTTATTGGATCGGGAGCGGATAATGTTATGTCAATTTCTGGTGTTTCAGTAAATAAATTTTTTATACTGGCTTTAATGTCTAAATTAAAAAAATATTGCAATCCATTTACCATTACTAAAAATAAAAATAAACCCCATAATAAAATTTCCAGCGAATTTAAACCTTTTGAAACTTTCAATGGTTCCATAGATGAAGCAGGTTCTCCTAAATAACTAAAAATAGTATAATATAAAATTATTATCAAACACAATACAAACAAAATCGTGGGATTAACTTTATATACTGTATCATTTATTGGACTGAATAAATTAGGTAACCCTGTATTTGATGAAACATTTACTTGCATTTTTTTATTTTGTTCTTCCATTCTTATATATATAATTAGTTGTATTTTTTTTTACGATAGAATAAACAATAAGCATATGGAGATACTAATTTTGATAAATTAGTTATCTCAGTTACTCTTGTATCATTAAATTCATACCATTTATCGTTAGCGTTCTTTACATACGCAGTATAATGACCTCCCATTGTTCCGCCACTATGATTGCAAATTCCATACAAATCATAAACATGTTCTTTTGAATCATAACCTACTACATATTTTGATAAATCTAAATTATCCAATGGAAATGTTACCAATTCTTGATTTTTTCTTCCATTATTATAAAATCTTTTTAAACTACAAATTAATATATCAGGTAATTCCCAAAATTTAATTGATTTTTCACACGTTTCTCTCGTATTATTTTCTTCATTTGTAATAATATCATCAATTAACTCAGGTTTGATATAATTGTCAAAACAATCGTATATTGTATTTCCACGTCTCTTTGCTATGGATAATTTTATAATACTAACTGGTTCTGGTGAATGACTTATATAATTTGATTTATTCGTTACTGTCGAAACATGAATTCCATAAAATAATTTAATTATTTCACTCCATTCTTTTTTATACATTTGTTTCATCATTTTATAACAAGCTGCTGCCATCTTATCTTGATTATTATCTATATCTCCAGATATTTTCATCTCCACATCTCTTTTTATTGCATCATGAAAACAATCAAATAAAAATGTCAAAAATTCTTCTAAATCATTTTGATTCCATCCTACGAAGTTATCATTTTCTTTTTTTTTTGCAATTAATTGTATTTTTGTAACAAATTTAATGGGTTGAATAATACAATTTTCACTCCACATTAATTTTCTCAATTCATTCCACTCATATAATGCTAACGCATTTACATTTTTTGCTTTAAAATTTTTAAATGTTTCCATATCTAAAAATTCATTAAATTCGTATGTGTGCGATAAACACTGGAGTGCTGAATTCATAAAACACGTATTTCCTAAATTAGCCAAACCAGTCAACCCTAATCCTTCATATTTGTTTTTTTTTTCTTCCATAAGAGACATATTAATATATAAAAAACATTATTTATATTCTTTTTAATTTAAACAAAATATAGTAGTATTATATATTATGTCGAATAATGAAATTACTGTTTTACCTATTAATTTATTACAATCATTTATAGATTCGAATGAAAATTCAATTAAAATGTTAAATAATTTAATAGATAATACCATTGAAAGGCAATATATATTAATTTCTGATTCATTGAATCTTTTGGATAATTCAAGAAGAAGTGCTAGACAAATGAACACTCCATCTTATTTGGGTCGAAGTGTTTCGTCTTCGAACCGTTCTAATCGTTATTATCGTAGACAATCTAGATCACCCATAATAAATAGACCTTTGCGTAGAAGTACAATGAATTCTATATTTAGTCCTACTCCACCATCACATCCCCCACCACCACCTCCACCACAAAATAATATGTCTACGCAAACAAGCCTTAATAATATATTTAGAGATTTTACTAGAACTAATAATGGTGGATTTTCGTTTACATTTGGAGAATACCAACCAGGAACATTAACAAGTATTCCTATTACTCCTTGCGAAGAACAAATAAATAACGCAACTATATCTGATACATTTGAAAATATTGAAAATACATCAGACCAAACAAGATGTCCTATTGACCAACAAGAATTTGTACCTAGTGATAATATATTAAAAATTAAATATTGTGGTCATATTTTTAAATCACATAATTTAAAAAATTGGTTTAACCATTCATCACGGTGTCCTGTTTGCAGATTCGATATACGTGATCATTCTAATAATGAGGTGTCACCCAATGATGTGTCATCCAACGATATATCATCCAATGATATATCATCCAATGATGTGTCATCCAACGATATATCATCCAATGAGGTGTCACCCAATACCATATCAACTAATGATATAAATTTAGAAGTTATATTAGAACAGACTGTTAGAAATATTAATTCTGGTCCTGCTCTTACTTCTATGATAAACTTTGCCAATAATTTAGCAAATCAAATTATTGAAACTACCGATATTTCAGGTGCGCTTATTTCCAACAATACGAATAACTGATTCTTTAGCTTTTGGTTTTCCAAAAATAGTTTCAAATAAAATCGAAACATTTTGTTTTATTCTTTCATTTAAATAAGCTGAATTATTTTGTATAAAACCTATCAATAAAGATAACATTTTTAATATCGTATTTATTAAAAATTCAAAATATTTTTTTAATCTTTTTTTGGCTTTTCTACTTAATTCTTTACTATCGTCTTCCACATCTTTTTTGAAATTATACGTTTTTTCCCAAATATTATCAATTGATAAATTGGCAATTAAAGCAACACCTGACCAGAATACCATTTTTTTATGGTATGGTTTGAATTGTGTTTTTGTAAATGGATTAAAATATATAATAAATATTAACCCAATGAATATATTTGTAAAGAAAAATACATTTTCCAAATAATGCGGCGCTTTATTCCATAAACCAAATATTAAAAATATATATAATATTACAATAATTTGTGATATTGAATCATATGTTTTTTCTATAAATTTCATTTATATAAATTATAAATAAAATTTATTCAACTAAATATTCATTAACAATAAGTAGATTGTTCTTCCTTATTCTTCTTCCACATTCGTGTGTTTTTTATATATATCCAATGTTCTAGCACTTGCGTCACTTGCTTCAACAAAATTTGGCATCCAAAATTCAGGTATCACATTGTCCGCGTTTTTATAATATTTATGAAAAATTTCTCGATAATATAATTGTTCTAATGTTTTTGGTAAATTTTTGGTCCATTTATAATAATCTATTTTTTGCTGAATATATATATCTACATTTTTTACATTGTAAATTTTTTCTTTAACATAATCTTGCACTACTTCATACCACGATTTTTTACTATCGCTAACACCATCACTAAATGCTTCTTTTGTTCTCCACAATACTTCATTCGGTAATATATTCATTTTCTCAAATGCTTTGCGTAGTAAGTATTTTTCACATTTATTATTATTCACATGAAACCGTTTATCTGGTGGTATTGATAAATATGTTTGAACAAATGATCTATCCAGAAACGGAGTTCTAGCTTCTAACCCGTGTGATGATATTGACCTATCTGACCGCAATACATCATAATAATGAATATTATCCAATAATTTTCTACATTCTTTATCAAAATCAAATGAATTAGGTGCACAATGTATATACATATATCCTCCGGTCACTTCGTCCGAACCATCACCGTTAAATACCACTTTACAATCTGAATTTTCTTTTATATATTTACTAACCAACCAATTACCCACACTAGCTCTTACTGTTGTCGTATCATAACTTTCTATACTATATATAACTTCCTCTATCGCATTTAAAAAATCATCTTGTTCTAACGTTATAGAAGTATGATTTGTTCCCAAATAATCAGCAACTTTCCTGGCGTATTTTAAATCTTCTGAACCATTCATCCCTATACTGAATGTTTGAACACGAGACCCACCCAATACTTTTGAAACTAAACCTGTTATCAAACTACTATCCAAACCACCTGATAACAAACACGCTATAGGTCTGTCTGTATTATCTACTCTTTTTTTTACGGCTTCAATTAACGAATTGCGTATATTATCTAATATGATATTTTCATTGTATAAAACATAATTCATAAAAGAATTACATTTCATATCTTTAATTTTATACATAGTCCCTATATCAAATGTATATATGCACCCAGGTTTGACTTGAGTTATAAACATTGAATTTTCATCTTTTTGTAAATCTATAAACATTTTCATTTCACTACCTAAAAAATATTGGAATTGTCCCAATGATTTTGATTCCATACCTATAAATAACGGCCTAACACCATACATGTCGCGACATACGTATATTTTTTGTAACATTTGATCATATAATATAAAGGAAAATACACCATCCAATACTTGATAAGTATATTCTATACCATATTTTTTATACAAATGTAAAATAATTTCACAATCGGATGTACCATAATCAATATTTTCAGTTTTTAATAATGTTTCTAGTAAATATTTCCAATTATAAATTTCACCATTGCATATCAAAATACAATTTTTTTTTTCAAATGGTTGTTCCGAATTATCTACATTATAACCATTAATTGCTAATCTATGAAATCCCAGAACAATATTATTGTCTTCTTGTTGGGTTTCATAAAAATTTAATACCGACCTTTCAGGCCCTCTCCCTTTACCTTTTAAAAATGACGTTGTTATCTCTTCTTTTTTATTGTCATTGTTTAGAATTCCAAATATCCCACACATTAAATATAACAAATATTATTTCTTTAGGTGTTTTACAAAATATATTTATATATTATATATAATATGGATACTAGTAAATACATATATATTCAAAATGTAGCCAGGAGAGAATCTCTGGATACTAGAATACAAGACCGAATCGAACCAACTACAAAATTAGAAATGACTTTTGACCCGCGCCCGGTTCATACCCGACGCGTCGTTATGCCTATTGTTGATTGTAGAAAACCTAATAAAGTTCCTATGGAAAAAACATTTTTATACGATCCCGAAATTATTTTTAATCCTGGTTCTTCAGCTCCTAATTTTGGTTATGCTAATAATATTGATAAAGAATCAAGAATGAGAAATATATTTTTTCCTTTACAAAAAGCAGGACAAAGTAAATATATTCCAGATAGTAAAAGTGATTTATATGATAATAATTATTTAGCACAACATTCAAAACAAGTTGAAATGAAACATAATTTATTATTTGAAAGAACTTATTTTCCTTCTGGACATAACGCAAATATTAATTTGGGAAATGATATGTTTAATAATCATACCAGACAACAAACAAAAAATTTAAAACAATAAATTATTTTGTACAATCATATTTATATGGATATATCCGCAAATATGATTGATTTACATTTCTTAACAAACCTCCACGATAAAAAAAAACTAGGTTTAGAAGAAAATAACACTACGTCAAAGAAAGATATTTTATTATATCGGAAAAAAATTTTACAACTAACTAAAGATATGTTGCGTGGAGGTAAATCTGTTGAAAAAATAAATGATTCATTTAATCATTACATCAAGCAATGTGTAGAGCATTTTAAATTTACAGAATTGTCGGCGACTATACAAAACGATTACAAACATATAGATATACCAGATTCAATTAAAGAACCTCCAAAACAAATAAACTTAAAAGAAATTAATAAAAATATGTTGAAACCTAAAAAAATAACGACCGTTAAATTAACTAACCTATTGGATATTAAAATAAAAAAAAATAAAAAAAAGAAACCCATGATTTTACCACAAAAACGAAATTAATAATTTTTTGAAAAAATAAATATGATTAATTATTAATGGGAAGGAAATATACAAAAAAAAAAGTAAGAAAAAAAGTAAAAAAGAAAGTACGAAAAAAAAGTAAGAAAAAGTTAAAAGGTGGAACAGTTCCAAAAAAAAAGTTTATCAAAGATAATTGTGCACCAAAAAAAGATAATGAACTTTTAGGATTTACGTGTTATACTTCCAATGCTTTAATAAAAATTAAATCAGCATGGGATAAACGACATCCCGACCAAAAAATACTAGAAAATGACCCAAAAGAAATATGGAATAAAATTAAAGAATATATGAGAGATACATGTAACAGAGAATCTTGTTGGTTGAAACATAAAACCATTCGCGAAGCAGTCGATAAAAATATTATGGATTATACATTTGCACCAGCTACTCCAAGTAAATGGAAGGATAATCCCAATACATGGTTAAATAGTGTTGATATTGGTAAGGTTATGAAACAATACGAAAAAAAATATAATCCTATGTTTCAATTTATAGGTCCTAGTCCAATTAATTGGGATACTATAGATGATAAAGAGTGTGTTTTAGAAGAACTTTGTAAGTTTGATTTGAAAAATTATCTGAAAAGGGGACATTATAAAATAGGTATTATATTTAATTTAGATCCACATTATAAATCTGGGTCTCATTGGGTTATGTTATTTATTAATGGCAATGCTAATGAAATTTATTACTTCGATAGTTATGGAAACGCAAATGAAAAAATACCTTCATCTATTATGCGACTAGTTAAAAAAATCCAAGCCCAAGCTAAACAAATCGGGTCAACATATACATTTCAATTTAATAAAACCAGACATCAATATGGTAATAGTGAATGCGGTATGTATTGTTTGTATATGATAATACAACTATTGAAAAGACAATCTTTTAAATATTTAACTGGAAAAAGAATAGTTGATAAAACTGTATGGAATTGTAGAAAAAAATATTTTAATATATAATTTTAATTTAAAATTACGTTCTATTTATATATATTATGAATACAACGTATAAATCTTCATTTACAAGCAATGAAAACACAAGTTTAGTATGGGAATTATTAAATGAAAATGTAAAGGAACGCTTCTCATATAATATAAAAAATAATAGTAATCCAACTATAAATAAATTTTTTGTTGATACTATAAATCAAGTAAGTAACAATAACCAAAAATACAACTCCATTATAGAAATGAATAAATTTACATTATTAAATTGTATTAAATTTATAGAGAAAAATATTCAACATATTAAAGAACCTTCAAAAACCGATGTTTTTGAAATTCGTATGAAAAAACAAAAAAACGAATTTGATTCCCTGATAAATAAAAAAATTCCAAAAGAAATTGATTTTACAGATAAATTTGACAACTTACCAGTCGATAAATCAGCGGTTGATAAAACATTAGCAGATAGAGAACGCGAATTACAACAAATTACAAAACAATATGGCAATACTGACGCCGAATCATGGATTAAAAATGGCATAAAAAATAGTGATGATGATAAAATTAAAATTATTGAAGATTCTATTGATAACTCAATCCAACCCATACTTATGGATAGACCAAAAATTGAAAAACGTGTTACATTTGATATTAAAGATCAAATCAGCAATGTTGAAATTGTACAACCCCCACCACCACAACCAACTAATAAATTTTTAAACAAATTAAAAAAAAAGGACATGTACGATACAGTTGTTAATGAAGTTGCTGAATTAAAAAAACAAATCGTTCAAATGAAAGAACAATTTGATTCTATGGAAAAAAATCAGAGTAAAATACTTGATTTAGTCAGTGGTGTTATCAAATCAATAAATATAGACAATATGTCACAAACAACCAATTAAAATCTTAGAACAATTTTATTTTTTGTTTCCCATTTAAATTTAACAATTCTCCTATTTGCTCCGTTCCATCTATATTATATACTTCTTTTGTATTTGGTTTCAATAAATATCTAACATTATCTAACACGAATACTTTACCTTTCCATTTTTTTACTTCTTTATTTAAATCAGCTATTGCATCTCTTTCATCGTTTATTGCATCTGTAGGTTTATATGATGTTTTTTCTGGATCTTTTGTATCCACATTATAACATACCAATCCTTCTTTTTTATTTGACAACGAATGTATCGCGCAATCTATAGATGATTCTTTTACTGCTTTTAATAAAGATTGAATTGTTTTAGCTTTTTGAAGTGAAATTTCATATAACGCATAATCACTCGATACTGGTCTATTTTCATCAAATCTACTTCCATCATGAATCTTTAATTCCACAGCATCTTCACTTTCTAATTGTTTTTTTGAAAATGTCATCAAATACATAAATACTTTTACGTTTCTAAATTTTTTTGGTAAATCTTGATGACTACATATACGTCTTGCACGACCTATTACTTGTTCCATTCTTACTGGATGCCAATATGATTCCGTTACGTGAACATGTCTACAATTTCTTAATGTAATACCTTCTGCACCTGATGCTGTAATCATAAATAGTTTTATTATTTCACCCAATAAATTATTTGGATTCATTTTGTTTAATTCATCCGTTATTGTTGTAGGTACATTTCCCCATTCACCATTATATATTCGTCTTAAATATTCTTTCTCTTCTCGACTTTGCCCCGTTCCAGTAAATAAACAAAATTTGGGTTTGTCCATATCTTCTTCTTTTATATCCAATAACCATGTGCTTTTTGAATTCTTTTTAATTTTAAATTCAGCCCAACCATGATATTCCAATACCAATTTTAAAATACCTATACCTTCTAATGTTTTGAAATTCGAATAAAGCAAATGTAGTCCTTCATGTTTTTCATCTTGTACATTTTTCAATATTTGTAAAAATTTTGGACTATATTTTGCCAATTTTTCTTCTGAAAAATAATTAGCTCCTCCTTTTTCCAGTTCCATTAAAGCCATCCGTATATCTCTTTTATAACCATCATTATTTACTATTTTATTTTTTTGTAATTCTTTAACATCACTTATATCATATTTCCCATCTACCGCATTTAATTTTTCATTTATTGTGGTTGCATCCAAAATATCTTCATTTACATTTTTATCATCGAGAATTGTTTTAATATTATTTCCCTTTATTGGCATCGGTCTTTTTATATTTTCAGGAAATACAAAATTACAACTAGCCCTTGAAAAAATTCTATACGTGGATGTTCCATCTGAATAAACATCTCCTTCTTTCGCTTTTTTCTTCTTTAATTGATTCCTTTTTTTCTGATCTCTTTCTTCTTTTCTATATTTTTCATATTCTTTAAATTGATAATCACTCATTTCTATATCGATTAGTGAAAAATCGGTTTTTTCATCATACGAAGGCATTAATTCTTCTTTGGCACTTCTAAAATAAGATGTCAATCCCATAATCCTTTTTTTGAATAAATTAATATTCTTAATTGTTCCATTTTCATTAACAAATAACATTTTGAATTTATCTAAATTTGATGGCAATGCTTCATAATTTTCATCTGTTATTTTTATCACATCGACTTTATTGTCACTCAATAATCTCTTAATTTTATTTTTTAGACTTCTAGTTGTTAATGTGGAATTTTCAACGTTTGATACACCTACATATTTACCATTATTTTCATTGTTTATAAAACCAAGTGGATTTCTTACTAATGTTAAAATAAATTCGGTTCCATTAAACTCAATTAAATCTATCAGCCGTAACGGTTTTAACCACCCCCTGATAATTTCCTCAGATACCTTTGTTGGTGTTTTTTTATCTAATTTAAATGATATTGATTTTATATGTCCTCTTAATATATTATACAATATCGCCAATTCATTTGGATAATTAACAATTGGTGTTCCTGTCAAAAATACAATTCTACAATTTTCTGCGTTCATTAATTTTTGATACAAAATATATGATAATGATTTTGGTTTTTTTAATTTATTTGCTATTGAACTAATAAAATTATGTGCTTCGTCAATGATTATTGTTTTATTATTAAATGTGTTTCTTGTTTTACCTCCAAATTCCGTTTCCAAATCAGTTTGTCTCAATCCATTGTAAGATATAAACTTATATTTTTTTTTAATCATCTCATTTATTTGATCATCCAAACTAAATTTTTGCATATTTGATAGTTTGTCATAATTTGATTCTTTATTTACATCTATAAACCATGCACCCTTCTTTTTTTGTATATATTCTATGGGTAAATGTAGCAATACTGAAAAAGCATTCAACAAATCCTTATTGTCTGTAATTGAAATAAAATCCCAATGTTGTTTTAAACGGTAATATACATCACCACATTTTTTTAATTCACTCACATAATTATCTTTTAATGACGCAGGCGTCATAACTATTATTGGATTCGCACTTTTTAATCCTTCAGCTATTCCTATTGACGCACACGTTTTACCTGCACCCAATCCATGATATAATAATAATCCTCTGTATGGTGTATATAAATTCATATAATCTCTTACTATTTGTTGTTGTTTCATTAACGAATAACCTTTGCCACTATCACCCATATTATCACAAGAAAATTTGTTTTGTTCCGATATCTCAACTTCTTTATAAGGTTTGAATAAATTATTAATGAATGATGTGAAGATTTCGCGATTATTCATATAATAATTCGATGTACGAATATTAATTTTTTCTGTATTTTTTGGTATTCTTTTCAATAATGCTTCTCCATGTAACTTAACTGCTTCTGGTTGAATTTCTATAAATTGGTTGTGTTTTCCTTTTACTTTTATAGCTTTTCTCCGTTGTTTCTCAAACTCTTCTGTAGGCATTCTTTTCTTTTTTTGTTTTTTTATCTTAATTCGTTTCTTAGTTTTTTTGATAGATACTTTTTCTTTTTCTATTAATTTTTCAACAACTGTTTTTGTTTTCAAATATTTTTCTTGCATCTTTTTTCGAAAATTTATACCATTATAATCACCATCTCTTCTATCCTCAAATATAACACCCAATTCGGTAGGTTTTTCACTTTTTATTTTTATATGTAATCCTCTATTCTTAGTTGATGCTGGTTTTTTTTCCAATATAGAAAATAACTTTTCACTCATATATAAAAATTAAATATAAAAAAGTTTTATATATTTAATTTATTACTTTAAATTAATCAATGCCAATCTACAGGCTTCTTGTTCTGCTTTTTTCTTGATCTTATGCTTTGCTTCGCCTAAAAACAAAACAAATGATATTGAATCTCTACTTTCTTCAGCTTGTTTCCATAAATTAACATAATGATTGTATTGTTCTTTTACTTTCATTTTTATTGTATCTCTGTGTGCAAATTCATACGATTCCTTATTTACACATAAATATACACCCATATGATACCCATCGTCATCATCCGCCTGTGATATTTCTTTATAGATCGGTGTAACTTGAAATGCCTTTTGCAACATTACTTGTAACAAATTTTTATAATTATCATTCTTTTCCAATAATTCCATCCAATTCACATGCTTATCAAATATACTTTCTACAAAAATTTGCGCTATTTGAAACCCCGGGCCAGTAACAAATACATTTTTGAACCAGTCTTTTTCATCCTTTATTTCTATCTTATTGAAATCTAAAAATAAAGCTCCTAAAAATGCTTCAAATAAACAACCTAACTTTTTTAAATTTGTTCTCGTCTTTTTTTCTTCAGCGTTTTTAGAAATTACATACCAATTATTTAATCCCATTTCATAAGCCATTCTACCAATCGATTCGTTTTTGACCAACGCGATTTTTTTTTCGGTCATAAATCCTTCATCTTCTTTTGGAAATCTTCTATATAAATAATATTTTGTTATACATTCTAATATACCATCCCCTAAAAACTCTAATCTCTCATTTGATTTCGTTTTCAACGTTAAACAGTTATCTGGTCTATCTACAATAATAACTTCATTCGCTTCATTTTCCAATACTGGTCTTTTAACATAAGACTTATGAACAAACGCACGTTTATATAATTTAATATTATGAACTTTGTCCGGAACACCATACATTTTTAAAATATTTTGAACTTGGTGAATCGATATTTCTTTGTTTCTTTCATTAAATGGATCGAATATTAATTCATCATGATCTTTATTAATATCACCATCTTGTAGTAAAACTTTTTCACTCATTGCTATTTCCATTACTATATTATATTTGTTTTTGTTTATAATGTTTTATCAATTTATTTATTAAAAGTATTTAAATGATATTGTATTATTCATATATTATGAAGTTAATAATAGATATTAGGGAAAAAAAAATTATCCCACTTATAAAAGCTTTAAACGATGATTTAGAATTGAACATTGAAGTTGATATACAAATGCTGCCATTGGGTGATTTTATTATTCAAGACAATGATAAAGATATTGTTATATTTGAACGCAAAGCTCTTTCTGACCTGGCTAGTTCAACTAAAGATGGAAGATATAGTGAACAATCATTTCGTCTATCAAATCAAAAAATTCATAATCATAATATTATGTATATAATTGAAGGAGACCTAAATAGATATAATTCCAAATTCACACGTGTTCCAAAAACTACATTGATTAACGCAATGATTTCATTACAATACTATAAAGGGTTTTCTATTGTAAGAACTCTTAGTATGTTAGAAACATCCGAATATATCTTAAGATATATTACCAAATTATCAAAGAGTAAGAAAACACCATTTTATTCTGAATCAAATAAATCTTCAAATGATTCTAATTATTGCCAGGTTGTTTCTAAAGTAAAAAAAAATAATATTACACCCGAAAATATTGGTGAAATAATATTAAGTCAAATTCCAGGAGTTAGTGCAAAAGTATCTATGGGTATTATGAAACATTTTACTTCACTCCATGATTTACTAACCAAATTATATGATAATCATAATTGTTTAAAAGAACTTAAAATTGATACTAATGCTACAAAAAGAGTTCCAAAAAAAGCTATTGATAATATTATTCAGTATTTACTTTATCAAAAAAAAACAATAATAAGTATCAAAACATAAATTTTATTATGTTTAATATATAAAATGAAGCAAGATGAAATGTTTAAATATTTAGGTGCTGGATTTGCTGGATTAATGGTTGTCTATTTGATTGTATCTGTTTTGGATTTTAATACAAATGCGATATTAACATTAAATAAAAATTCAGTTGCAGGAATTGAAGGCATGTCTGTCCGCGAAGGTATGACTGCTCAAGAATCTATTGATAAACGGTTAGATGAAATTATTAAAGCGCTAGATAAGGGCAATGAAAACCTTACGACTAAAATTAATGTTGATAAAAATTCCAGAAAATTAGGAGACATTCTTGATAAATACAAAGAAGTTATAGAAAAGCAGATGATTAGTAAATTAATAGACCAAAAAAATACGGGAACTCTAGATAAATTTATAGAGAGTGAAGCAAAAAGTAAAATCTTAGACAAAATTGAAATCATTGATAAATACCGTACAATTATTGAAGAATATTAATTTATTTAGCACGTTGTCTCATTTTTCTTCTTTTTCGCTGTAATCTCCTAACACGTTTTTTACGCCATTTCCACCGCATCATCGCCGTGGATTTTTTGAAACGACACGAATGTGACATAAATATATTATACTATTAATATATTTATTTAAGTTATTTGCTCGATTGTGGTATATTTCTAATCAATGATGGATGCATTTCTTTATTTTCCATTTTCTTTTTTTTGACTTGTTTAAATTTAGATAGAAAGGTTTCTTTTACCGTGAATGATGTTGGTTTTCTCATTCTCTCTTCGTATGTTCCACTCTCAACCGAATGTTCGCTATGTTTAATTCCTCCCCAATTACTGTCCATTGCATTATCGCTCAATCTTCCTGAAAATTGAACTTGATCTAATGGAGTTTTTATACCTACGTGTTGATCATCACTATCAAAACCTGCGAAATTATTGTTATTATACGGCTGGTCATTTCTATTCGAATCTCTTAACTTTACTACTGGTGCTTGGCGAAATTGTTCTGGGACTTTTGTAGGCAACCCTCCTCTTTTATCCATAACATCGTGCATCATTTTATACCCTACTTTTCCTTGTGCGTCATATGTTTCTTCAAAATACAATACTGGACATTTAACTCCCATTTTTCTTTGCCATTCTAAAAATTCAACGTATTCTTCTAAATTATTAAATTTTATTGGATTAACCCCAGGTATTTCAGCCTTTCCTGTATTTGTTAAAATTAGCACATTGCCTTTTTTTACTAATAAATTTGGACAATCATTGTTATTATTAAATCCTTCAACAACATCCTTTGATCTAATTGTACTACAAAATACTAATCCAATTACAAAAGCAACTACTATCAATAATACTCTATTACTATTTTTCATATATAATAATACAGTATAAAATTTTTATAAAATATAATCTATTATTAATTTATAATGAGTGAATGTGCGTATGTTCAATTTGGTGGGAAAAAAAATAATAAAATTGTAAATACTTTATTTAAAAACATTATTGGAAAAAAACCTGTTGTTGTTTTATATTTTGCTAATTGGTGTGGTCATTGCAAAACTTTAGAACCAGAATGGAATAATGCTATAAATAATTTAAATATAAAAAAACTCGAAAATCCAGAAAAAGATGAACCTGAAGATTTTAATAAATATGTGATTGCTTTAGAAGCAGACGCATATGACAAGGACGAATGCCCTGACGTAGACCAAAAAGTTGAAGGATTTCCAACCATTAATTATTATCCTAATAACAAAGGCCCTTTAGAAAGTTTTGATGGAGAGCGCGATGAAGAACATTTAAAAAGTTGGTTAACCAATAAATTACATTTAGGTTCTGTTCAGAGTATTCCAAAACATACTGGTGGTAAACGCAGACGAAGGCGTAAAAGAAAAACAAGAAAAACTAAACGAAGGCGTAAAAGAAAAACAAGAAAAACCAAACGAAAACGCGGTAGAAAATCACGCAAATCAAAACGTAATCGTTAATTTTATATTACCATATAATATATGAATCACTTATCTTTTCCTATATTACTATTATCTAGTATCCTAGCAACATCCATATATACATTAAGAAAAATTCTATTAAATCATTTCACTATAGAAGAAAATATGTTTATTGATATATTATTATATCCTATCGGTATATTGACACTTTTATATTTTACTCTTGATCGAAAAAAATTAACTAAAAAATGGGACAATGGTTTAATTCAAAGATATATTCCTCACTTTTTACTTATTACATTTTTAATAGTATTATCCATTTATTCTGGATTTTGGTTGGTAGCAAATCATGATATGAGTTGGTTAAAACCTATGCGTGCAGGATTGACTATTATTATGATTAGTTTGGCTGGTTACTATATTTTTAACGAAAATTTTTCAATGAAAAAATTACTAGGAACAATTCTTATTATTGCAGGAATTACCACAATGAATATTTAAATACTTATATAATTAATATAAAAATTGATTAAAACCTATTCTATTTTTATATATAAAAACATGAATAATTACCAATGTCGTTTATTTGACTTTGATATTTTAAATATCGTCCCAGATGAACAAGATAGCGATGATGATAATAAAAAAAAAAGAACAGACTCAAGAGAATTTGTTGTGAAAATGTATGGCATTGACACAGAAGGTAAAACATATTGTATATTTGTTGAAGGATTTGAACCTTTCTTTTATGTACGTATCCCTAACAAATGGAATAAACGAAACGTTTACAAATTTAAAGACTTTTTGATTAATAAGATAGGGAAATATTATAGTGATAGTATTACTGATTGTCGTATTGTTCAAAAAAAGAAATTATATGGGTTTGATGCCGGACAAAATTATAAATTTATGGTTGTTAAATTTAAAAATATGAATGTCTTTAATAAAGCTAAAAATATATGGTATACCGATGAGTCGTTTAAAAAAAGAAAATTACACAAAAATCCAAAAACAAATGAATTTGGTATACAATTTCCAAAAACGAATGATTATTTACAATTGTATGAAGCTCAAATACCACCACTATTGAGATTCTTTCATATTCAAGAAATTAGTCCTTCTGGTTGGATTGAAATTGATAAACGATATATTAATAACACATCTCGCAAAACAAATTGCGATTATGAATTTAGTATGAATTGGTTGAGAGGAGGAAATAAATTTAATATAAAAGCATTGACTGAAAAAGAAGACCCGGTGCCATATAAAATATGTAGTTTTGATATTGAAGCTTCTTCGAGTCACGGTGATTTTCCAGTGCCTAAAAAAACATATAAAAAAATGATTAGTGAAATTATAGAATATTGGAGAAAACATAAATCTATGGTTCGTTCTTTATCGGATGAAGAAAAAGAAAATTTATTTATTGAATTAATATTAACCGCATTTGGTTATGCAAATAAAAAAGATATCAGCGATGTATATCCAAAAAGTAATCCACGTAAAAATAATTTAATTAACGCAATTAAAACTACTCTAGAATATCCATTGAAAGAATTGTTGGATCGATCTAAAGATGAATGGAAAAAACTTAAACGAATAGAGGAAGAAGAAGAACCAGATGTATATTATACCGCACTTAAAAAATGGCACCCTAGACCACAACCATATTTTAATTTGTGTAAATCCAAAAATCTAATTGGATTATTAGATTCTGATATGCCGGGTGATGCTAAATTATTAGTCATGGATAGGGCTATGGAAAGAGATAAAGGTTATCCGGAAATACAACCCAATGGAATGACTAGAATGGTATATCGTAAAAAAATACCAGGGTTCCTTCCAGAATTAGAAGGAGATAAATGTACTTTTATTGGTTCTACTTTTATAAAAAATGGTGGAATTAATCCTTATTTTAATCATTGTGTAGTATTAAATACTTGTCACGATACTGATGAAGTAGAAAATAGTGAGATTGTTCCGTGTGATACAGAGAAAGATGTCTTATTGGAATGGACAAAAATGATTAAACGAGAAAATCCTGATGTTATTATTGGGTATAACATATTTGGTTTTGATTGGGACTTTATGATTAAACGAAGTGAGGAGCTTAATTGTAAAGCAGAATTTTTAAAATTAGGCAGAGAAAAAAATGATAAATGTAAAATTGTTTATAAAACTGTAAAAGTGGCAAGTGGAGAACATAATTTAACATATGTGAAAATTCCGGGTAGATTACAAGTTGATCTATACAATCATTTTCGTAAAGAAGTTAATTTATCATCTTATAAATTGGATTTTGTCGCTTCTACATTTATTGGAGACAATGTTAAATCCTATGAACTGGTTAATGGTAGAACAAAATTAAAAAGTAAAAATTTAACCGGTCTACAAAATAATAATTACGTTAAATTTGAAATTATAGCACACAGCGTAGATTCATTTAAAAATGGACAAAAATTTAAAGTTCACGATGTCGATGAAGTATCTGGAACATTTTATATTAATGAAGAACTTGATTTTAATACGACGAATCAAATTAGATGGGGATTAGCAAAAGATGATGTAACTCCACAAGATATTTTTAGATTGACAAATGAAGGTCCTGCTGAAAGAGCTATCATTGCTAAATATTGTTTTCAGGATTGTAATTTGGTCCATCATTTGTTTCGAAAAAATGATATATTAACTGGTTTTATAGAACAAAGTAAAATTTGTAATGTTCCTATGGATTTTATTATAATGAGAGGTCAGGGTATTAAATTATTAAGTTTTATTGCTTTAAAATGTAGAGATGTTCAAACATTAATGCCTGTTATGGAACCTGTTATGAATGATGGTTCGTATGAAGGTGCTATTGTATTGCCTCCTAAATGTGCGTTTTATGCAGACAATCCTGTAGCTTGTAATGATTATTCGTCACTATATCCTAGTTGTATGATTAGTGAAAATATTTCACACGATAGTAAAGTTTGGACACAGGAATTCGATTTGGATGGTAATATGATTAAACAAACTGGTATGACTATGTATGATAATTTGAAGGGTTATAAATATGTTAATATTGAATATGATACCTATGAATGGAAACGATTGGGTGGAGAAAAAAGTAAAGAACAAAAAATTAAAGTTGGAACTAAGATTTGTAGATATGCGCAATTTCCAGATGAAAAAAAAGCGATTATGCCTTCTGTATTGAAAGAATTATTAGCATCAAGAAAAGCCACTAGAAAATTAATTAAATATAAAACTGTAACGGATGAAGATGGTGAAGAATATACTGGTTTAATGAAAAAAACAGATGAATATACTATTATAACCGAAACAAATGGGGATGTTGTTGAGATACCAAACGAAATGGTGATTAGCATAAAAGATACTTATAATGATTTTATGAAAAATGTTTTCGATAAAAGACAGGCTAGTATTAAAATTGTTGCCAACTCCTTATATGGTCAATGTGGCGCAAGAACAAGCAGTTTTTATGAAAAAGATATTGCTGCATCTACTACTGCTATGGGAAGAAAAGCATTGTTATATGCAAAGGATGTAATTGAAAGTGTATATGAAAATCGTATTTGCGATACAAAACACGGTAAAGTAAGAACACGTGCTGAATATATATATGGTGATACGGATTCTGTATTCTTTACATTTAATTTGGAGGATTTGGATGGCAATAAAATTAGAGGTAAAAAAGCATTGGATATTACTATTGATTTGGCAGTAGAAGCTGGTGAATTGGCCACTAAATTTTTGAAAGCACCTCACGACTTAGAATATGAAAAAACATTTATGCCCTTCTTATTGTTATCTAAAAAAAGATATGTTGGTATGTTACATGAATTTGATATTAATAAAGGTAAACGAAAATCTATGGGAATTGTATTGAAACGAAGAGATAACGCACCTATTGTAAAAGATGTGTATGGTGGTATTATTGATATATTGATGTCTACTCATAGTGTTAGCGAATCCATTAAATTTACGAAACAATGCTTACAACAAATCGTAGATGAGAAATGTCCGTTGGAGAAATTGATTATTAGTAAATCGTTGCGAGGATTTTATAAAAATCCTGATAGCATTGCTCATAAAGTATTGGCAGATAGAATAACTAAGAGAGACCCGGGTAATAAACCAGCAGTTGGCTCAAGAATACCTTATATTTATATCCAAACAAAAGGTAAAGTAAAATTACAAGGTGATAAAATAGAAGATCCTGATTTTATTAGAAAGAATAAAATCAAACCAGATTATAGCTTTTATATTACAAATCAAATTATGAAACCTGTTCAACAAATTTATGGTTTGTTGCTATATGATATCCCACAATTCAAACGTAAGGTTCGTATGTTCAAAAAGAAAATAGCGAAATTGGAAAATGAGTATCGAAATGATGCAAAGAAATTTAAAGATAAAAGTCAGAAAATTATTTATGACGAAGTTAAAAAGATAATATTTCAAGAATATTTAAACGCGTCCGATAGACTTAAAACAGGACAAAAAAGTTTGCTTGCTATGTGGAATTAAAAATAAAAAAAGGTCTTTTATATACAATTTGCCTTTTTTTATTTTTAGAAATCACATAAATTAGGATGGTATTTTTTGAATTTTTTTATATTTTTTAAGAATTGTTTAACCCATTTTTGTTTTCTTCTAGTTTTTTCCCATTGTGTTTTAAAACCATAATTAACACTTTGTGATAAAGCATTATATGTATAGGTATGTTTGTTATCTTCATCCGTCTTTCCAGCTCCAATATAGCACTTATGCTTTTTGTTTTCGTATGTTATAGAATAAGGTACTTGTGAATTAAACTCATTTTCTTTCGACCTTACTAAATCATGTGTTGTATCTGGAACCCACGGATAACCATAGTAATAATTGTAGTAGAGATTTACTGGTTCCATTTTATTAGTATCTTCATTATAATAAACCTTACCTTTTCCGTAGAACCCAGTATATTTACTATCAACCCATACAGCAGTTTTTTCTTCAATATATTTTTTATTTTTAATAAAACGTTTACCATAATTATCTAACTTAATTTTGTAACTTTCAACCCGATTTTTATAACCGAATTTTGGTGCTTGATAACAACCTTTTGCGTATTCGTTCAAGCATTTATTAAAATTTAATTGATGAAAGCATTGCAACATTACATTACGATAAGTTCCATCAAACGAAAATATCAAATTAACGATATCTTTTGGTAATGGTTGCCCAAACAATGGTTTCATTAAACGTTTTTTTAAATTTTTTAGATTTCTTATTTTTGTTTTTTTTATTTTGATTACAGTCATAATGATATTATAATAATATTATTATGATTATTTGTGTAGTTCTTGTTTATTATTTGTACAAGAAAAATATTTTTTTAAATCAACCTTTTGCAAAGAGCTAAAAAAAATATTATTCAAAATAATTCCATTCTGAATAGAATTTTCCAAACATAAATGGATTAAAAAACAAACTTGACACAGATACATGATCCGCTCCAGCTTCTTTATAATCCTTCACATCTTTTAATGTTCGGACACCACCACCACCGATGATTTCACATTTGTTTCTATAATATTTGTGAAAATGTTGTATCATAAATAATGAATAACCTTTTACGCTAGGACCAGACAATCCACCCTGTTTAACTGGCAATGTATTACAACAATGAAATTGTCTAAACCCCTGGTCATAAAACATTCTAACATTTTCAAATTCTTCTACTGGAGATAATTTTATAATACACCAACGTCGTTTTGAATTAATAAAAGGTTTCAATCCTTTATTAACCATATGTTTATCTGTATTGGGACAACTAACATTTAATTCAATATCCATATCGTCGGGTATTTTTTCTACTAGTAGTGGTATTTCTTCCTTTTCCAATATAGCAATACTAATAATTTCCCCCTTTTTATATGTTCTAATAGCATAATCAATGCCAGGATTTCTCAATCCTATTTTATTGACCCATCCATTCAAATATGGAATATATCTTAATGTTTTTAAAATTTGTGGCCATTTCCCGGGACGTTCTTTTAATGTAAAACTACCGCGTATAGAAATTGTATTAGGTAAATTAATATAATTTCCAAATGGAGGACTTATAAACAACATTATATTATAAACGCCTTGTTTTTTTATGTCCTTTTGATTTCTTCTTAATTGTTTTTTTAATCGATGGTTCTATAAAATTTCTTACTGCAGGAAAAATTTGTCCACTCAACATAGTTCCATTATTAGTATGGTATGATTGTTCACTATCATCGTCATCATCGCCATAATGTTCGTTATATAATGATATAAAATCTTCCCAGTTATTTAATTTAACTATTTTATTGTTGCTTGAACGCAAAAATCTATTAAGTAATATTTTATTTGATATGTTTTTTTTATATGGTTTTAAGTGTAAATATGTAACCATTTTTTTATTCATATCTTCGTGATATTGGTCGTCTAAAAATAATATTTTATCTTTATTTTTACAACCTGTAGCTCGTTTGAAATCACGAAGTAATTTCATATAAGAAGTTCTGAGTGGTTCATTAATTTTTCCATTGATCTTCCATCCAGTAATAACATGATCAAATAATTTATAATTTATCTTTTTTTCAATAAAACGTTTGATTGCATTTGTCCATGATTTAGGACCCATATTGTTTGTGAAAATAACAACTTTTATTGATTTGTCTTTTATTTTTTTTTCTTTTAAGTATTCGAAAATTTTCATTATTCCTGGACGAAAAACTTCTGGATATAATTCAAGTAAAAGTTGTAAATTTATTTGTTTATCTGAATAATCCCATATAGTATTATATAGGCTAGACATTTTATAAAAATGACCAATAGTTTCATCTAAATCAAACACAATATATTTTCGCGGCTTCATATAAAATATAGAGAAAATATAATCTAAATCAAGTTTATAATGTTTCGTCTCCAAATATTTAAACAAACTATACGTTATAAAAATACAAAACGCAAACAAATACCAAAAGCGGTCAGAGAACAAGTATGGATTCAAAACTTCGGAAATGTGTTTGAACATAAATGCTATATTCCCTGGTGTGAAAATAAAATAAATGTTTTTACGTATCAAGTAGGTCATAATATACCAGTAAGCAAAGGTGGTGATAATAAATTAAATAATTTGAAACCAATATGTATGAGTTGTAATCTATCAATGAGTAATGTTTATACAATCGACGATTGGGGGAAATTAATTAAATAATATCATATCTTTTTATAGGAACAACTTTATTTTTACTTTTACAGCAATATTTTTCTATGTTGGTTTCGCATAAACAGAAAATAAAAAAAAAACATAGAATTATTATGAAAATAAAATAATAAAAATCTATAAATGACATTTAGATAATATCTGAAATAATATTTAAATAATTTTAAAATATCCATAATTTATATATATATGATTAGTACCAATGAGATACTCGATACTATAAATACCGATACTATAAATAGAAAAAAAAATAGAAATGTATTTGCTTCAATACATTCAGCACCTGCAACATATTATCCAGAAATGTGGAAAGGTAAAAAAAAAACGTTTAATACTGATAAATTAATTAATGCGTTTACTGCTATTGTTCCTGAAAATACAATTGTGTTCACATTTACTCCCACTGATAAATTAGCGTGGAGTGATCGTTGTCAAGAACATGATGAAATAATGAAAAATTTAAGAGACTCTTACTGGCCATGGTGGAAAGATTGGTCTTTACAGCGAAATGCAAAAGTATATTTACCTGGACAACCAATGTATAATCAAGCTTGTTCATTTGATGCAGATGATATGAGTTATTTTGATATATATACAATGTATGGTAATCCTGTTAATGTAAAAAAATTAGGGAAAAATATGGGTTATGCCGGAAAAGCAAGTCAATTCAAATCGGAAAAAATAAGCAGACCAACAAAAAGAACTTCTAGAATGCAAACAAGAAATAATCCAAATAAAAATTTTTATAAAACCATTATAAAGGATAAAGTATTTACAATACAAGAATTAATAAATAGGTTTAAATCAGAATCTACTAGAGATAGACCCCTGCGAATTATTTATATTTATTCTTGCAATCCCTATGTAGAAGACAAAAATGTAAAAAAAATAACAAAAACGAAGCTAAAACAAGATGAAATTATTGCTTTGAATTATTTTTGTCGTACAACCTATGAAAAACAGGGTCGTGATCGTTTTATAGAATTGTTTTTACATAACAAACAAGAAGCAATTATGACCAAACGCGTAATAAAAGATGATCTAGAATATTTTGATATTGAGAAAGAGAAATATGAAAGATTGCGAGCTCAAATGTTTATTGATAGAAATAAAGAACATATTTCTGATTATGAAAAATCATTAAAATATGGTATAACAGAAAGTGGTAGTTTATGTAAAACAAAATGTAAAAGTAGCGCCTGTTCAACTGTCGGTTGTAAAACCCAAAAAGCTACATGTATAAATGAATTTGGTGAAATAGAAAATTGTTATTTACCAACCGATAAACGTACTGGCAAAAAATCTCGAAAAAAGAAGAAGAAAAAAAAGAAAAAAAGAAATAAAACTAGCAAAAAATAAACAAAAAAAATTGATTTAATATTAATATCCCATTTAATATTAAATGTCTAATGATAGTATTGTAATCAAAAATGAAGATGGTAAACAATTATTAACTACCCTTAAAAATAATTCAGTTGATTTAATTTTAACAGATCCTCCTTATATTATATCGCGTGATTCTGGTATGGATTCTTTTAATAAAGAAGTAAAGAAAATAGAAAGCGATGGTAAGAACGTTAAAACAGAAGAAGAATGGAATGTATATAAGGCTAAGCACAAAATAGTTGATGATAAATATAAGGATAATTATATAAAATATGGTAATGCTTCTGGAAAAAAATATGCGTTTAAAACTAATTATGGTGAATGGGATAAACAATTCACAATGGAAAAATTAGAGGAATTTATTGCGTTATATTATAAAAAGTTAAGAAAAGGTGGAACTTGTATAATATTCTTTGATTTGTGGAAAATATCCTATATAAAAGAAATAATGGAAAAATATAAATTCAAACAAATACGAATGATTGAGTGGATTAAAACCAATCCTATGCCATTAAATCAATCTGTTAATTATTTGACAAATGCTAGAGAAATAGCTATATTGGGTGTAAAAGGTGGCAAACCCACTTTTAATTCAAAATATGATAAAGGTATATACGAATATCCAATACAAAATGGTAAGAAAAGATTTCATCCAACACAAAAAAATATTAAGTTATTTGAAGAGTTAATTAAAAAACATTCAAATGAGAATGATTTAATTGTGGATACATTTTTAGGAGGAGGGACAACAGCTATTGCTTGTAAAAATACGAATAGAAAGTTTATGGGTAGTGAAATAAGTAAGGAGTATTATGATAAAGTTATTAAATTAATGAAATAATTTACTATAAAATCTAAATTTAACTTGTTGGCGAGAACTTTTATGAAATTGAAACTCACCAATTTGTTCAGTCTTTCCATCAATAATCGCATAGATAGTAGTTGAAAATTCGGTTGTTGCAGGTGCTGGCTTTTTTTTATGAGGCTTTTCTTCATAATTTGGTCTTGAATAAGTGATTTTCATTTTTGTGAAATCATATTTTTTATTTTTTACCAGGATAGCTTGTGGATTTTTTTTACAATTGTTCAGGTATAGTAGACAATCGCAACAGAATGTCCGTGCTTGCATCTCATTTAGATATGAATGGATATTATTTTTTAACCACTCAAATCTTATACAATTTGCTTTTTGCCTATCTAAATTTGCTGTTTTAGTAGTTAAATTTCGTTTCCTATCAAAACTTTTATATGTGGGTTGTCCACCTTGAGGACAAATTTTCCCATGTTTACCCATTGTTGTTTTTGCGGAAAGCGTTGCAGGTCTATTGTCCAAATTAATCTTAAAGTCAACGTCACCATTGTCTTTACCCTGATGTTCAACAATAAGAATATTATTTTTTTCTAAAAGTTCTGAAATATTACTTTTGTATAATTTATCTATGAACTCTGTTTGACATCTACAAGGTTCAATAGTATTTTGAACGTTGTGTATGTCGCATAAAAATTTTTCGAACGACATACCATAAGTTTCGTTATTGTATTTTGCCATGATATATTTGTATTTAAATAGTATAAATAATATTTATTCAATTTATTCTTTTATTTGTTATTTGTTATTTGTTATATTAGTATTTGTTGTTTATTGTTGTACAAGAAAAATATTTTTTCAAATCAACATTTTACAAAGCTCTAAAAAAAATTTTTTTTTTTAAAGCATAATTAGCAGGATAGTAGTGTTAGGAATGCTCAGGAATAATGCAAATAGTGGGACACAGTATTGGGTATGCTCAAAATATCTCTGGAAAAATATTTTGTCGTCATATATTAATAGTATGTTATTAATGAATGATGAAGAATTTTGGGAAGGTATTGTTGGTGGTTTGGGTTGGATATTTGCGATATTTTTTATAAGAAATGGTTTATATAAATATAAATTTAAAAAAAGTAATTTTGCTATGGTTGGTGCTGTAACTTTTGCGTTTTGGTGGTTTATTCGTAAAGTTGGTATGAATCTATATCGTCAATGGAAAAAATTAGAAAATATAGAAAAAAGAGAATTGAAAATACCAATTCGAGATGAAAAAACGATTCATATATTTTTATTTTTATTTTTATTTTATTTAATTTATTATGTTTTGATTGTAAGAATTACTCCTGAAAGTGCTGAAATAGCTATGCGTTTTAGCAAAACAGAATTACCTTTATTATTATTTATTATACCAATAACAATATTGGTTTATTTGTCCAAATAATCCAACACAGACAATATAACATGTTCCTGGGCACTTATCTTTTGAAATACAACACATTCATCAAATTTGATTTGAAAAAACATATTTTTAAAATTTTTACATAAAATTTGTATTTTATCATTTTGTATTTTAATATCCGCAATAACTGCACCATTCGTTAATTTTAAATTTTCAGGATCTTTTATTGGAATCCATCTAATATAATATCCATATTGTAAATCATTCATATCTGAACAATATCGAAACTCTTTTAATTTTTTATGATATTCTTTTAATTTTTCTTTAGGTAATTGCAATTGTTGTAAAATATTATTTTTGTGTGTTTTTATTTTTACATGCGTTAATTTCATAATGGACGAATTGCTGTCATTTTCTAAAGCATTTAATAATTCATTAATTTCTGTCATAATTAATATTATAATAATATTTTTATTTAGTATTTTTATATAGTAATAATTTTTCTTTAAGTATTCAAATATAAATAAGTATTTAATCGTTTTACATACTTAAGGAATTTTCTTAATTTTGTAAAAGTATTTTAGAAAAGTCTATTTTGGACATTTCAAAAATGTCCTAATATATGATTTGACACAATGAGTTTGAAAATTTGTGACAAATCTCATTTTAAAGCATAATGCTCTAATAATAATATTTTGCTATAATTTTATGTAGGCGTTTTATGGTAAGCACTTTAAAATTGATTTTTGACCCATTTTTCAGGTTGTATTGTTCATTTTAAAAATGATAACAAATGGTAACAAAAAAACCCCAAAAAACCCCAAAAGCAAATAACCTATTTTTTTTGTTATTATTAACAATAATAAATATATTTCAATGTTAATGATTTTTGAAACCATAATTATCAAATGATAACAAATGGTAACAAAAAAACCCCAAAAAACCCCAGATGATATTTTGTAGATATAGCATAAATTATTTTATTTCTATTTCTCTAGATATGTAGGTAAATACGTAAAACCCATTTATTTGAAAATAAAAAAAAAATTGCTTAAGTTCGTTTTTTGACAAAGTATTTAAAAAAAGTGAATATAAAGCGTTAATTTATTTTTAATAAAAACTATTTTAGGGTTTTTTATGTTATCATTATATAGATAACAAATGGTAACAAAAAAAAACCAAAAACCAAAAAAAAAATTTCATTGTATAATTTGTGATTTTAAATGTAATAATAAAAGAGATTACGAACGACACGAAGGCACACGTAAACATAAAAACAATAAAAATGATAACAAAAAAACCCCAGAAAACCCAAAAAAAATAAAAGAGGATGAAAAATATAAATGTATAAATTGTGGTAAATTTTATAGATATAAAAGTGGATTATCTAGACATAAAATAAGATGCAATGGTATTGTCAATAATACAGATATAATAATAAATAAAAAAACAACAACAGAAGATGATGTTACCTCAGAAATGTTAAAACAATTGGTAACGCAAAATCAAACATTGCAAAAACAATTAATAGAATTATCCAATAAACAAACAACAGTAAATTACAATAATTGTCATAATAAAAAAATGACAATAAATGTTTTTTTAAACGAAGAATGTAAAAATGCAATGAATTTAACCGATTTTGTAAATGGAGTACAAGTAAGTTTAAATGATATAATGTATACAAAAGAACACGGTTATGCCGAAGGTATAAGTAATATTTTTGTAAAACATCTACAGAATATGCCCCCAACCGAAAGACCCATTCATTGTAGTGATAGTAAACGACTACATTTTTATATCAAAGATGAAAATAAATGGGAGAAGGATGATTCTCATGTTAAAATAGATAAATCCATACAAGATCTTACAATGAAACAAATGGCTACTGTAAAAAAATGGGAAGAAGAACATCCGAATTATTTACACGACGACAAATTATTACAAGAATGGCATTCTATGATACAAGAAATAATGGGGAAATGTGATGAAATACAAAAAGAAAAGAATGAATTATTAATTAAAAAGTCATTAAGTAATAATACTGAAATAAAAGAAGCGATGATAATGGATGAATAATTATTGTATATCGATAAATTCTTCTTTTTTTAATTTTTCAATTTGTTTGTTTTTTGGTTTTTCTGAAACATCTAATTTAACTTTTTGTTTTTTTTTTGTTTTTTTTTCTAATTTTTTAATTTCTTGTTGATTTTGTTTAACTTTTTCATCAATAGATTCTTTCACCATTTCTTTTACAAGTTTTTTAGCATGATCTTCTGAAACTTTTACTTCTAGTAAATTTTTAGATTTTATAAAGTTATCTTTAAATGTTAAATAATCATTGTTAATATTTTTTATAAATGTTTCTAATCGCTCAATACTAATCAATGATGTAGCTAATGCGTTTTCTAATTTTGTTATTTTTTCGTTTTGTTGATGTGTTAAATTTTCGGTTCCAGAAAATTTTGAGGTGATATTTGACAAATCTTTTTCAATTTCTTTATTTGTTCTAGAACACTGTGAAATAAACGTTTCATTCAAACGACTTCTACTATCTATTTTATCTACCATCTCATTTACACTCTGTATCAATGCGCTTTGATTGTCTGTTTCTTCTTTCATACTAATTAATCTTTTTTCGTGCCATTCTAAAACAGTTTGAGTGCTTACTTGTGGTGTTTGTGTCTTTGATAAAATTCTTGCGGTCGGTCTATTTTCTTGAACCGCAGCACGTTGTTCTCTTTGGTATCTTCTCCAAGCCATATATACTAAAATTTGTATTATAATTCCTAAATATAATCGCACTAAGCAACCATTTTCATATTAATTTTTTTTGCGTAAACATACTTTTTAATATCAAAATCATTAACTTCATATTCATTAATATTATCATATTTATTTAAAACATAAATAGTAGGAAATGGTAAAATTTCTCTTTCAAGTTGTTTAGCCAGGATAGTTTCATGAGTTTCATATATATGAGCATCGCCAATATGATAAATAAATTCTTTAGCTTTTAAATTACAATGTTTTGCTAACAAATGAGTTAAAAAACTATAAGATGCGATATTGAAAGGAACGCCTAGGCCAACATCACCACTTCTTTGGTACATAGAACAACTCAGTTCATTTTTATGATTTACATGAAATTGTGATAAAACATGACAGGGTGGTAGAGCCATTTGGTGTAATTGTTGTGGATTCCACGCTGACATTATTAGTCTTCTAGATAATTTATCTTCTGGATGTTTTAACGAATCAATAATATTTTGTAACTGATCTACTCCTAAACCACTATAATTAACATCACAATTAAAATAAGGTGCATTAAAATATCGCCATTGATGACCATATATAGGTCCTAAATCATTTTCTACGTTATCAAATAATCCACGCGAATCTAAAAATTCTCTGGATGAATTATCATTCCATATTTTTACATTTTGTTGTTGTAATTTTGTATTATCAGTTTCCCCGTTTACAAACCATAATAATTCTTTAAGACATGTTTTCCAAGCAACATGTTTTGTTGTTAATAAAGGAATTGTATTATTTTCCAATGAAAATTTCATCATATTACCTACTATTCGTTTAGTATTACCGTTCCTACCGCGAATCACTTCGCCATTTTGCATTATATTTTTTACAAGATTCAAATACTGCATTTCTTGTTTTAAAAACGATTTGCCTAGTTTTGACATATAATTTATTTAATTAATATATTTTTAATTTCTTTTTATAAATCATAATGGAAAAGGTTGAAAATACAGTAAATGAATTAACCAATACAAATTTTATAAAACATGTATTTAATTTTGATAAAGAAACACAGATGTGTTTATTAAATATTGTTCAATATTTAGTATTAGCACTAATTCCAATAAGTATATATAACCGATTTGTAAATAATGTTATACCAGAACCAAATGAAACAAAAGGTAGTTTAGAAATTTTAGCAGAAGTTTTGGCTCATTTAGCAGCAATTTTAGTTGGTATATTTTTTGTTCATCGTGTAGTTACTTATTTGCCTACATATTCTGGTAAAGATTATGGAAATTTGAATATGTTTAGCATAATATTATTACTTTTAGTGATAGTTTATGATATTCAAGGAAAAGTAGGTATGAAAATGAATTTTTTATTAAATAGATTGTCTGAATTATGGAATGGGAAACAATTAATAGAGGGAAATACAAATAAAAATCCAAATGTTCAAGTTCAATCAAGTGCTTTAAGAATACCAGATCCAGCAAGACATGCACCTAGTAGAGCAGATTACGTAAATACGCATGAACAAATGAATCCAGGAGCAAATAAAATGCAAAATGCGATTAGAAACAGTGTTGGAACCCCGCAAGAACCTAGCGCAACATCACAGGGAAACTATCAACAATCGCCGGGTTATAATGGATTGGTAGATGCCAAGGAACCAGGACAAGAAATGTTTGAGCCTATGGCAGCTAACGCAGCTTTAGGAGGTGGTTTCGGTTCATCATGGTAATTTAATATAATTAAATTGAAATTATATTAAAATGAATTTATGTAGATAAATAATGAGAGTACTGATAAAAAACCAAAAAAAGGTAAACAAATTTAGCACAATATTTAAAAATATCAATGAAATATTGGCTAATGTAAAATTATATTTTACAGCTGATAAATTATATGCACAGGGTATGGATTTAACACAATCATGTTTATTTGAGATAAATATACTATGTGATTGGTTTGATGAATATACTATACTTGAGGATATAACGATTGGGTTGCCGTGCACATTGATGTATAAATTATTATCTTGTTTAGAAGAAAATCAAGAAATATTGATGTATATGGATGATAAAAAAGATAAATTATATATTAATTTTGAAAATGATAAGAAATATAAAAAAACATTTGAATTGCCATTAATGGATTTGGATTATGATATGGTGGAAATACCTTTAAGCGAATATGATTGCGATATAAATATTAAGACGAATGAATTTGTTAAACTGATAAATCAGTTAAAATTATTTGGTAAAAATGTTAATATAAATTGTACACCAAATGGTATAAAATTACAAGGTTATGGAGAATTTGGAAAAATGAAAGTAGAAATACAAGAAAAAGATATTATAAAATATGCTTATTCTGAAGATATTGATATAAAACAAGAATATAATTTGGACTTTATAGATAAGATGTGTAAATTTGAAAAAATATCGGATGAAATTTTTATTCATTTCGATGACAATAAACCAATGGTTATTGTATATCCAATTGAAAAAATAACAGAGGAAGAAGAAGTTGAAGATATGGAGCAATTATTAGAACGATCGTATTTAAGATTAATTTTAGCCCCAAAAGTAGATGATTAATTCGGTAAAAAATGAAAAAATGTTTCTAATAAACAATTAACAATGAATTTATTTATAAGTTTTTTCATATTTATGTTAGTATTGTTTTTTTATTTGCATATATATTATCATTTGAAAAAATCAAATGATTTAGATATTTACACAATAGACAATCCTTCAAAAAATCGATTAGAAGAAATATGCAATTTAAGGCAACCAGTTTTATTTAATTACACGAATGAACAATTGTTAGAAAGTCTTAATTTGAATTATTTAGAAAGTAATTATAATGCTTTTGATATTAAAATTCGCAATGTAAAAAATAATGATGACACTAGTGAATTATATGTGCCTTTTTTATTAAAAGAAGCCTTTAATTTATTCCAAACTGATGTAGAATCTAAATTTATTACTGAAAATAATGAAGATTTTTTGACAGAAACAGGTGTAATAAAAACATTTAAATATAATGATTCTTTTTTGAGACCACCATTGGTAAGTAATTGTAATTATGATTTGTTATCTGGAAGTATAAATTGTACAACCCCATTACGATATAATTTAGATTTTAGAAATTTTTATTTTGTAACTTCAGGCAGTATCACCATTAAATTAATTCCACCAAGAAATTCTAAATATTTATACCAAGAAAATAATTATGAAAATTTTGAATTTATATCTCCTATTAATCCTTGGGATGTTCAAGATAAATATAAAGCTGATTTTAATAAGGTAAAAACATTGGATATTACTTTAAATAAAGGTAATATATTATTTATACCCGCTTATTGGTGGTATTCTATAAAATATGATAAATTATCAAGTATATGTTGTTTTAAATATAAAACATATATGAATAACGTTGCTATATTGCCAGAATTATTGATGTGTGGTTTACAAAAACAAAATATTAAAAGAGAAATAGTACCTTCATTTACAACGGATAAAAAATTGAATGAAGATAAAGAAAATAAAGAAGCAGCAATAGATATATCAAATAATGAAACCAAATAAAATTATTCCAATAAGAGAATGTAGTTGTTGTTATGAATATATAGATATTGAAAAAGAAATGTTTAATTGTCCTAATACAAAATGTACATATGTTTTATGTAAAAATTGTATAATAAATCTTGGAAAAAAAACAAACAGCGATCAATGTCCTGCTTGTAGAATAAAATTACCAATAAATTATAAACCGCTTGAAATTATATCAGAAAGAACACCTCGTCCGAATGTTATAATTATGACACGCCGTACAAATAGAAGAACAATAAATGAATCGTCATCATTTGAAGAAGATTGTGACTATATATGTAATAGTTTTATTAAATTTTGTAATGATTGTGTTAAATTTTGTTGTTCATATATTAAAGAATGTTCTTTGAAATATAAAGATAAATGTATTATTGTATTTCAATCATCAATATTACTAATATTATGGTTTGCTTTAATGATTTGTATACTTATTATAGGTCATATGATTTCTGTTAATTTATACCCATTTATTTATTGTTGTTTGCCATTTGTAGTATCATTTATAATTGGTGGTGCCGTGGGAGTTATGACGTTGTTGTCTATAATGGGATGTATTGGTGGGTGCTGTAAATGTTGCGCAACATTAAATAATGATAATAATATTTATGAGACTAGATTTGTTATGTATTAAAAAATTGATATGATTATTATCTTTTTTTATTAAATAAAAAGACAATATGATTTACAAGATACGAATAAGTAATCGAGATTATACCGATTGGGGTGTTATAGAACAACAATCAACTAAAGAGATAGAAGTTGATGGTATTGAACCAATTAAAAACAAATTATTTAATCAAGATGTATTTACTATGGAAGATAATAGAATGAAGTTGTTGCACTCTACGGCACGTTCTATGAAATGTATTCCTGGCGTTTTATCATTAAAAGATAACAAAACATATGGTAAAAAAGGAAAAAAGTATTATTATAAATGTATTCCGGATGATAAACGTTTGCCAATTTTCTTGATTGCACATAAAAACATTGTTTTGTTTAATAAAGTAAAGAAAAATAAATATATTACATTTAAATTTTTAAAATGGGATTCAAAGTTTCCAATAGGTATGATACAGCATGTAATAGGTGAAGTAGATAATCTAAATAATTTTTATGAATATCAGTTATACTGTAAAAGTCTATATGCTTCTATACAGGATTTTACAAAAAAAACAATGAAAGTATTACGTCAACGGTCAGAAGAAGAATTTGTAGATATAATTAATAAAAAATTCACAAATATACAACAGAGACATAATATAAATATTTTTACAATAGATCCTAAGAGTAGTAAAGATTTTGATGACGCAATAAGTATTCAAGAAAGTGCCAATACATACATAATAAGCATATATATTGCTAATGTGGCTATTTGGTTAGACAGTATGTCTTTATGGGAATCATTTACTCGTAGAGTATCTACAATATATTTACCAGATAGAAAACGCCCAATGTTACCTACTATTTTGTCAGATGGTATTTGTAGTTTGGTTGAAAATAGAAAACGATTTGCGTTAACGATGGACATAACATTGGATAAAAATACAAATGAAATGATTGATTTTGAAATATTAAATACGTGCATTACCGTTAAAAAGAATTTAAGATATGATACAGAAGAAATGGAAAAATACAAAGATTATCACAAAATATTGAATGTTATTAAAATTATGAATACGAAATTTAAATATGTTGAAAATATCAATTCTTGTCACGATCTAATAGCGTATTTAATGATCATAATGAATTATAAATGTGCACAGACATTTGTTGAACATAAAAAAGGATTATTTCGTGGGGCCGAATTAAATAGAAATTTTGTTGTCCCATCAAATGCTTCTACTGGAATTCAAAAATTTTTGAAAATGTGGAATAGTTTTGGAGGTGTATATATGATGTTCCCTAATTTGAAAAGTCATGATATGTTGGATTTGGATGCATATATTCATATAACGAGTCCAATAAGAAGATTGCCCGATCTATTAAATATAATACAAATAATGGACGCATTGGATTTAATTAAAATGAGTGAAAAATCAAAAGAATTTTATACAAGCTGGACAAACGAAAAAAACATTGATTATATTAACCAAACTATAAGATCAATAAGAAAAGTTCAAAATAATTGTTCGTTATTAAATATGTTAACATTAGATAATGATTTAATTAATAAGACATTTAATGGGTATATGTTTGAAAAAATACACAGGAATGATGGATTGTTTCAATATATGGTTTATATCGAAGAATTAAAAATGGTTAAACGATATACTAGCAGACATGATATATTTAATAATAGTACTCAAACATTTAAATTATATATATTCTCAGATGAGGTAAGAGAGAAAAAAAAAATTAGATTGGAATTACTTGTCACAGACATTTAAACCACAAATACCACAATAAAATTTACATATATCATCGTGAGATGCTTCCCAATTTCTTCTCCATTTATGTTTACAAATTTTAAAAATTGTTTTATTGACATTTTTTAATTCTTGTTTGTGTATTTTTAATTCTTTTTCTAATTTGGAGATTTCCTTTTCAATCTTTTTTTTACTGATATTAATATTATGTTTTTCTTTTTGTAATTTTAAAAACTCAGGAGATAAATTAGAAATAATTTCAGTCATTGATATTGATATAAAAAACAATATTTTTATATCAATTTATTAAGTTTCAATGTAAACATACTCATGGACAGGCGGTTCATTGCTATAGTAAAAGTTTTCTAGACATAAATCAAAACATATACCACCACAATTAATAATATAGTATAAACCACATGAAGTCACTAAACAATTTAACATATTATATATTATATATTATTTATATTAAACTTCACTAACTACTGGCTTATTTTTTTTGATAAAATGTTTGTTCATCAATTTTTGCAAATTGAAATACGTAACATCTTCATTTTTGGCTGGTTTCAATAGTTTTTTTAGTTTGTTATCTGGTTTGATTATTTTCCTATTTTCTTTCCATTGTAAATCGTGGTCTTTAATATATTGAATCAAATATTGCGTTACTTCAGTTCTTGCTAGTTTACTATCTTCAGGCTTACCCATAAAACTACACAATTCTTTGGATACTGGTCCACCTACAGCAAATCCAGATGCTTTGCGATTGCCTTTGTTTTTATGTTTTTTTGCTTCTTTTTCATATACCTTCATTTGCTTTTTAACATTTTTTTCTAACACTTTTACTTGATTTTGTAAAGTGGTTATTTGACTTCTAAAAGCAGTAAGAGTAGACAAAATAGTAGAAAATTGTTCTACTAAATTCGAGGTGTTTTCAACATTGGTATGTTCCGTTTTTGTGGACATATTATAAGAACATAACTGTAGTAATCTTTAAATCAATTTAAATATATATTATTTATATAATTTATATGGGAAATATTTGTATAACAGGAATATGTAGTACGGTTTGTCAACCAAAATGGAGTAAATATGATAACAAAACAGAAGAGTTATCGTTTAAAGGACAAAAATTGAAATGTAAAGTAGTATCGGTTTACGATGGGGATACTATGAGAGTTGTGTTTCCTTTAAATGGTAAGATGTATAAGTGGAATTGTAGATTATTGGGAATTGATACGCCAGAATTAAGAACAAAAAATAAACGTGAGAAAGAATTGGCGATAATGGCAAAAGAAAATTTGATAAAGTTAGTATTTAATAAAATTATACACATACATTGTGGTGGTTGGGATAAATATGGAAGATTATTAGTAACGCCTATTACAAAAGAAGAAGGTAATATATGTGGTTGGTTAGTTAAACATAAATACGCAAAATCATATGATGGAGGAAAAAAAAGTTCTTGGAAAAAATAATATTAAACATAAAAAATATGTTAATATATAATGTCAGAGTCAGTTGAAAATACATTAATAGAAGAAGATGAAAACAAAATGAAACGTTTAAATGAACAAATTGAAGATACTTATAAAAAAGCTTTTTTTGATTTATTAGAACAAAAAACAAGATCAGAACCACCTGATTATATTTGGATTGAGAAATTATATGAAGAAATTAGATATAAATTAACAGCTATACTTAAGAAAGGTAGTAGTTTACGCGTAGAAATAGAAGAAAGCATGGATCTTGAAATATTTTCACAAATGATACGTAATAAGGCATTTAATGGTGCAGATTTATATAATTTGGTGAATTATGTATTCGAAAAATGTAAACAATTGGGTTCTCCTGGGAGAGATAAAGATGTAGATAAAAAATTTAATGAATTAATTGATTTGATGAAGAGTGGTGCTGTATTTGCTGAGATTGTACCAGTTTTTATAAAAAACGCAAACGAGTGTATTGATTGGATGTATGAAGATATGAGTGAGTTTTCTAAAAAAGTTTCAAAAAAATAAAAATAAATTGAAATATATTTTAATGATTTATATATGCAATATATAATCAAAATGGAAACACCAAACAATCTAAAATTTAAAGCAATTGTTAAAGGTATCCTATATAGGAAGTATAATTTACCCAATAGTCTCCTTAGTATTAAATGTATATTAAAAAAAGAGACGTTTAATATATGTAAAGAAAATGAAGATGGGAGAATAAATAGTTGCACCGACGAAATTGAAATTATAAAAATACTAGAAGATAAAATGCCGGGTAGAATAATAAGGCCTGGAAAACGAATGTGGTATGACATACTTGTATATGATTATCAATATGATTGGTTGCCTGTAAACATAAAGAGCACAAGAACATCAACATCTGATAACACAGGAAACCTTGCTATGTGTGTATGGGCTTATACGGATGAAAAATTGGATTTAAGAAAAAAAAATACATATAAAAATGGAGACATGAGCAAAATTTTAATAGACAAATTAAAAAAAAAGAAATATAACTATAACAATACAAAAGACTACTATTTTGTAGTTGTTAATAAAGTAAACCCTAATGATATCATAGTGAATTCAATTAAAGGCTTAACAATATTGAGTTCAAACAATAATAATTTGCCATTTCAAGTTTGTTGGAATAAAAATAGGAAATTTACATATAAAAATATTATCAAAAATATAGAAATGCTATTGAACGCTCTTCAAAAACCAAAACCTAGTTGGAAGGAGTCCTTCTTGAATGATGTTAGGAAAATTACATTATAAATAATTATCGGGTATATATGAATTACTAATTTGTCTATGGCCTATTTTGAACCTTCCTGAAAACATAAAGTTACTTTTAAAATCATCACTATTCAAATAAGATATTACATTATCAAGATTAATTTTTTTCTTTGGAATAATAATTATTAATCCACCTCCAAAATAATTGACATTTCCTTTAAACGCAATATTTTTATGTCTTGTTAAATTATAAATATATATACATTCTTTTCCGATATTTTCTTTAATAGTTTTAATATTTCTTGGAGCACCCCATTGAAACCAATTTTGTTCATTAAATTTTTTTATTTTTCTACTCATTAATTCATCCTTGTAACTCAATAAATATTTATTAATTTTTTCATTAGTTGAAGGGAACTCTTCAATAAATATATATTTATCTCGTTTATTTTCACCATTTAATAATTCTATATTTCCATGTTCTTTATTTTTATAAACACTCTCTTTACCTGTAACAAGCCCTACATAAATATCAAAACAATCTTTGAATGAAACATTATTTATATTATTATTTTTGTTAAAAGTAATTAACCCATCATTATTAATAATATAAAGTAGTTCATTATTATACACTACTTGTTTTTTTAATTTATTGTTCTTACAATACCTAAAAACTATAACATCAATAGATGCATTTTCAAATAATTTTTCGTTATGTGGATGATAAATATGAGTAAATGTTCCGTGTGAAATCATATTGTTTAACAATTTTGAAGCACGCGTTAATTTGAAGAAATCTGATGGGATAATAAATATTAATTCACCATTATTTTCAAGTAGGTTATAACATTTTTCAATAAAATCTATATATAAATTTCCTGTTGTTGTTCTTACAAAAGGCGGATTACCTATTATTGTTTTATATTTTTTTTTAATATCTACTTCTATAAAGTCTCCATAAATGACATTTTTGGGAATATCATCTAACATTTTAATTTTAGTGTCAATTTCATACATATCAAATTGTATTTTCTTATTATTATTATATATAATTTGAATTAAATCGCCCTGACCAACAGAAGGTTCTAAAATAACATCGGGATTATTCATTACAAATTCCAAAACTTTATTTTTAAGACCATCATCTTTAGTAAAATACTGTCCCAATTCATGTGTTGTTTTCATATTGTTATTTAAATAATAATTCGTTTTATTTGAAATCAATTTTTGATTAATAATATTATCAACAACTTCTTCTATCTTTCCTTTAACATCTTGACAAGGTATTTTTTTATTTTGATGTTTATTATAGTGGGATTTTTGAGAAAACTCTTTCAAACAGCGTTCGCAAGTATATTTCGGCATTCTATACTATTACTAAATATTTTATTTTTAACTCAATTTTAACTAAAAGAGTTAAATTATACTAAAATATAATTTACTTAAAGTCAGCGTTTTAAATTTCCAAAGGTGTAAACTGTGTGCAAAACAAAAAAATAAAGATAATAATCATTTACAATATACACCATTAAATGAAATTAATCATCCGGGATATCAAAGTAATAATTTTGTCTAGCTAAAAATTACATATTTATTTCTAAAATATATATGTAATCCTCCAATCGAACTATAAAATAAAAACTCACCAAATTTCTTCTCCATTCATATAAGTATTTGAATATATTTAATATATAATAAAAAATTTTTTAATTATATATTATATTTATTGATTTTCTGATTCTTCGCCGTGTTTCATACTCCAATTGCCACCACGACGATTGTCTCTAGGACCTCCACCACGATAACGTCTTTGAGCATTATAATCCTTTTTTCCTCCGGGTCCTGCTCCTGCACCGTGTCCTTCAGAAGCCATTGCTTTTTGCTTGGTTTCGTGTCTAGTTTCGCACATTAGTTTGCCACCATACAATCCAGTAACTTCACCGGCTTGATAGGGATGATCATTATTATCCGAAACACGAAGATGAAAATGAACATATTCACCCTGGACTAAATATTTATACAATTCACCTGTTACATTTACACCGCTGTGATGGGCAAAAACATCTTCTCCTGCTTTATCGCCATCGACAATTGTTACAAACCCGAAACCGGCTTTGTTGTTGAACCACTTTACGCGGCCACTATACTGGGTCTCTTCAGACCAATTGCTTGTATTATCAGTTTTACTACTCATAATTTAATATACATTGCGAATTAGTCTTTATATTCATTTTTCAATTAATATAATTAAGTGTATATGGCAATTAAATTTTTGTTTTTGTTTTCCCCCAATTCACTAGGAATTAATATATTAACATTTTTTTCTTGTATTCTACATAATAAAAGTGCATCATCTTTATCTGAACTATGGTACATGATAATATGATCCGAATTATTTTCATGAAATTTACAGACCTCTGTTATAATTGAACCGGGATCGTAAAAATCCAATTTATTTGTTACTCTATAATTATAAAAAATTTTAACAACATCTTTATAATTTTGAATAGAATGCGGGATATCATAAACAATATTGGGTTTTTTTTTGAATAAATCTTGTATTTTTGACATAATAATGGGTTCCATGTTATAATATACTAAGAAACAATTATTGAGTATGTTTTATTCAAAAAAAATAAAAGTAATATTAATGATGAAAGTTATTTTTTTGGTATTATTATTTATTTTGGTAATACATTTATTTTATAAATATTGTATCTATAAATTAATGCTATCTTTAGGGAAATATGATTTTCCTATTGATGTATCAAATAATGAATTATATAAATGGGATAAATTATATTATGAAAATAAAGACGCGGAAGGTAATTATTATGATAAGGTCGATTATAATAGTAGTAAATGGTGTGTAAATGAAAAATCACACAACGCAATTATTTTACGGCCTAGTTATTTTCATAATACGTATTATTATGAAACGAAAATAATGGATATCAAAAATGATGATGTAATTTTGGATTGTGGATTCGGTAATGGTGATTTTTGTGAATATTTAATGTCAAACTATAAAAATATTACTTATTATGGTATATCCAATTCTAAAACACAGGTAGATTTTGTAAAAAACCGATTCAAAAATAATAAAAATATAAATATCATATTTGATACGTATGATAATTTAAAAAAACATTTTAATAAACCTACTATAAATAAAGTTTTTTTTATAGAGTCTCACGGATACAGTAATAATAGATTGGAATTATTTAAACAAGTTTATAATTTATTACTGCCTGGAGGTAAAATGTATATTAAATCCCCATGTTTTAAACCAAATACAAACAAGAATATTGTTAAAAATAATATATCCGTTTGGGCGTGGAATTGGTCGCTTGTTGATGCGAATTTATATGATATGTATAAGGCAGGATTTTCAAATATAAAATATAAAAATAAAAATTATAGTTCATTATTAATATCGTATTCTATGAAACTTTTTTTAAGTATGATTTATGTTTTATTCAATTTATGTAATGGATATTTATATAAAAAATATAATAAATTTTATACGCTACCAACATATGGGTTGTTTAAAACAGCAATGAACCTAGATATCCTGGTTAGTATTGCAGAAAAATAATTAAACTCTCCAAATATAATTTGGTGCAACTCTATTTTGTTGTTCCATTAATATTAAATTTACTCTATCTTCCTGTGACAATTGTTTTACTTTATTCCAAAAAACACATACAAATTTCGCAATATATAAATTTAACAAACATATAATAGTAGCAAAAACGATTGAAAAACTTACATTATTGGTATCTTCATCTTCATGATTACTATAATATTGTATCATAAATCCTATGGTGATAATTCGTATGAAATTGTTCAAAAATAAATAACTTCCATATACTAATAATGAACAGCTATCATATTTTTTAGCTCCATAATAACCAGAAAAAGCAACGCAAAATGCAATAAAAAAGTAGAAATTATAAAGAGAATAAATTAAAGCAAAAAAGATATCGATCATTGCAAGAACTCTTGTTGTTTTTGAAAGATTATATATACGGAACATTTCTTCAGTTAAATCATTAGGCATGGGCATAGTTATAACATGAGCAGTTACTGTAGTTGGTTCATTTTTTACTACAACAATAGGTGTAGCATTGGATACGCGTTCGTTAACATTCATTACATAAAGTTATATTATTTTTTTAAATGCGTTTAATATATTATTAAATTGAATTAAGTGCTATATAGTATTTATATACAAATGGAATTTCCCGAAGAAATATGGAATTATATAAAAGGGTTTACATTTGATTGGGAACGAAGTCATAAACAAAAATTCAAAAAATGTCTTACATTAAGATTTGGAGTAAAAGTTTATAATTCTTCGTTAGAAATGTATGAAACATGGACGCATTTTCCACCCTGGCAGAATACCAATGATATAATTTTAGATTCGTGGGCGGAAAATGATAGATTGCGTTATGCACCATGCCCTAATTTACCCTTGACAAGTATATGTTGGAACCCAAATGGGACTGGTGGATGGTGGTGTGGATATGGGTGGTCAAAGATAAATTGTAATTATATACAATATAATAAATATAACTCAAATAATTAATGAATTTGTTATTTTTATTTTTATACGGATATATTATATAATGTCAAAAAAATCATCAAAAATGTCATTGCGTAGTTTATCTATTACACCGCAAAAAACAAGAAAGAAAAAAAAGAAAAATCCATTAAAAATAACAGATATAAAATATTTAGATTTGCACGTTGAAGCCGCGTTAGCTCAAAAAAAATCTCAAAAGGAAGCGGAAAGAGCAAATAATAAAAGAAATAATGATATGCGTGAAGAGTTGATAGAATTTATATTTAGAATGAATGATACTCATCCATTTTTAGAAGAAGATACATCGGGGCGTTGGGAACATTGGTTTAAACAAAGTTTAAAAATAAAAAAAGAATTGCAAGCAATGTATAAATTAGAAACCGGAGAAAAAGAAGATGGTAAATTTCATATTCGACAGCGAGGTGGTAGTTATTACAAATATGATTTTGCTGTCCGAATTAGTAATAAAAATAATACAAAACGTACTTTTATACCTTTAGAATATAAACATCAAAGTTCCTTGGGAAAATTACCACAATTTTATCAAAAAGGAAATGTCGCTAAACCATTTTTTTCATATCCATATCACGAATATTATTTCGATAAAGGATTGCCAGAAGTAAATAAAGTTATAGGTGTGGATCTAACATTAGATGAAACACATAAAAAGACATATTCAACTGCTATTGGTAAATCTGTATGGACCGTCGAAGATTGGGATACAATAAAAAGTGATGCGGGATATACCAAATCATCTCCAGTTAACAAACAATTAAAATTTTTAAGAGAAAATTATGAACTATCGCCTAAGGGAAAATCTGAATCGTATAAAAAAAGACAAAAGGTTGTAACTAAAACAATATGTGATTATTTAAAATTAATGAAAGAATCTAATTTTATTAATTTAGATTTAATTAATGAAGTAGAAGGTATATTATTAGAATCACAAAAACCATTGGATCACAACAAAGTTCCAAAGGATAAAATATATATGTTGTGTGAATATAAAAACGGGGTGTTGTCTTGGAAAACCGCCCAGTATGATAAAGATGATTATAAATTAATAAAAGATCCTCAAAAGGTAGTAGTTGATCCCGAAAATTTATTGTTCCCAACAAAATCAGGTAAATATGTAAGTATTCGGTTGAGATGGCAAAATGTTTCTGGTATGTGTAATCCAACTTGGCAATTTAAATTAAAAGAACCTAAAAAACCAAAAAAAACGAAAAAAAGAAAATCATCTTCCAATAATAACACGAGAAAATCAAGGTCCGGACCAACTGTAAAAAAATTAAAAACAATAGCAAAAGAAAACGGCATTACAGGAATAAGTAAACTTAAAAAAAGTGAATTAATAGAACGATTAACAAGTAATAATATACAATTTAAATAAATATAGGTAAATAATTTTCTAATTCGGTTTTTGATAGTATACCATTTGCTAAAAATTTTTCACACCATTCTTCTGTTCTTTTATCTTTAATACTATCCGCAATTTTGTGTATTAATAATAAACCTTCTTCATTTGTTTTATCTGGAAAATAAATAACATTGGTATGATTTTCACACGTGAATGCTTCATTTTTTGGATCCATTATAATATAATTAAATTCAAACTTTGTTCCTTTACTACCAAATCCTCTATTGAAAATTAAACACGGTTTGGGGAAAGACTTGTATTTTTCGTGTTTGATATATTGTTTTTTATTGTTTGACATATTATGTTTTTTTACAAACGCGTTGTTTATAATGTTTTGCGTATATACCAATAATAATCCATCTTCATTTTCATTTACTAATTTATCTTTATGTTGATTCCATACAACTGGTCCAGTCAATACTTTTCCTTTTAAATCCGAAATATTACGACAATTTTGTGTAAGTTCTTTTAATCGTTCATTATGAATATTGTAAAATAATTTGTTTTTATAGTTAAATTCATATTTTTTTTCGCGACATGATTTTTGAAATATAAATAATACCGCTTCTTGTGATGTTTTCATAAATTTACCATTGGATAATTTATGTAATAATTTGATAGAACCCTGACGCTGTATTTCATTTCGTAGCAATTCAAAATATTTACTACTTTGCCAGGATGGTGGTATGATAAACGCAATAATACCATCTTTATTTAAGTATTCAATGGACTTAAGAATAAATAACGAATAAATGTTTGTTCTACCATCAAACCATTTTCTATATAAATTATAATATTTACTAGTCTTTTTTAATTCAAAATATGGAGGATTGCCAATAATTATATCGAATTTTTTATCGAATAAATTAGGTTTCAGGAAGTCATCATTTATAATGGTAGTGTTTAATTGATTGGAAATGTTAAACAATTCTTCATCTAATTCAACTCCTGTAATATTATAAGAAACCTTATATAGTAATAAATCTCTTATAAATTCACCAGAACCACAGGATGGTTCTAATATTTCACAATTTTTTTTTATATAAGGTTTAATAGCATTTGTTGCTATATCTCGAAATGTTTTTGGAGTAAAATAAATACCATTTTCTTTTAAAAACTTTGTATCTTTTGATTTTGTGTATTTCACTGAAATATCATTAAATTCTGTCATATAAATTTAATTATAAATATTAATTTAAATTTATATCAATTTTCTTAAGATATGGTTAAATCTATTCTCCAAATACCAGCATCTAAAATACCAGTTGTATCATTCATATATACAAACATACTTGCAGGGAAAATTTGATTTAAAATAGCTTGGAAAGCGGCATTTGATACTGCATCATTTAATAATTTGGATCTCATTTTCAAATATAATGTAATAGTGTCGCCAGCAGCGAAAGGAATGCTTTTTGGAGATGTTACGTCATCAACACCTGAAAATCTTGTAACATCAGCAGCAATCATCTGTTCAAACATTGATTGTAATATTTCACTTCTTTTTCCAACGGTTCCATCAGTAACTAAACCATCTCCTAATTTTGTTATTAAACGATTGGCAATATCACAATCTGCGGCCGTTTCACCATCTATTTGATTCTTGAAAATAGTATCATTTTTAATCATAGCTTGACCCAAAGGATGTCCGGATAAATGAGTTGAAGTATAACGCAATAAAACTTCTCCTAAACTATGACCAGAAGCACCAGTAATTGCGTCGGCATAATCTTGATTATTTTTCTTTTTCACTTTACTATGTGTTACATCATGTTTTACATTTGCGTCACCTTCATTGCATAAATCTTTGTGTAATCCATTGGTTAATGCTGTTTTCGCTGCAGCGGAACCTAATGTAAATAATGGAATACTGTCTTCAATGTTTATTATATTACCTTCACCCTCAGTTCCTGTTCCAATCGATTCACCATTATAATAATATAATGTTTGAACAGTATTTGGGATAATTATTTCAATATATGACCCACTGGTTCCAGCGGTACCATTGCTAACAATACCAGTTGTATATTCTACACCAGTTGTATTACCAACAACATTAATAGTCCCTCCCATTGCCGATGTTTCTGGTGAATAATAGTAATACGTTGAAGCAGCACCGGCATCTACCACCCATGTTAATTTTGCTCCAGTTGTTCCTGGAACACCCGTGACAGTAATTCCAGTGGTATAAGCAGTTCCACTAGCGTGCGTTCCATTATTTGTAGTACTTGCGTTAAATGTATATCCATCTAACGACGGGTCTTTTAAATCAAAAATATATGTTGATACTTTTCTTACAGTAATAGCGACTTGATTTGAACCATCAATAGAAAATTTTTTAGTTCCATTATCATCTACTACTTTTACAATAAATTCTTGTGTAGTTAATCCAGCTCCATGGGTTCCATTGGATGTGGTTGAAAATTGTAACGTTTGATCAGTCATCGAACTATCACCAACATCAAACCGATATCTAACATTAAAACCTAATTGTAAATCTTGATTTGTTCCATTCATTAATAATTCCCCACCACTTCTGGTAACAGTATAATCTTGTACTTCATCAATATATTTAAATTGATTTTTTAATAATGTTGATGTAGTATTTGCGGTGCCTCCACCACAAGTAAATTGATGTCTATAATTATAGTATGAAGTTTCAGTTAATGGTTTTTCTCCAATAACCACGGTGTTGCCACTAACTTCAAATAAAACTGGCAAATGAATACTTGCATGACTCATCTTATATATAATTTAATATATAAAATAATTATGAATAAATCGTTTGATTTGTAGCTATAGATTTTAATAATAAATTAGGGATATTCTTGATTTTTTCTAAAAGAGCAATATTTTCGATTATTTCACATATTTTTTCCAATTCTTTTGCTATGTTACATATTTTCAAAATTGATTTTATAAAATCACCAGTTGACAATCCATATTTTTTCATATAATCATAACATTCGAAACATTTTTGTGGATTATCACTAAGGCACCAGTAATAAATGGAGTTCGCTAAATTATAATGAATATTGTATTTTTCTTCATTATCTAATGTTCTTTCAAATAGTTCTATATCCTTGTATTTATTTAATTTGTTTTCTATTTTTGTTAAACGACTTATGGTTTTATCATATATTTTTACAGGTAAATCTATCTCATTTTTATGATGAATTGTATTTTCATCCGTCAATCTTACATGAGTAAAACAACTTAATAAAATTGCGATTTCAATAGTGTCTAAATCTTCAAATATATTTTCAACTAATAATTCTGAAAATACTAAATTATTAACCTCATTTAGTTGTGACGCCACCTTACCTTTCAATGTTAATTTATTTTCATTATCAATAAACGTATATAGTTTTAATAAATCAGTTAATTTTTTTATTTCATATGGGATATATTCTAATTGTTGTTTAATTTTAATATCTATATATATCTTTTTCTCTTCAACAACCTGTTTTTTTTCTTTTTCCAAATATTCACAATGTTTTTGTATTTCATCCCATAAAAATGATTTTTTAATAAATTCTTCGACATTTGTATTGCCCTGTGAATACAATCTTAATATAATATCAAAATTAATAGGATAATCATAATTAATCACTTGAGCTTTTCCTGATAATATTTCAGAATAAGATTCTGGTGTTAATTCATTGTTTCTGCTATTGAATAAGTTGATTAAATGATACGCATCGCTGTGTGTATCTTTCCCTCTTCTACCACCTCTACCAGCTGCTTGTGTATATTCTGGTGGTGTTAGGAATCTCATACCATTGCCATCAAATTTTTCCAATGATACAAATATTGTTGAGCGAGTTGGCATATTCATACCAATGGCCAATGTTTCTGTGGAAAACAATAATTTAATATATTTTTTGGAAAACAATATTTCAATAATTTCTCTCAATACTTGTATTACTCCACCGTGATGAACCGCAATACCTTTTTCCAATAACTTAATCATATTTTTATATTCTTCCATTTCAACATATTCTTTCCAATTGGGAACTTTATTGATTAGTAATTGTTTTGCTTCTTTCGCAATTGTATGCGGAATAGAACTACCTTTTTCAAATAGCGGAACTTGAATTTTAGTTGCATATTCATCGCATTTTCTTCGTGAAAATATATAACATAAAGCAGGTAATTTATCATTATCAAACATATATTTTACCATTTCATTTATAGCAAAATATTTATTTACGTAGATTTTGTTTTGATAAAGATAATCTAATATTTTTCTGGCTTCTGAAAAATTCTTACCATCAAAATGAGTGGTTTCGCTTTTAACCATAACACCTTTATTGTAAAATTTATCTACCAATTTTATCATTTGCTTGTCCATTTTTTTATAATGTTTATTAGGAAAGGTAAGAAATATATTGTGTTGTAAAGGAACAATCCTTTTTTTATGAATAGATAATAATGTTTTCTTTCTTGTTAATGTTTCGATTTTTCTGGCAAATAATTCAGGATTATTAACAGTGGCTGACAAACCCAATAAAGTAACTGATATTGGTAAGTTTATCAAACTATCTTGCCAGGCAGATCCTCTCATTTTATCATTGATCCAATGTACTTCATCCATACACAATAAACCTAATTCATTTTCAATATCCATTTCAAAATCAAGTTTGATATTTTTTATAGTATCTTTTTGACTTTCCATTCTATCCAATGTATTTCTGAATATTTCTTGTGTCATAAATAAAACATCAGCATGACTATTAATGTTATTATCACCAGTAATCAAACCGAAACTTATATTAGGATATTTATTACTAAAATCATTGTATTTTTCGTTACTTAAAGCTTTAATGGGGGAAGTATAAACTACTTTTTTCCCCATATCTGTAAAATATTTTATACCAAATTCAGCAGGAAGTGTTTTACCACTACCAGTAGGTGCTGAAACAATAGAATTATTACCATTTATTAAATTAGTAATAGATTCTTTTTGCCAGGTAGATAGTTCAAAAGGAAATTGTTTGTAATATTGTTGGTATTCCATTATAGATTATCATAAAAAAATTTTTTAAAATAGTTTTCAATTTTATTAATAATTATACCAATGGACATATGATAGAGTTACCTTCCCAATCGTAATATGGAGCTTCTATTTCTCTGTTTGCTATCACGACAATACCCCAAATCCATAATACGGTGACAGCCAATGACAATAAAGAACTGCCACATTTTGTCCCGGCTTGAGTCGCACTCACCTTTTCGTTTTCATTCGCCATACAATTACAACATATCCCACAACAACAAATACTAAGACAACCCCCAAACATTAATCCCATATATGTTGAAAATATATCCCATCGTCCAATATTTCCAAAACCTGAACCGAATACTCCTGTTATTGGAATACCCTGTAATATCATTGCGGGGATAAATTCTTTTCCTGCCGGTTCACATTTTGAATTATATTTATCCCACTTCCAACAATCTATGGGATGACATCCGCCTGTTTTTTCAATAAATTTTAAACATTCAGTGTTTGGACATATACAATCCGTTTTATTCGTACCTTCTTTGCAGGGTATTTTATCATTTATGGATTCTGTAAGTTCAAGGCCTCTCATTGTTTTTGCTCCAACCATTGGAGAAATAAACGACCAAAAGATTAATTGTGTGATTACGCCCATAGCTAAAATGTACATTGTGTTTTTCATTTGTGTATTCATGTTGATATTGTCTGAATAAAAAAATGAAAACCGTTTTCAATTTTTTATTTTTATTTTTTATAGTTGCGCGAATGTTGATCCTACAATAACACCTAGTAATCTGTCTCTATCATTATCATTACCATACAAACAAGTATGTATAGGAATTAGTAATCCTAACGCTACAATTATAGTAACCGTCAGTTTATGTAGAAATGTTAACTTAATATATTTTAATTCTTTAATTTTAATTTCAATACATTGTGGCGATTTTTGCTGTGGGAAATCAAACAAACGAGTATCAATGATTTGTTTGTTATATTTTATAAATTTATCTTTATTGTTAGTGTTACCGCGTCTTTTACTCATGGTTCGAGTAACATATCCAAGGATGAATCCATTTTGATATGTGTTAGCATTGACGTATGCGAATAACGTTAAAAACGTAATAATAAATAATGTGGTTTTCCTCATATTTGTTGTTGTTGTTGTTGTTGGTTAATTAACATATAAGAAAATATTTTTCACAATCAATTTTTTACATATCTTGAGAATCATTTTTATTACTTCTTTTTAATTTTCGCCAATGATATATAATTGTACCTTCATAACTGTCTCTTCTATCGTCAAGATTTCCTAAAGGTGTTATTCTATTTAATCTATACCCATTATTAACCATTTCTTTGCAATATTTTTCGTGTTTTTCAGCATTTTTACCACATTCACCAGTTTCACTAAAGTATAAAAATTTTATGATTTCATTATCATTGTTATCACTCATTATAAATATAGCAATTAAAAAATTTTATATTTATAAATTTGATATTTTATTCAAACATAGATCTCATCCATACCATTAGCGGTTATTCTTATTAAGATAATTTTGTGCAACATGTATGGCAAATCTTTCTTTATAAAATTTACTATCAATGTCAGTCTGCGGTTCATCTTCATATTCCATCACAATTTCTTCTGGATTTTCTACATCTTTATTTTCATCATATAAAGGTGGGCTTTTTCTAAAAACATTTTTTTTAATTTCCGTTTGAATTTTCCTCATCATAAATCCAATACAATAGTAACCCCAACCTTTATTTAATACTAAATTTCGAATTTCTTTTAATCCATCAGCTTCTTCATAATTCCAATAATATTCGGGACCTCCTTCTTGTGTGCAACACCACATATGCCCTTTGCCTTTAGGAGGACCTTTCATAAACATAGAAATAATACCTTGTTTATTTTCATGATTATTAATATATTTAATAATAAAATTTAAATCTTGTTGTGCTTTTTCTTCTGTAATTGTCATAGTTATAATTTATACATAAGCTTTAAAATCATTTCAATTTATTTTTATTTACTTATAATATATGGGAAATAAACGGTTTGATTATAAGAAATATAATAAAGATAAAAAAAAAGCCAGGGATTTTTTTAATAAATTATTCGGAAAAGCTAATGAGGCAGGTAATTCAGAAAAGATGAAAGGAGAAGCAAAAAAACGGAAAGAAGAGACCGAATTAATTTGGGGGGTTTTAACATTCATTATTCTATTGGTGGTTGTATTAAATAATACACTATTTTCGGATAAATCAAATAGAGGAATCACATTAATGCCTAGAGAAGTAAAAATAACCGGTGAAGTTTTGGGAATAGCTTTTATATTCTTCTTATTTGTTTATATTATAATTGCTATGTTGAGATAATTATTCATCTTCAATAGTAGTTTTTATTTTTGATACTATTGATGTTGGTTTTCTATTAATATATTCACATAATGGAAATATATGTCTATTTTTATAATGTTTATCTTTTTTATTATCTAATAACGCAACAATCTTATATAATACTTTTTCATCATCTTCATTGTATTCATACTTAAGCATGAATACTAGTAATCCTTCTAATGTGGTGTGTGTATTTTTTATAATCCATTTTTTTTTTGAATGGACTATAATATCATGTATTTTCATACCTTTTAAAATGGATCTACCATAGTTCCATTCATCTTTACTAATATCATTTATTGGGGAAGTAGGACGCATTGTTGGTTCTATTATTTCTTCTATTGACATATTTATTACATTAAAAAAGTTTATATTTTTTTAATTCAATTTTATTTAATGATGTGTTGCCCACGTCGTATTGTCAAATGATGTATAATGTTCAGTAGTAGTTCCTATATGTTTTGGAGGAGTTTTGCATATATGAAATTTTTTTATAGGATTGTATGGATTATCTTTTCTAAAATTATAAGTAGTTCCATATGTATATACATTATCTCCTTGTTTATTTTCATCACCCCATTGTGTGCGTATATGGTATTTTTGATTATGATGTAATGTAAATTTACAATTATATTTTTTATCTCTATATTCAAATGCTTTTACTTTTACACTCCATTTTTTTTGCTCTTCATTGTTATATTCTATTATTTTGACTACCGGACCTACTGTTTCGTATGATTTTGCCCCGTTGTCTAATCCACACGAGCTATAACCACCCGCGTAAGCAGTTAAATAAATTTGTTGTTTTATTACTTCTGATTCTTCTTCTTCTTCCTTAATTTTAATTTCATCATCATATCTATTTTTATCTCTCTGTGCCATTAAATCAAATGGGGCTTTTTCTTCATCTGATAAATTTTTCCAGTTTTTAAGGTAATATTGAAACGCGCTTGTCGGTTTTATTATTTGTTTAGATTCCATTGTGTTTTATATTTTATAATAAAAAATATTTTTTAAAATCAATTTTTTAAAATAGTTTAAAACTAAATTTATAATTTATTCAATGGAAAAACCAGATTATTTTCAATGTAATCCTTTATTTGCTTATTATAAAGATAAAATACCAACCACAAGGAATGATGAACCTTATATTGATATTTTTACAAATGAAATACGATGGAGAACAATAACGGTGCCTTCAAAAATATATTTAAATAATAAACGCATAGTTGATTACACATATATTACCAATTGGCCAAACTTATTCAAAAAATAATATCACTAATAATTAATGAGTAATATTATTAATAAAATTATGAAAATTCCAGAACCAGTAAGACAAGGTATGTTTTTTGGTTTAAATAGTGGAGTTATAACAACGACTGGATTGATTGCTGGTATTGCACAAACATTTTCAAACCCGTTATATATAATAATATCAATAGTATCTTTAGCTATATCAGATGGTTTTTCGGAGGCATATGGTTTGTATATTTCAAAAAAAGCTGAAAAAATAAGTGATGATTCAACAAATCCATTTTATTCCTTTGTTTCTTTATTAATCACAAAAGCATTGATAGTTTTATCGTTTTTAATTCCGTTTATATTTTCAAAGAAACTAACTTATTTTAAGAATTTGTCCTGGCCATTTTTATGGGGAGCTTTCTTATTATTTATTCTTGATTATCATTTGAGTGGAATAAGAGATGATAATTTTTTTTATTATTATATTCCTCATATAGTTATTTTATTTGTCGTAATGGGATTGAGTAAGTGGTTTTCTAAGATGATAATGAAATTGGAATAGGTTTCCATTTTTTAATCTCATCAAATATGTTACTTGAAAAACACTGATCGTAACTATTTTGAGGAAAGAAATCAATTTCATGTAAATGTAAATATTCTAAGCTGTCTATATCTAATTCTTTTGTCATTTCTTGAATGGACTTATTATGTGCAAATAATTCTTTTTTAGTTTTTATTGCAATGCCTAATTCACATATATCGATTACAGGTGGAGAAGGTATACGTATATGTATTTCTTTTACTCCACATTTTTTTAAATTATCTATAATACTTTTAATTACATTGCCGCGGACAATAGAATCATCCACTATTATTATCTTTTGATTTTTAAGTTTATCTTTATCATAAATGAATTTTTTTTTACATTCGTCTATTCTATTTTCTTGTGTTGGTAGAATAAATGTTCGACCTATATTTGTATTTTTACAAATTAATTGTTGATATTTTAATTTCATATATTTCGCGTATTCTTTTCCATACGAAATTCCGGTTTGAGGTATTCCAATGACAATATATCCTCTATCTTGTATTTTTTCCTTTTTTGCTAATAAATAACCTAAATATTTTCTAACATTTTTAACATAATAACCATCAACAAAACTATTTTCAGATGAAAAATAATATAATTCAAAACTACACAATGATAGTTGAGCCAGCGGATGTTGGTATATAGTTTTTAGTTTATTTTCACTTATCTTAATAATTTCACCAGGCTTTACATCACGCAAATAACTATTATGTGGAATACCACAACTTTCAGAACTAATAAACCAATTATCTTTAGTTTCTCCAATACACATAGGTCTAATGCCAAAACGATCGCGAATAATATACATAGAATTATTATGTATTATAATTAAACAATAAGCAGCCGGAACATTATCTATGATATATTTTAATTTTTCTTCAAATGTACCTTTATGGGCGTGGATTAAGTTAAATAAATAAGATGTATCATGTGTTTTACACCCTTGAAGATTTAAAACGCCGTTTTTTCAATATATTTATTCATAATATATATATTGAATGCCCTCACATAAAAGCGAAGATTATAAGATTACTGCTGTTAAATACTTTTTGGAAAATAAAAGTTCCTATGTAAATACCTGTAAAATATTCAAATGTAGTGAAAGAAGTTTGAAACGATGGATTGAAAAATACAAAACTCAATATAATATTACACGAACCAATCGTCCCGCTATTTCCTATAAAATTACACAAGAACAGGTGAAAGATGCTTTACAATTACTCAAAGAAAACGAACAGATTACGATGAACGAACTTCAATATCAACTACAAAAGAAACATAAAACATTAGATATTTCACAACAACATCTCGGCACAATTCTACGAGAAAATAACAAAACACGGAAACGAACACGCCATTCACATTTTCCAATTATAAGGTATAAGAAACCGATTTTCAAACAAACTGAATTGAGTAAGTTTTATAGTGGGATTAGTAAGCATCCAATAAATAAAATTATCAGTATTGATGAAACTGCTATACGTCCGGTTATGATGAACGAATATTCCAGATGTGAATTAGGTAAGCGGTGCGTATTCAAAACAAACGATACATTTATGTTTCGCAAATATACATTATTAGTAGCAATCAGCAACACTAAATGTATTGGTTGGACTATGTTTGAAAAGGGTGCTATGAATAAGGAGCGATTTGTTGAGTTTATGAAAGAATACATATTTAGAAAATACAAAGACCATCTAATCGTTATGGATAATGCTGGGGGACACAGAAACAAGTATGTATGGGACGCTATTACCGAAAGTGGTAATCAATATTTACATTCCGTTCCATATACACCGATCACCAATCCCATAGAAGCGTTCTTTAACCAAGTCAAACATTATCTCAAACAGAATAAGAGTGTATTACGATATAATGAACTGAATAAATCGGTAGAGAACGCAATCGCAAAAGTAAAACCTGAAAACTATAATAATTATTTCAACTATGCTTATGATAAAGAACAATTCAAACTACCATCAATACGTTCAACACGTAGGAGAACGTTGAAGAAATATAAAAAAGGATAATAACATAAAAAACAAAATCATACCATCAAAATATCAATATGCACAATCATAAAACAACTTCATATTTATAAAATAATATAATTGGTCAAAGGTGTAACAAGCGACCTAAATATTATAGCATACATTATTATTGCATATATATGAACTTGATATG